ATTCACAATGAGAAATTGGGAACAGCTATTGCAGAAACAGTTGTCTCTCATATGCTACAAAAAGGATTAATAACATACGGAGAAACAGATGAGTTTTTGGGCGAACAAACTTAATGGTGAGCCAGTAAAGCAGAACACTGTCCCTTCAAGGGATATGTTTGCTGTCTATAATTCACCCACAATACCCCAGCAAGCTCCTCAGACTCCCAGTATCCCTAACCAGGAATACACACCAAGCGTCCGCCTGAAGGAGGGTGGACGTTGTCCTGGTTGTGGTAGTGATAAGTATCTGATCCACGGATCATATGCTATTGCCTGTGGAGAATGCGGATATCACCCACGATTTGAACAGTCTGGCTATGGAGAAAGAAGTCTCCAGACAAAGCCAGGAGAAGCTAAAGCCGCGCGTCAGTCTGGAGACAGTCAGACAATGCAGAGCGCAATCGCTACCCTTAATGCCGGTGGCGGAGACCATATCAATTCATAAATCTACTCATCCCAGCGGAGTAATAAAACGTGTCTAATTCCATGAGCCCATATCAGTCCTTTATTGCAATCTCTCGTTATGCCCGCTGGGATGATGAGAAACAACGTAGAGAGTATTGGGAGGAAAGTGCAGACAGATATCTGACTTTCCTTTCAGAACATACACTGAAGAATTACCAGTACGATTTGGCTGAGATTATGCCTCAGCTACGAGAGAACTTTATTGGACTAGAGGCTATGGGTTCTATGCGTGCCCTGATGACTGCTGGTCCTGCCCTTGAGCGTTCCAATATCGCAGGATACAACTGTTCTTATCTGCCTATTGATAATGTTGTTGCTTTTGATGAACTCCTTTACATCCTTATGAATGGAACTGGAGTTGGCTTCTCTGTTGAGAAAGTATATGTAGACAAGCTGCCTGTTGTTGCCAAGCCTCACCGTTCCGCTACCTTCGTTGACGTAGAGGACTCCAAGGAGGGTTGGGCAAAGGCTCTGAGAGAGGTTATCCAGGCTCTGTACAAGGGTCAGAAGGTCATATGGGATGTCCGTGCTGTTCGCCCCGCAGGCAGCCGTCTGAAGACGTTTGGAGGGCGTTCCAGCGGTCCTGAACCACTGGTTGAACTCTTCCAGTTCGTGACTGAGATCTTCCAGAATGCTGGTGGACGTAAGTTGAAGACGATTGAGGTATTTGATATCGTCTGCAAGATTGCATCCGTTGTAGTAGTAGGTGGAGTAAGACGCTCTGCTCTTATTGCATTGACTGATCTAGATGACAAGTCTCTAGCTACAGCCAAGTCAGGGGAATGGTATATCGATCACCCTTACCGTGGACTGGCTAATGTCTCCGCTGTTTACAATGGTCGTCCAACTCAGTCACAATTCATGCAGGAATGGAAGAATATCTATGACTCTAAGTCTGGAGAGAGAGGCATTTTCAATAGAGAAGCTTCTCAGAAGCAGGCAGCCAAGTATGGAAGACGAGTGGAGAACCTTGATTATGGAACGAATCCTTGCAGTGAAATTATCCTCCGCCCATACCAGTTCTGTAACCTCTCCACCGTTGTTGTCAAGCCTGACGATTCACTAGATGATCTGCTGGATAAGATTGAGATAGCTACTATCTTCGGTACTATTCAGTCCACCCTTACAGACTTCAGTTATCTCCGTCCTATTTGGAGACAGAATACAGAAGAGGAAAGACTTCTAGGTGTCTCTATGACAGGACAGCTAGGTCATGCTGTTCTGAATGGTTCCAAGGGTTCTGAGCAAAGAGACAAGTGGCTTGACGCTCTCCGTATCTATGCTGTACAAGTTAATCAGGACATGGCTGCACTGCTTGGCATCTCTGCGTCCGCTGCTGTAACCTGTGTGAAGCCAGAAGGAACTACTTCTCAGTTGGCTAACGCTGCGTCAGGTATGCACGCGTGGCATGCTAAGTACTATGTACGTCGTGTTCGTGGAGACAAGAAAGATCCTCTGTCTAGACTGATGCAGGATGCTGGTGTACCTTGTGAGGACGACGTAATGAATCCATCCGCAGTAGTCTTTTCATTTCCTGTGAAGGCTCCTGATGATGCTATTACTCGTACTGATCTGACAGCTATTAAGCATCTTGATTTGTGGCTGGCATATCAGCAGCACTTTACAGAGCACAAGCCTTCTGTTACGATCACCGTGAAAGAAGATGAGTGGCTGGAGACAGCCGCTTGGGTATGGAAGAACTTCGATGAGCTATCTGGAGTAGCATTCCTTCCGTACTCTGACCACGTGTATCAGCAAGCTCCTTATGAGGACTTGACGGAAGAGCAGTACCATGAGATGGTTGCTGCCATGCCAAAGGAAATCCCTTGGGAGGACCTGAGCTGGTACGAGTTGTATGATCAGACCGTAGGTACACAATCGCTAGCCTGCACGGCTGATGGTGGCTGTGAGGTAGTTGACCTAGTAGCAGCATAGGAGTACAGTGAACGCAGATGAGCTTGTAGAAGTTTGGGCTCTTGGAGAGTACAAGAGCAAGTACCGTTACTATTCAGATACTTCATATTTCCACAAGTACAACCATCTGATAATGTGTCCGACAGTAAAGGCTACTCCCGTCCGAATGGGCTGGGAATGTGGCTGCTACTCTGAGTACACACGAGATGATGGTTTTGAAACTGCATTCACTATCTCGTGTGCTTGTGGAGTAGAAGACTTCTTCCGACTGTCTAAGGGTGAATGGGATCTCCCTGAAATTCTGAAGCAGATGGAAGAATATGAGAGCACACAGTTCTGTCCCTACTGGAATGAGGAAGACTAATGCTTGAAGCGTGGAAGTCTGCTTGGGAAGAGATGTCGGATAACTTCTATGAGAATTGGCAGACGATTGTCTTCCATCTCTATACCCTCCAATACGTAATGGCTACGGGTGATCTGACCGTTTGGGAGCAAGATGTCTGATCGACATGGAATGGGCGCACAGGTTCTTCATGAGCTGTACGAACGGGACATGGGAATCTGTCAGGTATGCTTCCGCTATGCGGATATCCGAGACTGTAACGTAGACCATGTCATTCCCGCTGCTGATGGTGGGACGAGTGATATGGATAACCTTCAACTCACGCATTACTGGTGCAATACCATTAAGGCGGACAACAAGGGAAAGATTAACTTCAACGCCTATTGGTACCAGAAGCCCACAAAGCGACAGCTTCAGGCAGTTGATCGTAGGGCTTGACCGATGTCAGTAGGGCCTGATAGAGTAACTTCTATCAGGCCCTACGCTATTTTGGGAGATAGATTGAACGACGAATTAAAGTCTTTTATGGCCAAGATGAATAAGCAATTAGAGAAGGATGGGAAGCCCCTTCTATTCACAGCATCTTCTATGCCTGTGATTAAGAAGTTCACTTCTGGTCTTCTCGCACTAGACGTAGCGTTAGGCGGAGGTTGGCCCGGAAATAAGTGGGTTGAGATTTACGGTAAGGAATCCAACGGTAAGACCAGCATCATTCTGAGAACTATTGCAGCTAATCAGGCATTGAATCCTGATTTCATGACGTTCTGGGTTGCCTCTGAGTATTTCGATCCTGCGTGGGCTACACAGAATGGTGTAGATGTTTCAAAGGTAATTGTGTTTGACACTAATAACATGGAGACTGCTTACCAGATGGTAATTGATGCAGCAGCCTCACATCAATTTGATTGCCTTGTGATTGACTCCTACCCGGCTATGGCGGCGGGAGAAGAAATTGATAAGGCCATGGATCAGAACTCTATGGCACTAGGAGCTAGACGTACCGGTCAGTTCTTCCGTAAGATTGAGGGACATTATTCTCAGGACCGACCATATATTGGTTTCTTTGTTAATCAGTTACGTGATGCAATCGGGTCTTTCTCACCATATGGCACGCCGACGACAACGCCAGGAGGAAAGGCAAAGAATTACTTCTTCTACCAGCGTGTACTTATCTCCAGAGATGAATTCATTGAGGAGAAGGTGGAAGGACAGGGTAAGGTAAAGGTTGGACAGACTAACAAGTACCTGCTAGAAAAGAACAAGGCTGCGGCTCCTAAGTCTGTAGCTATGGGAGACTTCTACTTCCTGGATTCTGAAAAGGGATTCCATGCTGGTGAGTTTGATACTACAAAGGACATCATTACTATGGCTGTCCTCTTCAAGGTCATCAAGCGTGCTGGTGCCTGGTTCAGCTACACCACACTTGACGGAGAAGAGTTTAAGTGGCAGGGTAGAGATCCGATGGTGGAAGACATTCGTAGTAATCTAGACCTTAAGGAAGAAATCTTCGCTAAGACTCTAGAAATTGCTACGAATAAGGAATAACTATGGCTATTACTGGTGCTAAGACCATCATTGTTACAGGAAAGTACGTAAATTTCATCAGTGGCGCTGGTGAGAACGGTACAGTACAGTTCATTCCATCCATGCCCAGTCTGTCTGATGCCGCAGACAATCAGTTCTTGACAATTCCCCCGTTTGTTGCTGTACTTCCAGGGACAATCGGGGGAACCCCGAACAGTAGTGGTCCGGGTACCTTCAGCATCACGTTGCCATGTACAGACAACAACGAGTTGCACCCTGAAGGATTTACCTATACCATCATCGAACGCGTTACCAACATGGCGAACCGCACTACTAAGGGAGTCTTGATTCCCAGCACGCTAGGTAGTACAGTGGACCTAACAGACGTACTCGCCCCGTACTTGGGATAAATACTACAAGGGAGACAGCAATGACAATGACGACCGATGAGGCAATGAACCGTGCGCGTGTTGAGTTCGCTAAGTACCAGCTTCTTTTCCTGGAGCAGGAGCGACTGAACCCTGACCTTTCTTTTGATGAGGTTCAGGTGCTGGTTGACTATGACCACCCGATCTTTGAGGATGAGGAAGACCAGGCTAGTTATGACACGGCCGCAATGATCGTTGCTTTCGAAGTCATCATGTCTGTTCTTTAATTAGGAGGATTACATGGAGTTCAAGCCCTGGCCTAGCATCCCTCGTATGTCGAAGGAGCAGGTTACTGTAACTGAGAAGATCGATGGCTCGAATTCAGCGGTTCGTATTCGTCCATTCAATATCGATGATGACCGTATCGATCAGGTTGATACAGTCTCTATCGATGGTGAGAAGTACACTCTGTGGGCACAGTCCCGTAAGCGTCTCCTTCAGCCTGTAAAGGAAAAGGACAACTTTGGATTTGCTCGTTGGGTCTACGACAATGCTCCTGCACTTGTTCGTGTGCTTGGTCCTGGTGACCACTATGGCGAGTGGTGGGGAAGCGGCATTCAGCGGTCCTACGGGCTGTCTGAGAAGCGTTTCAGCCTCTTCAATGCTCCTCGTTGGTCTGAGGTTCTGAGTCCCACAGAAGCGCTCTCAGAGGTTTCTAACCTGTACATCGTTCCACTGCTCTTCAAGGGTAGGTTCTACGATCTCGACACCAAGTCTCTTCGTGATGATCTGGTGGAGAACGGCTCGAAGGTTGTCCCTGGCTTCAAGTCAGAAGGCATGGTAGTGTACCTTCGAGAGGTCAACGCGAGTTACAAGGTTCTCTTGGAGAACGACGAAATCCACAAGTGGGAGACAAAGTAGTTGCTTGTCTCGTCATCCTCTAGTAGGATGGCGTGGCTGGTCACTACTAGGAGTAAAAATGACGAACATGCGTAAGGTTGCTGCGGCTACTCTGGCGGCTGTTACCTTGGGTATTACTGCAACTGCTTGTAGCAGCGAGGCTGATACAGCGTCAAGCAATGTGTCAAAGGCTGCTGATAACTTCCAGGTCAACCGTCGAATTGTTGTGATCAACGGCATCACTGACAAGTACCTGCTTGTTATCACGGGAGCCTGTTCTATCAATACGGATGACCCTCACAAGCTTGTGACCACATGCAAGACTGGTCCTGGTCAGTACAAGAAGTTCTATGCTGGACTGGCCAACAACGTTACGTGGACTGTGGAGCAGGGTTCTTCTGTTAAGGTGAGCGGATACCACTACAAGGTGATCTTCCGTCCGTCTACTCTTGTTCCTGACATCGATTTCAACTAAGATCCTCAGCCAGTACCTGAACAATGGGTACTGGCTTGAGGCAGTAGAAAATCCATTCCAATTAGGAGGCAATAAATGCTTATCACTGGTGCTTACATCGCGGGCGGAATCATTTACGCGATTGGTTTCTTCACCTCTCTGTCTGACGTTCTGGACAACGGTAAGAGCCTGAAGGAGTACCGCGAGAAGTATGGGCACGACCTTGGTCTGATCGCGTGTGGTTTCTCTCGTGGTTTCGTGACCGTTGGTTGGCCTGCATTCGGTGGCATCAAGTTTGGTGTGGGTATTGTTCGGGATGCTATCCGTCTGGTCCTTGGTAAGAAGCCGAAGGTTGTTGAGAAGTAATGGCTTCAACTTGTCCATTATGTGACAAGAAATTCAAAACGGATAAAGAACTCTACGCGCACATGCCTAAGTGTTCTTATCCAAAAGATAAAAGGAAAGAAAAGAAATAAGTGGCTGATGTAAAAGACAGCCAGAGGCAGGAACGCCGTCTAGCCATAGCGCTAGGCGGCTCTGTCAATTCTGGTTCAGGTAATGGTTGGGTTCGTAAGGGTGACGTGAGAACGGAGGAAGAACTATTCGAATTGAAGATTACCAGTGCCAAATCCTATTCCCTTAAAGACGCAGAGCTTGAGAAGAATGCGGAACAAGCGCTGATAGATGGACGTATTCCAGTCTTTATGGTAGAGTTCAAGACCACTGGTAACGCATGGGTAATAATGTCGAAAGATGATTACCTGACTCTTAGGGAAGAAGCAAGTATTGGTAATGAAATTACGTAGTGTTGCTCCTCAATGGTTTCACGATGATCCAAAGAAGACAGCCAAATGTGTGTCCTTTCCCGCTACTGCGGATTATGACCCTTGGTATGGAGAGTCGGATGATCCTGATGCTGTAGACGAGACAGAAGACGCAAAGAATATCTGCTTAGGCACGTACGATGGACGACCGTGCCCCTTAAAGGAACTCTGCTTAGAATTCGCTATGGTCAATAACGAACGCTGGGGAGTCTGGGGCGGGATGTCACCTGATGAACGTGCGAAACTGAGAAAGGAAAAGAGAAAGAATTGGCAACCATCAGCAGCGGCTGGGGACCTAAGCTAAAAGGTAACCTAGCTAATTACGCCAATGCTTCTAAGGGAACCGTTCTCTTGGGAGATATTCAAGCCCATATGATTAAGGAAAATGCCAAGCCTTCCACTCGTAGGCAAGACATCGTGCACCCGTCTGAGACGTCGAAAGAAGACTGGTGTCCCCTGGCTACCTACCATCGGATTTTGGCCTGTAGAGAGGCAAACAACCCCTATCTCAAGCCTGCTGAGACCATCGCTCCACAGCTCCTGAACATCTTCGATGAGGGACACAACATCCACGACAAGTGGCAGCGTCGAATCTGGAAGATGGGAGATCTCTGGGGTAACTGGAAGTGTCTGAGATGTGATACCTTCGTCAGATCTGACAACCTTCCTGACAAGTGCCATATATGCGGCATGGGTGTTGAAGGAATGCAGTATCTTGAGGTACCCTTGCGCTATGACCCGCTGTTGATCGCTGGTCATGCAGATGGCGCGGTTCCAAAGCTGAATGCTCTTATCGAGATTAAGTCGGTAGGCGCTGGTACCGTTAGAATGGAAGCACCTGATATATACAAAGCGAATGTTGATGGCTCACATATCAATCTTCAAGGTTTGTGGAAGGACATCAAAGAGCCTTTCCCAAGCCATATCAGACAGGGTCAGCTATATCTAGCTCTTTGTGCTCGAATTGGATTGCCATTTGATCAAATCCTCTTTCTATATGAAAGTAAGTTTAATCAGGGTGTAAAGGAATTCCTTGTAAAGTACGACCCTGAAGTGTCAAGGGGCATTCTATTGAATTGCTCTGATATTGTCGCTGCTCTGGATTTGGGGGGACCGCTTCCAGAGTGCCCTACTGGTACGTGTAAAGATTGCGAGAAATATGGCACGCAGAAATCCGATTCAGAGCGGATGGTTAGAGAACACAACTCTGAGAGAAAAGCCGTCAGACGACCAACCAGTTCTCCCACCAGGATTGTCAGATCTACCTGACGATGTACTGATGGATCTGTTGGTTGATTTCACCAACTGGACTGGCTATGCTGGTTATCAAGTTGCTTTGAATGAAATTGCCGAAAGAAAGGCCGAACGCAGTCTTCAGCGCGTATTCGACCGATACAGTATTGTCCATAAGAAGGAGAAGACTGTAGCAGCGACTAAGGCAATGGTTCAGCAAGAGGAAGAATATATGGAGGCAGAAGACGCAGTTGAACTAGCGTACGCGGTAACGAAACTCTCAAAATCGGAATATACCCACCTAGAGGCTGCAAGTAAGGTAGTATCCAGAGAACTGTCTCGCCGTATTTCTAGACGTGATCTAGAAGGCCGTGTAGACAAATACGCATCGTAGGTGGAAAATGACTGTTGTCCGTGGGCAGATTTATCAATATAACTTAAATCCAATGGTTTTCTTCAGCATTCAGAGGGTTTATTCTGTAAATCAGATTCTCATAATGAATGTTGATACCCGTGCACAAACGTACTTTACTCAGACTAGATTGCTGAGTACCTGTACGCTTGTGGACTCTGTACCACCAAATAGACTCCACAATGGCTACCATTTCACTGGTGGAGCGGTTACGGTAAGTCTGGCTTTTGCCTTGACGACACCGTTCACCAGTGGTAGAGTTCTTGCTCACGGCACAGTCACAAAGCCCAGAGCGTTCGCCCCTACGTACTTGCAGGGGCGTACCGCTGACCATGCTAGTGTGACTAGCGCTGGACTCATTAATCCACTTGTCCTAGGAGGACACTTTGCCAGCAAAGGGCGCACGGTACAAGCATCGCTCAATTAAGGATGTTGTGTACAAGATCGATGAGGTTGACAACAAGGCTAAGGCGGTATACCTTGTAGAAACCAACGGACGCGGCGCACGTGTTCGAGTGACATTTACTCAGTTGAGCGACAGCTACGAAAGGGCTTAAAGTGCACATCACGTATTCTATGGTTCAGGAAGATCTTCCCGCTATCATCGCCACAAAGGGTGAGGATTTTCAGTATGAGGTTCATCCTGGCTCTGGTGGTACTTGCCTGTACGTGTGGGAGGGTGAGCCTGACTGTCTGATTGGCTGCTATCTGGCTGATCTGGGACTTCCTCTTGAGGCTTTCAGCAAGTTTGAGGGCAGCGGTATTGACTCCGCTTTTGGGAATGGCCATCTTGAAGAGTTCGGCTTTACCGCTGACTATGAGGCCATTAACGCCATGGAACGCATTCAGAATCTTCAGGATAATCAGTACACCTGGGGAGACGCGTACGACCGAATTTTCGATTCAGAACAGTAAGGAAATAAGTGAAGTTAACAGTGTTAGCTTCCACCTATTTTGAAGAGTTGCCGGATTCCGTTAGAAATACGGAGTTCGGCACTTTTCATGGTGGAGAGCCCCATCAGTCCGCAGATCGTCTAGCGCATTTTGCTGGACGTTCTTGTTATCAGTCCTGGAAGATGCCTAATCCTGATACTGCTACAGATGAAGGTTATCTGAATAACATTATCAATCAGGGCCATTTCTCAGTTCTTGAGCACGCTAGCGTTACTTTCTATGTAGAAGGCATCAGCCGTAATATGACTCACGAGTTGATTCGACACAGACACCTGAGCTATTCTGAGCTTTCTCAGCGCTACATCAATATGGAGGATGCCTATATTATGGTTCCTCCCGCTGTTGACGCACTAGAGGGCAAGGATTGGGCGGAAACTGTAGGATTAATGGGTCGTACTATGTCAGAGGCTACAGATCGCTATAAGCGAATCGTGAAGTTCTTTGAGAAGAACGATGTCAAGGGTAAGAAGGCACGTGAAGCAGCAAGAGCCTTGCTTCCAGGCGGTACAGAGACTAAGATCGTAGTCACTGGAAACCACAGAGCATGGCGTGATATGCTCCACAAGCGTTACAGCGTACATGCTGATGCAGAGATCAGAGAGTTTGCCACTTTGGTTCTTAAGGAACTGAAGAAGATTGCCCCTGGAACTTACCAGGATTTCCCAGATAAGCCTTTTGACTAAGGAGTTATATGTCTGAACCGAAGCTTGACTTTGAGGATGCTCGTGTAGTTGACTGTCACGATCTCGATAAGTTCGTTGCTATACATCTTGAAGGTTTTGATGTAGAGTGGCGCGCACTGGAGTCGTCCCGTTGGGATGGTTTCCACAATGGTAGTTTTGCGGAAGCTGACGTGGCTCCTGGTAAGGAGTCTGACTGGCTTGATGATGGTGAGGACTTCGATAGGTGGCTTCTAGGAGGATATTACTTCGATGAAGACAGTTATGGATTCTCTGGTAATGAGATTCCCAGCGTAGAGTCAATGCTTCAATGGCTTTGCGATCAAGATAAGATTCCTGCTGGTAAGTATGTGGTGAAGCTCTGGTGGTAGAAGAATTCATTACTGTAAGAGAGTTCATTGAGATGCTTAAGGAGTTTCCTCCCGATACTCCAATGATTCTCTCTACTGATGCAGAGGGAAATGAGCTTCGTATGGTAAATGGTGTAGGAATACGCTATGTTACTGAACTAGAGCATCGTTTCATGGACAGTATTGACGACACAGAGCTTGACGAGTACGATACATGGGTAATGACTACGGAGGTATGGTAATGGAGCCTGTTTTCGAGCTTAAGTGGAAGTACCGTTGCCCCAAGCAGCGTGGACGTTACTCCGGTGGTACTCACAATGGTCCTCCGAAGAAGCGTAAGAAGGTAGGTAGCAAGATCAAGCCTACTCAGCAGCGTGTGATGATCCTCCAGGCCAATGGCAGGGTTGCGTGGGACTGGCAACCGGTGTAAGGTAGTACTTGTAACTGACCGACACAACGAAGGATGACAATGGGTAAGCACAAGGGACCGAAGGAAGATCCGCAGGGTACTCAGGCTGGTAAGCCTTGGGAAGAGCTGACTCCTGAAGAGAAGGGTAAGGAGTTTGACGCTTCTCACGCCCGTCCGGTAAGCTACGCTCACAAGAACTTCAAGACTGCTAAGCCTGGTGAGGGTGGTCGTGGTTTCGGATTCGGTAAGCCCAAGCACAAGCGGTAAGTAAACAATCGAGAGGCCCTATCTGGAAAGGTAGGGCCTTTCTTGTTATAGGAGGATTAATGACAATTGTAGTTATCACTGGTTCCCGAGATTGGCCAATGAGCAAGGCTCATCTTATCTGGGATGCCCTCAGAAAGCTCCAGAAGGCCCATGAGGACGCCTGGCACTGGGAAGAGGCGCACATGGTACTCCATCATGGTGAATGTCCGTATGGTGGCGCTGACCTGATTGCAGCCTCTTGGGCTGACGGAGCAGACTGGGAAGTCATTTCCCATCCGCCCATTAAGCAGGCTGCATGGGCATACGCTAAGCGGAATCAGGAAATGATTGACCTGAAGCCTGACTATGTAGTAGCATGCTTCCTAGAAGGCGCGGGAAACCGTGGAACTCAGATGACATTTGATATGGCCGTAGAGGCTGGTCTTTCCGACAACATTAAGGTGGTAAGAGGTTAATGGCTACTGTTGAAGAGCGCATTGAGAGCATGCTGATTCGCTATCTCCTTGAGGAGAAGGACATCCTTGCTGCTGAGGCTATGTTCTACGGCACCAACAGCGCTCTGGACGATGGTTGTGACACTTGCGGTTGGGGTAGCACTGAGATGACTTTCACGGTTCGATACAAGCCTGTTGCAGGCAAGCACTTTGAGTTCCTGGAGCTTGGTGGTGATCCTCTGGATATGCTTCCTGTGCTCCTTAAGTACGACGTGGAGTAAGAATGATTTGTAAGTGCGGATTGGCGGAAGCAGTTCCCAAGTGGTACCCATACTGCTCTGAGATCTGCTTCCGCTTTTGGAACAAAAAGAAGGGCAAGTAATGCCTACTATGGTTGTGCAGGAATGGGTAGAGTCTGAAGCAGGCTGGGGAACTAGCTTTGACGGATATTCTATTCATGAGACTTCAGCCGATAGAGATGAATACATTAAGGAATATTGGGATTCAATGCCTGATGCTGTTCCTAGCATCTATTCCCGCCCGTTTGGTGATCCTCGTGTCATGCATATCTGGGCAGAGGCAGCGGATGAAGTATTCAAGACTAAGAACGGTTGGCGAACATGGGACAGGACAGTAGTCGGTGAGTGATTTAGATCCAACAAAGCCCGAAGCTCTGTTTATAGGAATCGATCAGTCCTATACAGGCTTCGGGCTGGTTGTCTTAGATAACAATGGCCACAGCCATCAGAAGAGCCTTTTGAAATACCCTCTCAATAAATACAGAGATGAAGGAGAGCGATTAGTAAAGATCTATGACGATCTGATTATGTACTTCGCTATCCATCAAGGATCTAAGGCTGAAATACATATCGGAATGGAGGGATATGCTTATGGAGCAAAGCTCGGAAGGGAAAAGCTCGGAGAACTCGGAGGAGTCGTCAAACTCGTCTCCAACCTCATCTTCGGAGTCACCCCAACAATTATTGCGCCTACTTCTCTCAAGCAGTTCGTCACAGGATCAGGCAAAGCTGATAAGCAGACTATGCTTAGCGAGATACAAAAGCTGGACCCCGAAATAAAGAACCACAATCTAGCTGACGCATATGGTATTGCCTATCTGCTATACTCTAGCTAGCAACTCCTCCTTTGCTATCTCCCTTTAAAGACCCCTTTCTTACATAATCTGTGAGAAGGGGGTCTTTTTGTCTGTATAATCAGTAGGAGACATGAACTACAAACTTGGAGAAAAATATGGTAGAGAATTCGAACCACAATGAGGTTCTTCTAAAGGTGAAGTCTTCCTCTCCTGCATCATCGCTCGCAGCAGCTATTGCTAACAATGTCTACGCCAATAAGGACATCACTCTAAGAGCTATCGGTGCCGCAGCAGTAAACCAGGCTATGAAGGCACTTGCTATTGCTCAGTCCTATGTCGGTCCAAGAGGACACGTATTAGCTTGCCGTCCTGGTTTCGCCACAGTGACTATGGATGACGGAGATATCAGCGCACTCATTTTCAAAGTAATCGTTTCTTAACAAGGGGAGAGTCCCGAATGCCAGCACAACCAGTGGACAACAGTAGTCCACAGTCAAGAACTGCTGAGTTCTCCTCTGGAGCTACAGGATTGACAGGGCAGGGAACTGCTCATTCAGTTCAGCAACAAGCCCCACATGACTACTCACTCACTTCGGTACTCTCACCACTTCCAAGAAACAATGGAATGAGTACCACCACATTCAATCAGAACAGAGCCCTTAGCTATTACCGTTCTTAAAGGAGAAAACTATGGCTGAAGAAATCGGCACAGGAAGTCGCCCTACTATGGGCACTGAAGCAGCACAACTTTCCCGCGTTGGTCGTCCCGAGCGTGGAAGACTACGCCCCAAGGGTGGAGCAGGTAAGAATGGGAACGCTCTAGACGGGCCTACAGGGCACCGTAAGGCGTCCTTTGAGAAGATGGGTGCCTCCCTGCACCCTACCGCTACGCTGTACGCTCAGAACGCCGTAGAGGCCAATGAGATGTGCAAGAAGGTTCTTATGATGCCTTCCCGTAGCTCTTGGACAGATTCATTCCGCGCAAAGGCCAAGTACGGTCGTTCTATGTAAGAAAGGCAATTACCAATGACACTTCAGCACCCAGCTAATATCGCCAGATTCGAAAAAGAAACCTGGATAGAAAGATTACCGGATGCTCTGACTGATGCTATTGGCAAATTGTCCTTTATTGCATGGGCTTCAGTTGTAGTAGTAATCTGGATTCTATGGAATTCACTAAGCCCATGGCCATTCGATCCATTTCCATTCGTCTTCCTTAACCTAGCGTTCAGTGCGTTTGCGTTCTACAGTGCGCCATTGATTCTTATGAGTCAGAACAGACAGAGCGAGCACGACCGTGCAAGAGCAGAGGAGGACTTGAAGACCGATAAGCGCACATTGGCCATTCAAGAACGAATCGCAGCACATTTGGCTATTAATGTAGCCGATATAGAATAGAGGAATTATGGCTGGTTACTCCAGCGGTGTTGCTGGCATGAACAACATGTCATATAATCCTCCCGTAGGTCAGCAAGGATCTGTGACACAGTACGGAGGAGGCGGAGGAAACCCACTTACAGGGTTCCGCTCCATCCTTGATGCTAAGCTAGCAGCCGCAACAGGAAAGACACCTGAAGCACAATATCCTGACGGATATCTAGGTTCTGTTATTGACAGACGTCAGGATAAGCTACTTCAGACTGTACGAAATAATGCCCGTTCGTATACCCGAGGGGTACACAAAGGATCACGCATTTCCCCTACAGATTACTTCTGGCCTGATGATCTGACTCCTTATTCTTCTCTAGAAAGAAGACTCGCAGGAGATAAGAAGAAGTATTCTGCGCAAGGTAATCCAATGGAAAGACTTGCTCATGGTGGAAAGTACCTGACTAATGAAGAGGCTAAGCAGTTCGCTCAAGAATTGAATATTGCTGTTGATCCTCAGATGAAGGTAGTTTCTCCACAGGTCAGAGCCTTCCATGCTAAGTTCAACTTGCCTGGTTGGTCTGCTACTTCCAACGGAATGAGTGTCTAATGGAAAAGCAGAATAGTAATTACGTTCCAGGTAAAAGAGCACAACAGAACCAAACTATTTACAACTGGACTAAGCCTTTCCAATCAATGAATGAGCAATTAGTCCATGCTCAATTAGTAGAGAATGCCACTCTGGAAGCTGCTACTAGAAAACCTCCTATTCCTAATATCGGTAAGATTCCTAATCGATTCGGATATAGAACTGATCCTCCAGGTATTTCAGACGTTCTGGTAGTAGATACAGCATTTGCAGCCCAGTTCGGTGATTTCTCTGGTACAGAATCAGGGTACATGGGTACTAGCTATCCATCAGTACCACAAATTTAAGGAATTAATATGGCAGCAAAAAGAGCTGTACCAGCAACGGCTAGTCGTTCTACCGATAAGCGTAAAGTTGGTACTGCAAAGAATCCCAAGAAAGTAGCAGCCCCATCAGCCGCAGCTTATAAGCCAGTAAAGAAAGTACAAGTGGTGAAGAAGTCTGCTGGAAGACCAAAGAAGGCACAATAATATGGCATATCCAAGATTAAGATCCATGAATGCCTCTCTGAATGAGGGAGCTACCGATGGACGTTATAAGAAGATCCGCCCTGACACTGAGTGTGCGGACACAGATGACAAAGTACAGAACCTAACGTACGATACTCGTGAGTCTCTGAGCCTTCCGTACTACGGAGTTGGTATGGCTCGTGAGATGCGCGTACCTGCTAGACTGGAAACGGTTACTACCCCTGATTTCTACAAGAATAAGCTTGAAAGACTGGAAGATTCTGGTGTTCTAGGCCAGACTTGGTAACACATTTTCCACTTTGCACCACAGCCCCTGAGTTGACAGATGTCAGTCAGGGGCTGTAGTCTTGAGCCTGTTGTTACGAGATCGGGACATTCCTGAACTCAGCGACAGTCCTTATTGTCTAGAGATTGGACTAACCATGTCCAGCACTATTAAGCGCGCAGCAGCTATAGCTACTACGGTTTCTGCGCTTGTTATAAGTGGAATGGCTACAGCCTCTCATGCGGCTGCCAGCACAACCACTCTAGGGTCTAAGGCTCTAGGAATCGCCAAGAATCAGTTGGGTAAGCCTTACCTTTGGGGTGCGGCTGGTCCTAGCAAGTTTGACTGCTCAGGTCTTACGAAGTATTCTTTCAGCAAAATTGGGAAGTCAATTCCCCGTGTTGCCCAGGATCAATACAATAAGAGCCACCACATCAGCAGCGCAAGCAGACGACTTGGCGATTTGATCTTTTTTGGGAATAGTAGCCGCAGTATTGTTCATGTGGGAATTTATGCAGGTAACGGAAACATGATTGATGCGGACTCGGGAAGCTACTACGGCCACCGAGTAACCAAGGAGCCTGTAAAGGGTTGGTTCTCCCAGCACTACAAGGTTTACTACGGTCGATTCGCGTAATCATTAACTACAACCAAAGGAATTCAAATGAACAAGACACAGAAGATTATCGCCACCACCGCTATTGCTCTTGGAGCAGCGAGTATTGCTATTCCGGCTAATGCTAGTTCCGTAAACTGGGACGCAATAGCTCAATGTGAATCTGGTGGCAATTGGCATATAAGTACTGGCAACGGGTATTACGGTGGACTTCAGTTCACACTTTCTACTTGGCATGCCAATGGAGGTTCCGGTAATCCCGCTAATGCCTCCCGCGAAGAGCAGATTCGAGTAGCAGAAAACGTGCTTTCCTCACAAGGTATTGGTGCATGGCCTGTCTGTGGCGCTCGTGGTGGCTCTTCCAGCCGTTCTACAGGGTCTAGCAGCGTCGAACATCGCTCCCCAGTACAGAAGGCACCTCAGAAGACTTACAAGGCTCCAAAGGCCGTACAGAGCACTCCAAAAAACAGTGCTCACAGCTACACGGTTGAGGCAGGCAATACCCTATCCGGTATTGGTCAGTCTCTCGGTATCAACTGGCACACTCTGTACAACAAGAACGTTGATGTAGTAGGATCTGATCCCAACCTGATTTTCCCAGGACAGATTCTCAGCTTCTAAAGAGAAGGGTCCTCACTTTACGTGAGGGCCTTTTTCTGTTAAGATGAGTTGTCTAAGAAACGAAATACAAAAGGACCACTACATGACTGATACTTTCGATCCGTACACAGATAAGAATGTCCACAAGACAGGGCTGTTGATCTGCTGGCCTTGCAAAAAGATCGAAGAGATTCCAGACTACGATCCGGACAATGCGGATAACGATCCTCGTATTGGGCATATCGTTGAAACTCACCTTCGCAGACATCCGTCATTTGAAGACAGAAATGTTCTGGAATGGATGTCCCTTGGCTTTGTTCCTACACGCCACTTCAAGGACCCACAGTATAAGAAGCAGATCATTGATCAGATTCTTGAGGGTAATGGTAAGACTGGATTCGATGATGAGTTCTATGACACAGCGAATACCTTCAAGGAAGACGCTCTTAAGTGTTACCAGAGACATAATCGTCCTGCATTCAATGACACCAAGCATGGCAAGTGTATTGACTATCTGAGCCACAACATGGAGATCAAGCCCAATACTTCACGTGAGCGCAAGATTGCTGGACTTCCTACCTACGATGAGACCAAGATCAAGAAGAGTTTCATCTGCGAGCACTGCCCGTATCACCAGAGCGTCAAGGTAGCTCTAAGAAAGTAATTACCGAAATACTATTTGGAGAATAATTAATGACTATTGATCTGGAAGAACTACAGAAGAAGCAGGCTGCTGAATTACTTGCTGACAGAGATTCTGGGGCTGAAGAAGTAACGACTGCTTTTTTGATTGTCCAGAACAAGGATGGCCAGTGGTCCGCCTACGCCGATTTCGCAGGCATGGACGTAGAAATGGATCGTCAGGCTACTCTAGATGACATCATTGGCGGTTGTGAGAATGTAAAGGTTGGCTGTCAGACACAGCAGACAGCTATTTCTACTGTTATCATGATGGAACAGCGTGCTGCAATGATGCAGCAACAGATGATGCAGCAGCAGGAAGCCCAGAGAATTTCTTCTCTGATTGACCCCAATAAGTTGAGAGCGTGATTACATGACAATGTCTGGACCACAGAAGTACCCAGGTGCCTCGTTAAGCGAGTGGTACCATAATCGTTATCCTGGTGATCAGCAGGAAGTAAATACTATTGTTCTGCATACCACTGAGGGACCTACCCTCTCTGATTACAGTGGTGGAGCTGTAGCACCTAATTTCACTGCTGTTCCTGATTTCAAGAACCAAAAGCTAGTTTGGTACCAGCACTATGATTTTGATGAGTCTTCTCGTGCTCTTGTTCATGCTAGTGGTCAACCTGGTACAAATACTGCTAATGTAAGCCAGATTGAGCTTGTTGGTACCTGCGATCCCACTACTCACAATAAGTGGGGAAATACTCCGCATATTTATTGGCCGGAAGCTCCTGACTGGGCACTTAAGGAAGTAGCTAAGTTCCTTGCTTGGGCTAATGTAAACCACAATGTTCCTTTGAGTGGTCCAGCCAACTGGAAGGCTTATCCTTCTTCATACGGATCTGGTAATGGCGTTCGTCTTACTATTGCTCAGTGGGAAGCCTTTAGAGGTATTTGTGGGCACGAACACGTTCCTGAGAATTACCATGGTGATCCTGGTGCTCTTGATTTCGCTAAGTTGATTTCTTTTGCCAAGGCAATTGTTAATCCACCTAAGCCTCCAACACCTGTTCCACCGAAGCCTAAGCCCACTGTGTACACGCCTCCAGCCTTCCCAACAGGTCTGAGACCCAACCACTCAACACCTTCCGCTAAGAGCCTACAGAAGGCCCTGAAGGCTACTGACTGGCTTGCTGAGAGCGTGGCTCTGTCTGATAACTACGGTCTTAAGACACAGGCTGCTGTGGCTGGTTTCAATAAGAAGCACGGTCTGAACTCTGCTGGTGTATCTTACGATCCGGCTATTGGTCCAAAGGGATGGAAGCTTCTATTCACATTAGCCTACGGCTAAGATGACCATTAAGAGGGGAATCCTTTCGGGGGTTCCCCTCTTTGTCTTTTTAGGATAAGATAAACACATGAACGATATACGAGTTGAACTAGGGGCAAGTAGCTACTTTAGCCGTCCCTCTAATATCCTTGACCCAAACCTATTCGAAGGTGAGCATTTACATCCCGATGTCCGAGACACGATCCTCCGTATTTACATGGATTACATGGGTACTCGTTACAACGAGCCTGATAAGTGGTCTATGGTTTGGCTGGCAGGTAGTGGAATTAGTTTCCAGTGGTCGGCAAATCGCGGAAATGGTGATTTGGATGTACTGTTTGGAATCGACTACTCCGAGTTCGTCACAGCCAATCCAGACTTCATGTACTTTGACAGACACGAAATCGCTAACTATATCACCGAAGATCTACGCAAGAATCTCTGGCCAGTAACAGCACACACCTATTTTGGCTTTGGTGAGTATGAGCTGACATTCTTCCTCAATGACAATGTAGAGGCTACAGAAAACTCTATTACCAATATCCATCCTTATGCAGCTTATAACCTGACTAAGGATGAATGGACAATCAAGCCTCCTAACCTTCCAGCACAGCCAACGGAACTCTATCCTTCCTCCTTCTACGAACAAGCAGAAGCCAATAAGGCGCATACTGAAGGACTTGTGAACAGATACAACGCTGTACGTCAGGAAGGATCTACGATCAGACCAGGGAGCCCACAGGATGTTAACAACCGTCGCCATAAAGAATTGGTACGATCAGAAGCGCGAACGCTCTTCGATGCACTCCACTTGGGCCGTAAGATGGCTTTTTCCCCCAATGGAGAAGGATACGGAGATTTCTACAACTTCCAGTGGCAGCACGCTAAGGAAGCAGGAGTAGTAAACGCTCTTAATGAGATAATTAATCAGGAGAATTAAATGGCAGAAACTTGGGGTAACCACGTAGCAATAGTAGTAAATGGCGTATTGAGACAGCCTAATGACTCATCCGTCATCATCCCTGGACTTCTTATCTACAAGTCACTTGTCAAGGATCATCGAGTTTCTTTGATTATTGACAGTGCAGCCAAGGAAAAGGTTCAGTACTGGCTCCTTATGAATGGTCTTACTGATCATGTCAATGAGATCTATTGGGAAGAAACTGATCCTGATGATGATGGAGCCAGAAGATTGCGTCAAGTTGCTCGGTTGAGAAGACAGGGACCTCTTTCATTAGTATATGAATCCGATACTGCTGTGGCTACAAAACTACTTCAGGCTCAGATTCCTACTATGCTATTTCTGCATCCAACCTATACACATCCTGATTTCCGTCCTGGTCCTGCTAAGGAACCGACTCCTTGGGATTCTCTGCTAGCCGAAAAGATAAGACAGCAAGAGGCCAGAGCGACAGACACAAGACTTCTAGACTTCTAAGGAGATACTATGGCAGCACCAATTCCAGATCAGGGAGCGATTGCCCACTTGGGTGGTCAGTTCCATCACAATGTATTCGAGCATCTTCAGAAGAAGGCTAATGCCTCTTCTAAGAAATATGCCGCTGCTCATCAGACTCAGGTAAAGCAGACTGCTGATGCACGAGAAAGATTCGCTCAGAGTGCTGCACAAGGTATTAAGCAGGGACAGGCAGCCTACGCCAAGAACGTAGCAGGACAGCAGAAGCAGGCGCAACAAGCTGCTAAGGCTCACGCTGCTGGTGTAAAGTCTGGTAAGGTAGCTCCTGCACAAGGCGCACCACCACGTACCTTCGCTATGGGTTCAACTCCACAGCAGAAGGCTGCACAGAAGACAGCAGCAAAGCAGTCATCTACTATGCAGCAACAGCGTAATTTCGCACATGGTGAGGCTCTGAAGTTCCAGTCAGCACAATTCAAGGTCAAGCAGCAGCAAGTAAACAATGCTCATGGTCAGGCTATTCAGGAAGCTAAGCAGAGAAGTAAGGGAGGACCCGTGAATACTACTAGTACACCGAAGGCTCCGTCTTTGTCTCCTTCTTTTTCTAGTGCACCAGCTACACATACACCAGTGAAGGCAAAGCCTATTGCTTCTACATCCTTCTCCAGTCAGCTTGCTCCACAGAAGCCTCTTGCAGGGCCGCAAGGGTCCACTACAGCCTCTTTCAGCTCTGGCAGCGGTAATTGGACAGCTAAGCCACCAAAGCCGCTTACAGCGGGACCTAGCAGTCCTTCGCTTCCGCACATTCCTGGTGGACCTATGCAGCGTGCTGGAAGTGTCACCAATCCACAGTTCAGTAGTGGTACTGCCCCAAAAGCTAATGGCGCATATCCTCAGCACACACATCCTGAAGGATCATCAACTGCGCCATTGCCTAATCTGACAGCATCTCAGCCAAAGCCGAATACATTTACTACTGGCTCCAGAAATGCTAAGCCTGGTGGAATCGCAGCACGTGGATCACAACTAGAGGCTTGGGCAATTGGACGTACTCAGCAGATCAGACAGCAAAGACAGGGAGAATAGCCATTAAGCTATATTTTCAGGGAGCCCATCTTCCTACTTACCGTAACCTTATTAAGGAAACGGGAGTAGGAAGTAGCTCCCTGTCCTATTTGGGATTAAGAAATCGTACTAACTTCAGTAAGCCCTGGAAGGTTTCCAAGTACTTTCCAGAAGGACACGCACTATTCGTAGATTCTGGTTGTCAGACACTGAATACTGCTAAGGAACAGAAATATACAAATGAAGAATTGAGAGAAATTGCTGATCACTATTATGAGTGGGTCGCTAGTAATATCAACGAAATCGAAATCTACACAGAATTTGATGCTCTACAACTCGGTAATAGCTACATTGAAGAGCGTAGGGATTCCGCTAGAGAACTCCTCTTCGACAAATTCGTCCCAGTTTGGCACCCTACCGGGAATTCCCAAAGCGATGGAATGGCTGATCTCAATTCCCTGGCAGAAAGATTCGGCAGGGTTGGAATTGCTCAGACTCATCTCAACGGAAGAGATCTTGTCCTTGTGCTCAATAGAATGGCATCCAGAGGTATTGAGCTTCATGGTTTAGCCATGACTAAACAAGACGTCATGCAGTCAGTCAACTGGACATCTGTTTCCTCAACCTCTTGGGTCTCTCCACAGAAGTACGGAGCTACTTTCGTCTGGTCCCACAATCAGCTAAAGAGCTATTCCAAGGATCAGAAGGAACAGGCTAGACGTAAGGAAAGATTCGTTATCGAGTCTGCTGGATTCGATGTAGATAAGATTTTAAAGGATGATCCCAAGGAACTTCTTAGACTTTCTTTGTGGTCCTGGTCACAATTCGTTGACTCAATTAACGCTAAGAAAGCAAGAGGAGTAACTACATCTATGATTTCGCCTACTGACGACTTCTCGGAAAATGATGACGATGCAGTTGGTGGTGTTCTTGAGCCAGTACGGAACAGAGTATCAACTCCGGTAGCAAGAAATGCTGATGAAAAGAAGATAATTCCACTCATCGGATTCGAGTTCATTACACAGAAGAAGCGTAACCCTGTAACAGGACAAATGGAGGACGTAGATCTTCCTACTGTACGCAGTCGTAGTGATTCAATGCGTATTTGTGATACCTGTTTCCTTGCAGCCAAGTGCCCCATGTTTGAAGAAAACGCAACTTGCGCGTATGATATCCCCATCACAATCCGTACCAAGGAGCAGGCTCAAGCTCTGATGGATACTATGGTGGAGATGCAGGCGCAGCGAGTTCTGTTCATGAAAATGGCGGAAGATGCTGAAGGTGGACATGCTGACCCTATCCTTTCTGGTGAAATGGATCGTCTGGTTAAGATGATGAAGACTAACCACGATCTTCAGCAAGAGGGATTCTCCCTTACTGTCACTGCTAAGCAGAACGGACAGGTAGGAATCGTAGACAAGATCTTCGGTGAAATGGGAAACACTCAAAAACTGAGAGAATTAGAAGCTCCACAACAGGCTGATGATGTGATCAGAAGCTACGATTTTATTGATGTAGAGACCGATTAATTAGAAATGGACAAGAGTAACTACGTGACAGCGCAAATCGAAGAATATGACACGGACGAATACTTTGAAGTAGAGTCCGAGTTTTTGGAAAACTATGAGTTTGAAGAGACTCAGCCGTGTCCAGCTTGTTTTGGTTCAGGATTGGATAGAGAGCTAGATTCTGATTGTCTAAATTGTTGGGGTGATGGAGTTGTCTGAAGAAGCTAAGATTTTTGACGATATGGTAGATGGTCTGTTAGCTGGGGAAGGTCTCGTTGCTGAGTTTGACTCAGGACTAACACTTTCTGCCTACGACATTGACCGAATTGGTATTACTCTAGATGAACCAGGGCATACTATTGATATCGTAATCACAGGAGAAGAGTTAGATTATCTCCATCTGTTCCTGGAAGCATTGCATGCTGCACGAGGTCAAGTTGAAAACGTTAATTGGGACGAATTGCTGACCGGAAATTAAAAACTTAATTAGCTGAAAAACCAAACAGAAATACCCCCGAAATCTAAACAGAAATCGGGGGTATTTCTATGCCTATTTAATCTTCAGTCTTCCAGCGCATAACGTAGCGACCGCGCTCTGTGTCAAACCTGTCATCCCACAGATTGTATTCTTCCCACTCGTTATTCACCAAATCCAGATCTACCAGGATGTCTGCTACTAGATCCTGCTGAATCGGTGAGAAGAAGTCGATGTACTGCTCTACTGACATCTTCTCCTTCATCTGCTTCGATGTCACGATAACTGACGCTACATACTCAATGTCATAGCCCATTATGCTATGTCTCCTATTTCCGACTTGTCCTGAATGTCCGATTCGGGTAAAAGGGCAGCTCTGGTACGAATCCGTAGGGTGACAACTGGTCTGTCACGTGACCCTTAGAGCGCAAGCGCTCCGTTCGATGTCTCTATCTAATCATGCGCGCCACTCCCTGTCAAGCGCTCCGTTTCCCTTTCTTGCGAGTCTCTGAGTGCCCGTGTGGCGCGTTGTTGGGACAACCCTAGCACGTGCCCCCACCTTGCCCCTGTACGCGCGTGAGGGAGGCACACAGACACGCTCTGACGTGCAGAGTTGACACCCTGCCCGATGCGCGTATGGTTCTCCCCATGACAACGAAACGCAGCAAGGCATTTCAGGCACCCGCACGTGAGCCGCTTAAGCCTCTCAAGGCTGGTCAACGACGTTGCCCGATGTGTTCCCGTGGCATCAAGCCTACGCCTAACGGGCTGTTCTACCCTCACAACGTCATCAAGGGCGTACCGTGCGACTCCCGTACGGTTCGGGCCGGATACGTCTACAGAGGAACGGGTGTTGACACGCTCGCACAGAGCGCGTAACGTTCTCTCTGTCGCCACAACGGCGCACAGTACGGAGGTAGACAGCATGGCAACGGTTCGCGTAACGTCTGAGCTTGTGGAGTCGGACGGAACGGAGCACGAAGAGTTTTACGCCGAAGCTGATAGCGTGGCTAAGGCTACCGCGCTTCTCCTTGAGAATGAGGAGAAGGTGAGCGAACAGGATTGGATGGCATGGGTTGCCTACCAGTCAGGTTTTAACTACGATGACGAAGGGTACTCCTTCACTGTCACGGACAACGGTTCTCGACAGTCGATTGTGTACCGTTACGTAGTCTCTGTGTAGTGAGCTTGCGTCACCCTAGGACTTGTGCCTAGGATGGCGTTAGCTTCCTAAACGGGAAGCGAGAAAGGGGTAAAGCAATGGAGCGGGCAAAGAGTGCTGTTCATTCTCTCCGTATGGTTGACGTTGTTACCGATCGGGGAGTACCTTTCCGAGTGACTTTCGGTAACAGGGAATACCGGGATGGGACGCATTCACCTTATGAGGTAGTGTCGTTCTATGACGCACGGTACGACTTTACCGAGCATGGACAGTTTGTGTCGGATTACAACCCTGAAACGCTTTTGGAGCGTCAGAGGGGTTACGCATTGTCGCTCAATGGCGATTATGCCGATTGGACGATTGACGGAAGTACGATGAACCTTGTACTTACGTGGCTCGTTCATCACGTGATCGCTGGGAAGTTCTAGCCTCCACTATCGTCTAGGGACTTGACAGACCCTAGGCGGTAGGGTTCACTAGAACCAACAAACCGCAGTAATAACGGCTGAAAGGCTTTCATCATGGCTGCTGTCTCCTTCACTCAGTCCTGTGACGTTCACTTTGCGCACTCGCACACTGAGCCTGTGAACTGTTTCGGTGAGGCTTCGGCAATGGCGCTCATGTTCATCTGTGAGTTTGCGATTGTTGACGAGATCCCCAGCATTGCGCTTGAGTGGAGCAAGAACGACGGTACCGAGACGTTTGAGATCTCCTTTGAGGATGATCTCTCGGGTGCGGAAACTGTTCTGACTTTCACTGTCTGAGTTAGTGAGATTGCCTTTATCCTCTCTCTTATTAGAGGGGATAAGGGTTGTCTTCCTAAAACAGGGAAGCTAAAGAAAGGCCATATCATGGCTATTGGTGAGACGTTCTCGCACCTTGAGCTTTCTTTCTCTGCCTATGTGGGCATTGAGGGAGTTAACCGACGCGTTATCTTCCGTGACGTTGAGTTTGACGACACGCACGATTGTGGTTCGGTCGACAACATCATCAAGGGTATGGAGCGTGCGGGGTGGGAGATTCACACTGCCCTGATTCACACTGAGAATGACTCGGCATACATCGATAACAAGGATGCCGCTACGGTTTCCGCTGTCTTTGATGCACTGTTTGAGTCTCCCGAAGAGGCTGGTAAGATCATCGCGTATGGTGAGCTTTTCGGCTGGACTGAAAGCCACTTTGAGCGTAACCGTTACGGTCGTTCTTATGAAGATGGTTTTTACGGTGTGTATGACAATGCCGAGGAATTCGCGCAAGAGTTTGTCGAGAATGACGAAGAGACTTCGGGAATTCTCACGTCTCCTTATATCTCTGTGGATTGGGAGCAGACAGCGGATAACCTCATGAATGACTTTGCGTCGCATGAGTACGGTTATGAGCTGTACGTGTTCGCCAATCACTAACCATTCGCTTTAGTCGCTATCCCTCGCTTACATAGGAGGGATAACGGCTATGGTCAATGGAGGTGAAATAGTGTTTGCTAAAATCCTTACCCGTAGTGGTAACGATGATGACCCGAACCCTGTTGGTGTAGGCTTTTACTACATTGACGACGATAACGAGCGACAGAAGAAATTGCGTGTTGCTCGTTGTTATACCACCATGATTGAAAACAGCAAGTTCAAACGTCGCACCGTTTTCTATGACAGAGACGGTAAGGCTGTTTGTACTGGTTGGATGATGTGGTAATCGACAGCTTTAGTCATATCCGATAGAGATATCGGATTTGGCTATGGCTAGCGGTCGCTAGTCGTTTGTTACAGAAAGGCACAACCATAATGGTTACTTACGAGCGTCAGTCTCCCTCTGAGATTCGTACGGGTGACAAGGTTACGGATGCACTCGGTAGGGTGTTCGTCGCGTACTCCGATGCTGAGTTGTCCATGGGTGACTATTGCGTTAACGGTGTCCTTATGGATGGCGGAGACGTGAAGTCATTTATCCTTGACGCTGATTCTCTCGTGACTATCTCTTATGACGAGTCCGTTTGGAACGAAGACACCTACGTCTAAAACTGAATAGCTTTACCACTTAGCCTACGGCTCTAGTTCTTCGATAGAATTAGAGCCGTAGGCTTTTTGTGTTTCTATTCAGGAGAATTCAATTCATGAGTAATCAAACAGAACCAAAGTTATGGGAAAAGAAGACATTCGCTAGTGCTGCTTTCTCTGCCTTATTGGCTGCGCTTGCTGCTGTCTCTGTGTGCGCCGTACGCGGAGAGACCTTAGCTCTTCCCCCTATGACGCACGTTAGCGGCTCACAGAGTCACCTAGACAGCTCAGAAGGGAAGTAACGCCATGCCTTATGAAGTGAGAAAGGTCAAGGGTGGATACAAGGCAGCACACAAGGGAACGAGCAAGACCTTTAGCAAGCATCCACAGAGCAAGGAGACAGCACGCAAGCAGATTCAAGCTATCGCCATCCATACACACGAGTTCAGCCACGGAGCACAGAGCAGCCGTTAAGATACCTGTGTGCCCCTGTGACGTCCTCCCGTACGACAGTTGACCACAGAGACCCACTCCTCAAAGGATCTTGCTACAGGAGCGTACAGAGCTTCTATGTAGCACACTTTGTTTGCCCCGTGTCGGCAAGCCTGCTGAGTACATGTCAAGTCATGACACACGAAAAACCCCTAGCCATTCCCGTTAAGGATTGACTAGGGGTTTTCGCTATTTACTGGTGAAACAGGATCTTGCCATCCTTCACACAGATATTATCTGCGCTCTTATCCACGGTGCCGTGTGCCATTGAGACACAATCCTTTTTGAATTGCCCCGCTTCCTTATACGGAATAGCTACAAGACCCCAAAGAATTGCACTAATCATAACTCCGATTAGCATTCCAGCAAAAGCCGCTAGTGGTTCCATCATTCCCCTTAGAGGTTACTTGCCCAGGATGCGCGAAATAACATCCTTGCCACTCAGCAAGAGCGATCCCCAACCAAGAGCGGAAGCAATAGCCAGGATCACCAGCGCGGTAACGAATGCGCCGATAGCGTGAGCGACCATCACAATAAGCAAGATCACACCCCATACAGCCATGCCAAGAGAGGCAACAGCAAGAGCGAGCGCAACCCAATTGCGAGCGTTCATTATCCGATATCCATTCTGTGAGTCGATTAGTCGGACATAGAGACTCTGGGAATTGCTTCCCAGAATCCCTAAACCCTGCTAATCAGGCAGCGTCAACCGTGTGTGCGTCTTCCTGCGCCTTTGCCACCTTAAGCCAGTAATCCCGCGCGCTCTGAGTAATAGCAGTGTGCGCCATGTCCCACGTGTTCGCGTTGACACCCTCGGGACGCTCCGGGATCTCGTTAGGCTCATCAAGCGCAAGTCCGCTCTTGACAATGCGAGACTCATAAACCATATCGCCAGTCTCAGCGTCAATGAACTGATCCAGTCCATCAATTTCCGGCAGTCGTACAGGCGTAAGAGTCTTCAGCTTTTCGGCCAAAGCCTCTACAGCGTCCGCAGTCTTGGGAGCATCCTTGCGAATGGCGTTGATGATATCGGAAACCTTCTCTTCAGAGATCAGCCGCTCACCCTTTGCAGCGTCCAGTTCCCTACGCGCTCCCTTGGGGTCGTTCTCAGGGTCAACAGGAACCGTAACGTTCGTGCCGTCCGCAGCCTGTACAGGCTCCACAGCGGGCAGAACATCAGAGGCAATGAAACCCTGTGCGCGCTCATCTGCATACGCGTTATACGCCGTACGCTCCTTGTAATCCTGCTCCTTCTGAGTGAGCTTACGCGGCTCATCCTTGACGACAGGAGTAGCGTTCGAAAGAGCCTCACGCGCAATTGCAAGCGCGTTGTCTTCCGACACATCCGGAACATCAATCCACCACTCAGCAGCCAAGCCACGGCCGGACGCGTCCACCAGCTCAAGATCAGCGAGAGCGTCAAGCGCGTTGAATGCCTCGCTAGGCGTAATGCCCATCTCAGCCGCGAAATCCTCGGTAGAAACCGCGTCATCCTGCGTCACGTCGAATGAGGCAAGAACCTTGAAAACCTCCGCAAGATCGAGCGAACCGGTTTCCTGCGTCTTGCTCGGACGAGTAGCCATTTTCTTGTGTCCTTCCGTCTCGGTTCCTTGTGTTAGGAACCTGATAGGACAGACGTTAGTCTCCCAACGTCCATCCTGTCAAGCCACTAGCTCAAGATCTTTTACAGCTCACACGGACCCTGGCACGTTTCGCAGTAGTCTTCCGCGTAGTCGTACCATGACTCTGCATCTTCCTGCCCGAACACCCCTGCATACCACGCTGTGACGCTGTAAGCGGTCTGTTCGTCCCTTTCCTCATCCTGCCACTCAGAAAGCCACAGAGCGCGTTCCTTGCGCTTGATCTCCCTACGGTGAGCCTGCCCCTTCTCCCCTTCGTCCGCGTAGTGGTGAGACAGTACGCGAGAGTTAGCGGAGACACCCGCACCGTTCTTGTACTTGCGACGGTTACGGTTAGCAGTGCCCGGAACGGGAATGCCCTTGTCTTCCGGAAGAGCATGGTAACGACGCTTAGCGATCTTGGCCAGTTCAGCCCAGAAAGCGTAATAAGCCTCGCGGTTTTCCATGAACGGGCCGGTAGGACGCTCCAACATACTGTGTTCCTTCCTGCTGTCTTACTGTTGAGTCCAACTTAGTGGACACAGCCACCCCCTGTCAACACCCAGGGAGCGACTGAATCAACTAGGTTGATTAGTCCCAAAGGTCCGATTCGTACGCTCCCGACTCATAGGCGTATTCATCATCGCCGTATTCGTCATAAAGCGGCTCATCATCTGCGAATTCGTCGTAAGCCTCTACAGTGCTATTCCATGCCCTTTCGAGCATTTCGTCACTGTCATAAAACATCGCACGAACTGAGCCGTCAGAATCTGAAACCAGAATCGCACGATAATCCGAGAACAGATCGAAGAAACCGAACGTCGATTGATCCCCTACGGAATCACTTGCGTAACCCTCCATTGCGAGGCAATCGAGAATTTCCGTGTCAAGGTTTGCATACTTACCGAGACTGTTGTAATTCTCCTCAATTACCGCAGAATGCACGTGATAACGGAATCCGTCACCTTCAGCAGTAAGCGAGAACGAATGTCCGTCAATGTCTCGCCACATGTCCGCCTTATTCTCGATAAGCTCAAGGCAGACAGAGCAGATACCGTAATTCGCAATCATAATCCCGTTTCCTTCCGAGTAAGGGACCATAGCCACGCACCTATTTCTAGATGAATGACTAAAGCCTATTACACGAAGTGCCAGATAATCCAGGCAACGAGAGCAAGAGGACCGATAGTAATTGCTCCAAGACATCCGAAGCAACCACCAATAGCCAAGACCTTAGCTAGTGGTCCCTCATCCCCATAACCGTTTTCAAGTGCGCTAGCCATACGATCCCGCAAAGGCTGATCTTTGCGAGTGCTAGGAAGTCGCGCCCAATTAGGCATTTCCTTTTCCCTTCTAGTGTCCAGCACCACGAACCTACAGCACGTAGGCTCATGATGCAAGAGGCTAGCTAGGATTACTTGACAGGCTTCACCGTGAGGATATTCGGGTACCAAGAGAGAACATGGTTACGAATACCGCGCACGTGGAATGTGTACGTCTGGCCCTTCTTAATCTGACTGTACATGTCCGAAGAATTCCACTTGCCATTTACCATGGAATCGGAATCCTCAAAGACTCCCTTATCGGTGAAGATAAGGTAAGTGGAAGAATTGTTGTCATTCTTCACCAACTTATCCGTAACCGTAGCGGTAACGTCCTTAGTGGGGTGCAGTGCCTCATACAGGCCAACACCACCAAACGTCACCAGACCAAGAGCACCCGCAAGGAGGATGCCGGAACCGATGTTACGGGACTTGTGAGAACGGTATTGCGGACGCGAGTTATACCGTGTGGTCGGGACACTACGCGCAATGTCGGAAAGCGATTCCTTGCGCATGCTCGGCTTGCTGTCCTGAACCATTGATCTATTCTCCTGTTTTCGACGGATTGAATACCTGACTAGATATCCATAGCCAATTTCCCTAATGAAAGGGAAAGTGACTAAAGCGACCTAGACAGCGAAATTCAGGATTCCCGCACGCTTGGCAGTCTTACGCATAATCACGCGAGACTCACCCTTGATGTGCTTTGCAGCGTACTGCATTGCTGCTTTCTTCGAAAGGGGAAGGAATGCGCCGAACTCCACGCGCTCACCCTTGCCATTCGGCACAACCACCACGTAGTGATTGGGGCGAACAAGGTTCATGGGCTGAATCATAAGCATTTCTGTATTTCCTTTTCAGATTTTGGTGGCGCTAATGAAAACGACGTGTTCCATACCGATAGTCAGCGTGTCCCCATGCGCATCGGTTTCGTAGAATACCTCGTTACGACCCTTTGCGAAATTGAGTCGTTCTACAAAGTGTTCATTCATGCGGGGAAGCTTGAGAGTTCCCGCAAGCGAGATAATCTCAATGTCGTACAGTTCCATTTGGAGCCTTTCATGAAGGGGGAGAGACTGTCAATCCCTCCCCCGTTCAGAGAGTGTCAGGAAGCGCTGTAAGCGCTCTTGAGAGCGGCACGAGCGGCACGCGCACGGTTCTCAAGGGCGAACCACTCGTTACGCTGCTGAGGAGTCCAGAAGTGGACACCCTGAAAACGGGGAGACTTGCGACCGTTCGCAAAAACCAGGTTCGGGAGGTCACGCGAACCCATCATGAAGTTGTCTCCGTAGTCGCGCACCATCTTACGGCGCATGATCTCCTGCTGAGTGCGAAGCTTGATCATGACAGGGTGAGCAGCAACCTTGGCAGCGAGCTGAAGAGCGTTCATTTTTTCTGTCTCCTTGTGTCTTGCGTCGTTCCCTGCTGACAGATCTAAGACTGTCATACCCTCGCTTGAGCGTCAAGCCCCAACGTTCAAGCAAGAGTAAAACCTCTTAGATGCCTGCTACGTGATCATGGTTGATGTAGTCAGTGACTGTACCGTCACGATGCGTCACGCTGTAGCATGAACCATTATTTGCGTGGAATGCCGAAGAAATAAGCCCGTACTTGATAACGGGATTCTTTTCTTCATCCTTTGTCAGAATGGCAACACTTGCACCAATCGACCGAGAATTGTGAATCTGATTTCCCCGGAGCATAGAGAAATGCTCAATAGTGAGGTAATTCTCATGTGCCGTGTCTTCCTCAGTGACAGGAACATACTTGCGCACGTCGGAGCTGTCAACGCTCCATTCCTGCCCGCTCGTGTCGAGAACGTACCTTCCCGCGTCGCTCCGATACCGCACAACGATACCGGTAATGAGCTTGTACCCACGAGGAGCCTTCACAAGGGCAGTGACGCTATCCCCAACGTCACCACGTGCGCTAGTCTTCTTCCGAAGGTCCTGGAATTCCCGAACAGCCCTGAAGGATTCGGAGACGGACATATCTAATTCCTCTCGTATTGCTGGCAGGATTAGCCAGACTTACCCAATCCCCCATTTCTGGGGGAATGAGTAGGCTTGTCTAAGCCTCTTCAAACAGTGTCATTGCGTGCCGCTCACCGTGGAGCCACGATCCACAACTATCACAGTCCGAAGTACTGTACGAGCGTTCCTCACAATCGCAGAAACCCTCTCCGTCACAGTCTTCCGCATGGTCACCCAAACGCATGCCCATAGCTACCGTGAAAGGCCACACAATGAGGCACAAAGGCTCTTCATCGTGCCCATGGTCTGAATGACAGTCTCCACACTCACCATTTGCATGATGGTGCAGACAATTGCCACAAACCCAAATGGTCCCGTAATCCTTAAGTGCCATTAATTCTTTCCCCTCTCCTGCTTATCCCAGATGATAAACAGAACATAGGTCATTGGCCAAATTACAGCCATACCCAGCGCTGTACCGAATCGCTCTATTTCTGAAACTTCCTCATCACCCATAGAAAGGGCGAGAATTAGAAGGAAGAACCAGAACGTCACGAAACCATATGCGGCGAGAAAAGTAAACATCACTCGCCAACAAGTGCGGTGAACTCAACAGCCGTGAACCACTCGAACGTGTCGTCACTCCAGAGGACACAACGCGCGCCGTTGTCACGCACACCACAGGTGAAACCGTCGACGTCGTTACGCTGAACAGCCATTGTTTTAGCCTCTCGTCTGTCACCCTGTCTAGGTGGACAGTGCAGAGCTTAGCGCTTGTCTAAGCCCCACACAACCCCTCTAGCGCGTCAGCAAGTCCAAGTAATGCCAGTACATCGCTTCTGCTTTCTTACGCCAGTACTCCCGATACTGGGAGCGTGACAAACCCTCACCCGTCATGCGCGTCTCATAGAACTTCAAACGCCGTTCCATCTCTTCGCGTGACATGTGCTTACCTCCTGGTCTAGGTGAACAACACCCATCTAAGCACATGCGCTAACGCGAGTCAACACATGTCTTAGAGGGATGCAAGACATCTAGAACAGTCCGCCAAACAGCAGGAATACCGCAGCGATGAGAAGGACGTAACCAATCATGATCGGCCACGCAAACAGCAGACCAAGAGTGATCTTGAGCTTATACCGCTTGCCTTTATCGCTTTCCAGCATTCCGTAATTGCCGATGAGTGCAAAAGCTACACCCATAAGCAGATATGCAATTATCCAATTGATCACAGCGTGCCCTCTCCCATTTCAGTGACACGAACCAAAGTGTCACGCTGAACATAAATCTTGTGGATTCCTTGACCGATGTATTCCCGGTCAATTACTCCAGTGTCGTACTTATTAGGGTTTTCCTCGCTGTCAATGAGCTGCAAGAGAACACCCGCGATTTCTTCGGCAGAGTAAATCTTCTGCATTTCTCGCTCCCTAATTGGTGGAGTAATCCACTCGGACTATAGGGACACAATCCCTACGTATTTCCGAGTAGAAAGCACCATCAATTACAGCGGTAAACAGCCTTCATGAACAGTTCACGATTGAAACTCGGATTATCGTCCGCGAACCAATCCGCAAACTCATCTGCGAGTGAGTCAAGCTGAGCATATTCGCCCGCCATTTCAGGCAGGATCAGCCCAGGAATTGACACACCATCCACACTCGCAAGACACGTACGAATACGTGCATTGAGAATGTCGGCAGTCTTCTGAAAGTGCGTACGAGTCATCATGTCAGTTTCTGACTTTCTGTCGGTCGGCAATATACGCCTTGAGGGCATCGAGTTCCTGTTGATTTGTCCTATTCGCATTGTCGTATTCACTCTGACTTGCGAAGTCGGAAATACCCATGTCATCCGTTACCGCTCCCATTGTGCTGAGAGTGGTTGAATTCGGAGAACCAGGAGAATGCCACCATGACGCAATTGTCTGTGCGCATGCATCGGAAATCATCGTTCCGAATCGGAAGAATTCCCATACTTCGAACTCTACTTCATCATTGGAAAGGTGAAACTCCCAATTTCTGTACACAATCATTGGACTTTCCTTTCCCTAGACAGTCCTAGAATCGCTGGGATCTAGTAATTATTACGCCTTGCGTTGCTTACGCTTATTGCACACTGTGCAACGCTTTATTTGCCAGAGTTCTTGCCACGTTCCGGCCCAAGGAAATAGGGGAGAGTCAAACGTTCTCACCTGATCCTGCCACGGTCCGTATTTATGAATGTGGATCACTTGCTCAGCCTCGCAAGCTTGGACAGATTGTCAGCCTTACGGCCGACAGAAATCTTTTCTGTCTTTGACACATAGGTTCGAGCTTGACGCTTAACCTCATTGAGGTCATTTGTCCAGGCCAAACCATACTCATCCCAACCCTTTTCATATGCCCCATTGCAGGAACATCCCGAGTCGGAATAGATAGCGTATTCACCATTTGAATTGAGAACGATGGCAGTCATCCACCAATCGTAGTCAGCATAAGAACTGACATCCCAAACGATGATTACAGGATTTTCACCCTTAGAATCATTCCACGTGTAGCCAATCACTGAATTTCTCCAGTTTCTGACCCCAGCGATTTTAGCGCTGTCTAGAGAGGGCACGCTGTTTAGTTCTCAAAGAGCAGTGAAGCACGGGCACACTATGTGTCGTTTAATCTCTATGATTTACATTCAAGAGACCCGCTGTGTTGCTGTCTTGCTGGTCACTATCCTTGCACTTGCTGTCTTGCCTGTCAACTCCCCTTGTGAGCGTCCCTCGCGTCGTTTTAGGCCCGTAGGCTGTCCCGCTTGGGCTGTGCTCTGTGGTGCCAACAGGGAGGACACTACGCACCATGGGGGAGCGTGTCAAGCCCTACCCGAAACGCTCTGTGTGCCTGTCTAAGAGCCTCACACCCCCTAGTGAGTCTCTGTGGTCACCAGACATGCCAAAGGGCCCTAGAGACGTCTCTAGGGCCCTACAGGGGTACAGCTAGGGAGTCTGAACCGTGACTAGGTTCTGTCCGTCCCTCACTCCAGCATCCCAACCCATGATCACACCCGCGCTGTATGCAATTACAACCAATAGAGCTACAGAGAAAGTCAGAATGAATTTCATTATCTCTATTCCTAATGAGAGAGGTATTTATGGAGAAATATAAATAGGTAGATACCTAGAAATAGATTCTAAATATCTACCTATTTATATATGTATTTATGTTTAGAGGGTAGCGATCACATCAGAAGTTGTCAACCCCTGATTTAGATTGCCAATTGCGCTATCAATCATGAACAGAGTTTCAGGGAGATTAGTACCGAATGCCGTACGGTAAATCTTGGTTGCCTGAAGTCGTGTTGTGTCTCCGCGCTTAATCATTTCTGCGAGGAGCATAGCCAGACTTACAGCGCGCTGAATTTCATTCATTGCTCATTCTCCTTGCTCAGTCTTGGTGATCATTACGTCAAGAGCATCACGCCACTTGCGCGCATCGTCAAGCGTGAGGTATATGGACACATCACGCGTAGGCTCACGCTCTAGGACAATCCGGACATGAGTTCTTATGCCCTCCCCAGGGATGAGCGCGCGTCCAATGCTCCGCACCGTTGCTAGCCACGTTGCTTTAGGTCTACCGGCCATAGTCTCTCAGTGCCTCTCTAACAAGATCGTTTAGGTGGGTTGGGGGAAGTGCCCAGGGTGCCCCTTTGATCTTGCTAGAGGCACCCTGTAGCACGTTCTAGGGGGTGTTGCTCACTCACCCCAGGGAAGCGCGTGAGTGTGAGCGCATGTCTCGCCATATCCGACAGTCACGGAACGGTCATCCGTGAGTGCCTTAGTGCAGAACACGCAACGCGAGTGAGTGTGGCCGAACCGTGCCGCATCCTCAGCGCTTACCGCGTCGCTTGCCTTAATCACGTGAATGGATTTCGGGGAGTACTCCCAACCATTGTCAGTGAACTTAACGGCGTACGCCGTTCCCTTTACCGTGCGAATCTTGAAATACGAGTTGTTGAAGAAATAGACACCGTTCATATCCACGGTGACATTCTCCGCGCGCATTTCATCCTTTGCCTTAATAGGCGCGTCCTTAACCTTTGCATTCTCGGTAATGCCATCCGTGAGAGTGCAACGGGTGAGCGCGGTTTCAGCCGCACCCTTCCAATCCTTGTGAGCCTTGATACCGGCCGTAAGGCTCACACGCTCCCCAATCATCCCGTCAAGCTTAGGGGAGGATGCAAACCAGGAATACACGTTACCGGATGCGTCAGACAGCTTGTAAAGCGTTGACGAACCGTATTGCGTCTCAATGTGCCGCTCACTCTCCACAGTGAGGGACAGTGCCCAACGCTCCCCAATTTCGCCCACATGAACGGACGTGCTTTCCTGCTTTTCGACTTTCTGAATAAAAGTCTTTTCCAGGAATCGCGCCCAAGCTTGGGGAGCGCTAGCGAGAATTCCCATATTGCGGAATGAAACCTTATCGGCACCCGCAACGCTTTTCATGTTGAGCACGTATTCAGAGTTTCCGCTGAATTCATCCGAGAGAATCCACGCGCGCAATTCCTCAGCGCGCCCGTACATTTCCTCAGAATACTTAGCGAGCCGCTTAAGGTCCGCGAGATATTCCGCATTCCACTTGTCAGGCTTAGGAGGGTCGATTACATCCAATACCATTCCCTTTGTTGCCCCCGGCTCATTCGTGCGAATGAAACCGTATTCCGTGACGCATGCCCACGAAATGGCAAGCGCGGTAAGCGTGGAAACGTCAGAACGTCCACCACCAAAACCGCCGGACATTTCCTCAACGTCCTTTGCCATGCGGTCGAATGTGTAAGGCAATGCAGCCCAACCCGTAAAGTCCTTAATGCAAGAACTTCCGACCTGAATTTGTTCGCCCGTTTCCGTATTCCGCATCACATAGGTGTTTTTGCGGTAACGGTCCGTCTGGCAATGGTCGCACCATCCCTCACGCAATTCGGAACGGTCAATCGACTTTACGCCCGGATACGTGCGCACAATCAATCCCGCGTGCTGGTCATAATCCAGAGTCGCAATGAATTCCCAGTTAGGGAGTTTCGGCGCAATTCCAGTAATGCGCGTCATGTACACAATGGTTTCGACCTTTACGCCGAAAACATTCTCTGTCTTTTTGGTTTCCTCGCGGTATTCGACATTCAAACCGCCCGGAATTCCACGCTTAGCGCAACGCGCATTGATCTTTTCGATCTTTTCGCGCGTCATTTCCAGTTCAAAGGAATTCAACTCGAATTCCCACGTAATGAATTCCTCCGTGATTTCCGAGGAATTCTCTACCGACTCACGCATACGCATTTCCCTTTCTGCCTTACGCGCACGGTCGTTGATACGGCGCGCATCCGGATTGATACGGACACACGTACGGCACATGCGCCGCTCACTGCCCTTACCGGGCATGACCACACGTCCACATGCGCTCACGTCATGCGCCATGCCCTTAGTGATCACGTGCATTACCGCGCCGTGCAACCGTGCACCCGTTGCGACAGTCTGAGCGTTCATGATCATCTCTCCTGTGAGTCTCTGTGTGGCTGTCTAGCGTGATCGTTTAGGTGGGGTGAGGGAAACGGGCCTAGATGCATCCCTAGACGTTCCTAGGCCCGTTTCTGTGGCTTACAGCGTGTCTCTAGATGTCTGCCACGTCGTGAACCGTGATGATGCTTGCCCAACCATGGCGGGGGGTGCCCGTTCCGTGTGTCCGGCCGTACTCATCTGCCACACGGTCCCAATCCATGCACTGAGCGGCATTCATGGTGAGCGTGACCCAACCAAGGGAAATACGCGTTCCGGTCGTTTCGTCAACGATCACGGACAGCTCATATTCCTTGGTAACCAGGGTCTCAACGAAACCAGCGTCGGAATCGTCATCCTGCGATTCCTGCGCCTTACGCTGTGTTTCCTGCGCCATTTCAACGGCTGCACTCATGTTGTCCGGAGTGATGAGATCCATAAGCGTGAGCTTAGGAGCGTCATCCTTGAATGCGTTGTGAATAGGCGACTCATCACCTTCACACACGAACTCTGCAAAGTGCGCGCGATTGTCAATGCTCCGGCAATTCGTGCACTCATACTTGATACCCGCGCGCTCAGTCTCTCCGAAGAACACAAGAGAGTGAGTGTCGAGAGTGGCGAACGAACGGCCGTTGTCGACGCAATACCCGCACACGTGCTTACCGTCAACGTCCGTGGAATTCTCCGCAACGTTGCCGAATACCTCACACACAGTGCAACGCTCAGAATCGAGCGGAGCATTACCGAGCATCCATCGGCCACCCGTAAACAGAACGGGCATTCCCTGAATTGCTCCCATGGGAATTGACAGACAACCCATGATCTTAATTCCGTCGTAATCGTCGTTTGCGTGATTGATCATGTCGTGAGCGTCGCCATTCTCAACGTCCGCGTACTCAAATTCGATGATCTCTGCCACGGATGCAAAGGGGAACTCATACATACCGAGACCCTTACGCGCGTTGTGACGCTTCATTTCGCGCACAATGTCACGGCAACCGGGGGCGTGATAGTGATTCATGCCGTTCATGCCCATGTGAGCCTGCACGACGTTGACAGTGTCGACGTTGTCACCCTTGCCACCCCACACAGAAGGGTCAACGGGGGCAATGGTGATGTGATCACCCAACTTGTCACGGTCGAAATCGCACACACCCTCAGTTTTGCCCACATAGTCACTGAACATGCCCGTTACGGGACGTCCACACCCGAAGTAGCACTCACCGGTCAAAGCGGACATTTCGGGGATCATGTCGAAACCCTCTGCGCCGTTCACAGTGACCGTAGGCACGTCGTTGGACTCATCCCCCATGGGAGCGTCTACAGGCTCCACAACGGCCGATTCCGGGGCGGGAAGGGTGAACAGTGCGAGTGAGTCAACGTCATCACTTACGGACGTCCGGTAACCCTTGCTAGCGATCACGTCAACGTTCCGGACACTGTGAAGGATGCTCACACCCTGGACAGTGAGGGAGCGCGTACCGTCCACCACCACACCCGCACGGATAAGGGCATTGATCGTCTGTCCCTTTGCCGTAGTCAGTTCGTATGAGCCGTTGTCGCGCATGGTTGCTTCCCGCATGGCGATGATCTGAGCAGTGGTGATGTTGATCTTGCGCATCCTGATCACTCCCTCTGTGGTGTGCCCGTTGTTGAGCACTCCCCCATTACATGCCCTTACAGGGAGAGCAGACACCCAAGACCTACGATGTTGACCAAAGCTTTGCCATAGCCTTGACTGTCCATGGGGGAATAACGGACATACCAGACATGACAGATCGTCAGTTGATCATGACCAACCAAGATCATCCGTGCGAAAAAAGCGGCGCGGCACACATAATCTCTCTGGTCAATACTACTCACACGTATACCCTAGAAACCTCTGTACGCCCCTCTAAGAGCTTTTGATCATGCTCTAGGTCTCTCCTATCCACCCCACATGAGATAGGCCCGTAGAGAGCGATACTCCATAGGGTGACATCTGACGATCACTCAGCATCCCATGACACACCATCAGATATGCCCTCTGACCTGCGATGCTTGACAACACCCCAACTGACGTACTCTCAGACAGTCCCCTATGTCCCATATGCCTGCACACCCTCCGTGATAACAGGAGCAACTACCCATAGGGCCTATACCCTCCCATACCAGGAATATGCGACATATCACCCATAAGCCCCCTAATACCCCGTATCCCCCATACCGCTCTTATATGGTCAAATCGGACATCAGGGACAATGCTAATCAATGCCATTTTATACGCAGAGTGACATTTATACGGTTTTTTCCCTAGTAAAACTATCGAATATGGTCACACTGTGTGATAATTGCCCAAGAATGGCATATCGGACATAATACGCAATGCTGCTCTATGCCTCATTGGTGCTCATACATGGGCATACAGGGGCGTAGCAGGCATCTTGCATATAGGGAGCATAGAAGGCAAAATGGACATATGAGACCCCCCTACCCTTAACGGACAAATACGGACAAAAGGGGCGGCCTAGTTTGATTTACGATTTTCGAATTGATTTGTAATACAGTATCCGAATAGGGCCCTATTAAAATTTAAATTCTATTTGGGGATTGACAGATCAGTATCTCTGTAGTACGATCTTCCTATGAGTAGACAGAAGGTGTATACGGACCATGTATTCAAGACTGAAGATGAGGCGTGGAAGTATGTCACGGATCATTACTCAGTAGAGAAGAATTACATTATGAAGAATGCTAAGAAGGCCGGTAAGAAGGTATCAGTCGGCGTAGAAAAGCGAGGGCGCGGAGCTAGTAGCAATGTCTCATTCATCATCGTAATTTATGTAGGCTAAAGAGAAAGACCCCTTTCCGTTATGGATTGGGGTCTTTCTTTGTTTACTCCATACATTTACGGATCTACTCCATTTTTCCGTCACAACGCTTATCAGGACAGCGTCTTGGATTGGTACTGAGTGATCCACACTTATTGCAGCGATATTGTCTGTAAGCCATTCTCATGCGATATGTCCTTCATCTGGAATGATTACTGTCTTCTTTCCATTGCATTGAGTAGATGGACATCTTTGGAGTGATGTTCTCAGTCCGCAGGATGTACATTTCCTCAAGGGCCGTCTTGGTTTGAAGATTGCTGCTACTTTAGCCATTAGTTCTCCTGACATTCCTTAGTCTCGCAATCCTGCATCAAAACTGTCCTGAAGGGCCTGTGTGGCTCTGTGAGGCTTTACTGTGCGCTCTAGGTACTCGTAGGTCTCCTTGTTCCAGAGAGCGTCCATATAGGCGTTGTGAGCCCCTGTAGCCTGCTCTGGGACTCTTGGGTTGCCCAGTCTCATGATCTCGGACTTCAGATCGTTCGTATACATGGGGAAACCAGAAGGAAGATCGATCATGCGCCCGAAAAGCTGACATAGGGCTACATGGTCATAGGCTGAGTAATAGGCCCACAGTTCTGGATTAGGAGTATCGAGCACGAAATGCTTTACGTCTTCCGCAATTTCATCCTTGTGCTTGACAGAGTCATAATCCAGATGTCCGTGAGTAAGTGCAACACCATCTTCGGTCATCGTATAAGGAAGAGAAGGCACTACATTCTGTCTTAGCCACGGATGGAGGAAAATATCCTTCATAAGAGAGTAATCGAAATTGACTCTGTAGAGTCCCTTTCCGTCTTCTCTTACCATTCCGATACTGATGAGGCGGATTGTAGAGCCATTCTCAAGGAATTCTGTATCGTAGTAGATTTTCATTACTCAGGATTCTTCCAGTTCTTCAGAGTTTCCTTATTACGATTGGATGTAACGAGTGCTCCACGCTTGTTGTAGAGGTACCAGCGCTTTGTTTTCTTGTTGAAGCGGAGATACATACCCTTCTGGGTTTCTTCGCGCTCTCCCCAGTCTTCATCTGCCATTGAGATTAGCCTTCCATTCTTCGATTTCTTCGAGATGGTCTCTTGTAATACCTGTTTGAGGGGAAATTATGCGGATTCCACTGTGTGGAGCGCAGTTTTCCTCAATCCAGTCTCTGTCTTTGCGTCCAACTTCGTCATCTAGCCACAAAAATGGGATTCCAGGACGATTTTCGTTCATCCATTCGGCCACACGCTTGGTTTTCCAGTACAAACCTTCCTTATTCCAGTGATCTCTGTCAATCCAGTCGATAACTGGGAGCTTAGGAAGACCAATATGGCAGCCAACCCATTCATCTGCTTCGAATTCCCATGTAGTTGCCCAGATAAGTTCCCCGCCAAGTGCCAGCAGATCAGGCCCGTGAGTGGGGTTCAGCCACAATCTGAAGCCCTTTGTGCTGGGGGAGCTAGCTGGGAACGCTCTATGGGTTTCGTAGCCTTCTGGACGCCTTGTAGCCTTTGCCGCGTAGGGGTTCAAGGGTCCGTCAACGTCCAGAAGGATAGCGAATTCATTCATTAAAACTTACCTCCGTATTTCAGTCTGTCCTCATTGCACCAGGAATGCAGTGCCAGGAGCTTACCCTTGTGGATAATCTTGGATACATACTGGTTCTTCTTGTGAAATTGAGTAATTTCCGTTGAACAGTAACGGCAGTGATAACCATGAGGTATGACCATCTCCCGCTTAAGCTGTTCTTGCCAGTTCGAAGGGTAGACTATGTCTCCCTTCAGGTTGTTGCATTGCTTATGTGTTAACTGAATATTGTCTCGACCATTTCCCCCGCCTGCTGCACGGGGGATAATATGGTCACGAGACGCATCGTCAAGTTCTACATACTCTCCACACAAGGCACAGATACCCTTGAAGTCTGCATGTATCCGCGCCAATGGTTTAGAGTAGTAGGAACTTTGATTCCTACGACTCATCTCTAACCCTTTCTTTTAACTTCTTCCAGGAATTGCTCGAATGAATGATCGAAGAGATATCTTCTCATTTCAGACCAGCACTTCAACTCAAGTTTGTGTTCTTTAGGGTGTCCTGGTACCATACAAGGTCCAGACTTACCGATGTCCATCTTCTTAAAGTCCATGATGTAGAACTTTCTTACTAGTAGTACCCCCACCAATCCCCATGTCTTTACTCTAGCAGTTCTGGTTACAGAGCACAAGGACTTGACAAGTACCACGCCATCCCTGTACACTCTTCTTTATAATAAATACTTAGTTCTTATAAGTATGTGTACTTAGTTATTTTCGTTAGGAGATGAATGTATGACTAATAGTGAAGCTATGGTTTCTCGTAGTCTTAGATTACGTAAAGATACTCTTCAAGTTCTTCATAGAGAAGCTGAAAAGAAGAATCTAGGGATTACTGTTTACATCAGAACTGTTCTTGAATCTCTTGTTGAGAATCTTTCTAATGAGAACCAGGAGAACAACTAATGATTGAAGATCACCTGGAACTCTATGAAATGATTAGAGAGGCGCTGGAAAAGAAGTTCCCCTCTGAAACCCCTGAATTGGCATTGACCTTTGATAGAGTGGCAGAAGTGGCTACTCTTGGTGCTCTGGAATATGTAAATGAACTTGAAGAGGCTGTTGCTAATCTTCGTGGAACGATTAAGCGTATGACCAAGGAGCACTAAGACCTTGACACAACCAGAAGAACTTGCTAGATTCCTGGCATACGCAGTCAAGCATCTTGGTGGATCACTGAAGATCTCCAAGAAAGAGCTTGACAACATGCTCCCTACTCGGTTAGTATGGGATGCAACTTCCGAGGAAGAGTTTGTTACTGTGGCAACGATAAGCAACGACGTTATCATGCTTACAGTAGAGCCGTCCACAGTAGTTGCCACCCCTACAGATTAGTGTTATACTGATCAAGCCTCCTTTCGAAAGCCCTAAGAGGTAGGTTCGTCCCTCTTAGGGTCCTCGGGTACGAGGAAGATGGTAATCCGCCTGTTTTGGGAACAGGATAAACGGGGTTCGATTCCCCGGTACCCGACTAGTCAGCTTGAACTGTAAGGATGTAAATCCGAATCAGCGCCTGCTGACTTTAAACTTGAGTAAACACACATATGAAAACACCCTCAACAAATACTAATGGTGCTCATCATATCGTTTTACTCATTTCTGTAATGGCCCTTTAGCTCAATTGGCAGAGCATCCGGTTGAAGCCCGGAGTATATCGGTTCGAGTCCGGTGGGGGCCACTCACCCGTAAACCTTTATCTGATCAATTCTGGTGTTGGGTCTGCGCACAAAGACCAGGGTGAACGATTTCTTTATGGCTTAGTAGCTCAGTGGAAGAGCGGCCGTCTCATACGCGGCTTGTCGGGAGTTCGATTCTCTCCTAAGCCACTGCACGGATAGAGAAACGGTGTCTCACGAGCCTCATAAGCTCGCAAGTAGAGGGTTCGACTCCCTCCTGTGCCCCCACTTCTTTACATGCCCTATCTTATGTAGTACACTCCAGTTATCAACGACTAGGAGGAACTGTGGGAGATAGGGCAAACGTTTATATTCATGAGAATGGTCGTCCGGGCGTATACCTGTACACGCACTGGGATGGTACGTATTTACCCCGTCTGATTAAGGACGCGTTACAGACGGATCGTGCACAAAACCGCTTGACTGATTCTGCGTATTTGACAAGAATCCTGTTCGAAGAGATGATTAAGAACACTCTCGGGGAAGAGACAGGATATGGAATCTCAGCGGAAGTACAGGACGGTTCCGACCGTATCGTAGATATAGACACATACAACTGCATAATAACTTTAAAGGGCTATCCTTATGACTGGGATGGCGTGCCAATCGATCCTTATGCCTATGAGGATGAGATCTGGTAAGTTAGGGGTCCTGAGCATGACGAGAAACTGCTCCCAATCGGTATTAGTGTTTAACGGCAGCACATCAGTCTTCCAAACTGAGAGAGGGAGTTCGAATCTCCTATACCGGACCATTCCCCATTCGTATAATGGCAATACATGCGCCTCTGGAGCGTAGAATCGAAGTTCGAATCTTTGATGGGGAGCCACACGTACAGAAACTGGAAGAATAACGGATCTGGAACGCACATAATAACCATGGTAAAGGTGCGGAAAGGTGAAGGGAAGCAACTGGGAAGTTCGTATCCGCTTGTAAACGGCTCTGCGGCACGTGAGACCATGGGGATTCGTCTAATGGCAGGACGGGGGTTTTTGGTGCCCTCTGTGGAGGTTCGAATCCTTCATCCCCAGCAAGATGCTATATTAACTTGGCCAGTGTTGTAATAGGCTGTGTCCTGCCTTAAAGGACACCCCCACTGCCCCGTGGGACTGCTGGAGTGGTCACAGGCTTGTCACGCCTGTATCAGGCGGGTTCGATTCCCGTACGGGGCGCTTTGCTCCTATTGTGTAATGGAAGCACGCTACCCTCTCAAGGTAGGGGTCGGAGTTCAATTCTCCGTAGGAGTACAATCGGCATCCTTGTAGGTTCCAAAGATAGGACCATGCCCCTGTCGGGGGTTCGAGTGGATATCGCTAGCGGAAATTGGAATACGCTGCCTACAATAGATTTCAAAGTAAGTGACGTCATAGGATGCCTGACAGTCACATAAGCCTAGGGGTCGCTCCTCTAGGTTCTGCTCCCATCGTATATTGGTTAGTATCGCGGTTTTTCACACCGCAGGACGGGGTTCAATTCCCCGTGGGAGTACGTTTGGAACCAGTCATAGCTTACGCCCCACGTATACTCAAACAGACTGGATAGGGTATACCAGCATAGAAGAGGCGCAGACAAGGGAAGGGCCTCCAGGTGGGAGAACCGCTATTCTTTGGCAAGAATAGTAGGCACAAGGGATGAGACCACCAGCCACAGTACTACTTACCTTTCTAGAAATGCTATACAATAGAAGAGCTATAGCGATCACTTAGTGATTCTTTCTAGAAAGGTTTAATAATATGGCTTTTGGTGCTAATACCGTAGTTAGAGTAAACGCTCTAACTGTAGGACAGCAGGTTGTAGCCGCCGTTGCAGCAGATGGACATGCATATGTGTATCCAACCCCTACAACAGGTGGTGCTACATACCCAACTGTTCGTAAGTTGATCCCAGCAGACGTTCCCGCAGGAACTGATAGTGCTGGAAACCCTGTAACTAGTGCAGCAGTTCTTTGGACAGTACAGTTGAGTGGAAGTGCTTTCTCTCTTCCTATCGATTTTACTCTTAACGCAATTACTGACTACGTTATTGTTACAACTGGTTCAGCGTAAGATTCTTAGAGAAAGAGTTATATGGCTACATATACTAAAAAGGCTATCGATCTAGCAATAGGCGATTACCTTGTACATATTCCTGCAAGTGTGGATAATTCTGAAGTGACTAAGGTTGCTCCATATCCACAGGTCACAGGTATTAGCTATGGTGGATTTTCAGACGGACAACTTGGTGTTAACTACGGTCTTGATGGCGGACACATTGACTTCAATATGTTAGCTAGTATCACGATTACAGTATCCAATATGGCTTCGGATGACGGAAAAACCATTGTTACTTTACCTGCGGACAGACTTGTAGCAGGAAATCAGATTAATGGCGTTGCTATTACTGATGTAAAGATTGTGGCTACAACCTCAGACTCTGTACAACATCAATATGCACTTACTGATGTTGTTCAAGTAGCACAGTAAGATTTAGAGTGGGCTATGGGTAAGAAATTCATAGCCCACTCATAACTTTATATTTGTTGATACCATGTGAGAGTACTAGCCCTACTCTTGTATTGGATAATAAATTGGCTACCTATTACCGTAGTATTTCTGAGTCTGCATCTGAAACTAATGGCGGAAGACTGGGACGTCATGTAAAGCATGATTCCCGCTCTCTTGACTACAAGTTTGATGGTTCAGGTATTGCTACTGCTTCAATTCGTCATACTCGTTATATTCCTGTACTAGATCAGGGTGACTTAGGTTCTTGTACAGGAAATGCGGCTACTGGTAACCTTGGTACTGGAGCCTTCTACGCCACTATCCCATCTAGCCTAACGCTAGACGAGACTGAGGCTGTAAAGCTCTACAGCGCTGCTACAGCGCTTGACAGCTACCAGGGTACGTATCCTCCCACCGATACTGGTTCAGACGGTCTGAGCGTCGCTAAGGCGGCACAGAAGGCTGGTCTGATCTCTGGTTACCAGCACATCACTTCTTTGGCTGATGCTATCGCTGCTCTACAGCTAGGTCCGATCATCACTGGAGTCAACTGGTACAGCTCATTTGACAATCCCAGCAAGACAGGTAAGGTGTCTATCACCAAGTCTGCTTATGTCCGTGGAGGGCATGAGTTCGTTCTTGATGAGGTTGATGCGACAAATAAGCTTATCGGTGCAACTAACTCCTGGGGAGAGTCTTGGGGTCTTAAGGGACGCTTCTACTTCTCCTTCGCAGATTATGAGCGCTTGCTAGCTGAGCAAGGAGATGCTACAGTGTTCGTAAAGCTAGTAACTCCAGAGCCAACCCCAACACCTACTCCGGTAAGTGTTGATCCTGATACTCTTGCTGCCTACCAGTCCCTAAAGGCTTGGGCAATCAAGAACAACGTTCAGTAGACTTGACGCCTGCCATTGGGCATAGTACAATGGCTAATGCCGCTATAGCTTATCTGGCAAAGCACCTGTCTTGTAAACAGGAGTGCTCGGTTCGAGTCCGGGTAGCGGCTCTCCACTTTAATGCCTCTGAAGTTCATTGGTTGAATTTCCCCTTGGTACGGGGAAGGTACAGGGTTCAATTCCCTGCTGAGGCTCTTCGGCGGTGTAGCATAAGGGAAATGCGCCTATCCTGAACCGATAGGAGATCTCAGTGTAACTCTGAGCACCAATGACATGCTCCGGTATCCCAAAGGCAGAGGACATAGTCTCAAAAACTATGCTAGTGTCGGTTCGAGTCCGACTCGGAGTACTTTATGGTCCCTTAGCCCAATGGCAGAGGCAACAGATTTAAACCCTGTTTAGTATCGGTTCGAGTCCGATAGGGACTACTTTACACATCATGCCGGTGTGGCGGAATGGCAGACGCGATGGTCTTAGGAACCATTGTCTTCGGGCGTGCAGGTTCGACTCCTGTCACCGGTACTCGCTTGACATCTACTAGCTTCAGTAGTACGCTGTTACTAACGAAGGGAGCAAGCAGATGGATATTGTTACAGGAATTCTTGCTTTTCTGGGAACGGCTGGTCTTTTCGGTCTGTTCATCTTCTTCATGATCCAGAAGCAAGGCTGGAGGTTGGCACAGATTGTCGCAGGTGCTATCATGGGCATCCTGCTTGTGTCTAACTTTCCAGGACTTCCAAATGCAGTAAATGACGGACTGACAGGTATTGTCAATTCGTTTAAGAAGTAGTAAGATGGGCTTCGGCCCTATATGCCACTGGTGTACCGGAAGCATAACTGGCTCCAACCCAGCGGGACAAGGTTCGACTCCTTGGTGGCGTGCGTATAATTTGATAAATTAACAAACAGCTCTTCTTTGAAGAGCCTTATTCCCCTGTAGCTCAACGGCAGAGCAGTCGACTGTTAATCGACCGGTTGTTGGTTCGAATCCAGCCGGGGGAGCTTGTGCCGTAAGGCACACGAGCATTGACAGCGATGCGTAGTTGAGAGATACTTCATACAAGGGAAACCGCATGTGAAGGTTCAAATCCTTCCGGCCCGACTCTTCGGGACGTAGCTCAACTGGATAGAGCAGTGGTAAATATAAAAGCACTTTCAACGCCCTTTTCTAGCTGTCAAAACAACTTAATAGCCGATGCGTAGACTTGGGTTACTTCGCAACCAAATTATATGCGGCCCTTCGGTTCGATTCCAGGGTCAATGGGCTGGTGCCCTTTCCTAAGTCGCCTCTTTCTAGGCTAACAATTTAACAAGCTTTACCCGATGTGCAGGCAACAGTTACTTCTTCAATTATGGTGAAAACAAAGCACTGTAGCCGTTTTTTCTAGGGTATTTATTTTTACGAGTTCCGATGCGTAGTTGGGGAGTTACTTCTAATTTCCTGCTAAGAAAAAGTTACGGGTTCGAATCCCGTTGCGTCCACTCCTGGGCGTATGGTGTAATTGGCAACACTAAAGAAACCACGCTTCACGACGCCTTTTCTAGGAACTCAATTTTTGATACCCTCCGTATTCCGATACTGGAGGGTTTTATTTTAACTAATGGCGTACCACAACAAGGAGGATGGAATGGCTAAGTTCAACAAGACTGTAAAGACTGGTGTTACTTCCCCAGTAAAGTCCGCTAAGACTGCTCTCAATGAGTCTTTCAAGATGGGCTATGAGCGTGAGAAGAAGAGTGAGCTGTTCCTTCTTGCCGTTTCTAACTTCGTGGGTCAGGACACTTTCTATGAGAGTGCCCAGAAGCGTGATGACCGATTCGCTAGCCTTGTTCGTGAGGTTGCGGTTCAGGATCAGGCTTGGATCACCGGTTTCGTCAAGTGGCTTCGTAATGATGCCTTCATGCGCTCTGCGTCCATCGTAGCGGCTGCTGAGGGTGCCAAGGCACTTCTTGACGCAGGAACCATGAACGGCTCTCCTAGGGGCCTTGTAGCGGCTTCTCTAGCCCGTGCTGACGAGCCTGGTGAGTTCCTGGCGTACTGGACCAACAAGTTTGGCAAGAGTATCCCTGCTTCTGTAAAGAAGGGTGTTGCTGACGGAGCAAAGCGTCTCTACAACGAGTATGGTTTGCTTAAGTACGACACCGATTCCAAGGGATTCCGCTTTGCTGACGTCATTCAGTTGACTCACGCTAAGGCTGGAAATGCTACTCAGAACTCTTTGTTCAAGTATGCTCTTGACCGCCGTTACGGAAATGACGCTGTTCCTGCTGAGTTGAACATGGTGAGCACTCGTGCTAACCTGATGTCTGCTCCTGTAGAGAAGCGTAAGGCTCTCATTGGTACTGCTGTTGGTCGAGACACGCTCAAGACTGCTGGTATTACCTGGGAAGCTCTTTCCGGATGGCTTCAGGGTCCGATGGATAAGCAGGCTTGGGAAGCTGTTATTCCTAACATGGGTTACATGGCATTGCTGCGTAATCTCCGCAACTTCGTAGAGGCTGGTGTATCCAATGAGGTTCTTAAGGGCGTACTGGCAACACTGTCTGACGCTGGGCAGGTTTCTCGAAGCAAGCAGTTCCCATTCCGATTCCTTGCGGCCTATCAGGCTAACAAGGGAAATCTGAAGATTGCTGCTGCTCTTGAGGAAGCACTTGAGCACTCCCTTAGCAATGTTCCGTCTCTGACTGGACGTACGCTAATCCTGGTTGACCGCTCAGGTTCTATGTTTCAGACTCACCAGAATGACCGTGAGTTGACCATGGCTGATAAGGCTGCTATCTTCGGTTCTGCGCTTGCGCTTCGTGCTGAGGATGCTGACTTGGTTCAGTTCGGTTCTGCATGGGGTGGACGTAAGCCTTACGAGGCTGTAAACTTCCGTCAGGGAGATTCACTGCTTCCTATGCTTGACAAGTTCCGTGACATGGGTGGAACTGACACTCAGGGTGCCGTTCGCGGTAGCTTCAAGGGTCATGACCGCGTTATCATCATCACTGATGAGCAGTACAACGGTTACGGTGGCGATCCTCTTTCTGCTGTTCCTGTGAACACTCCGGTGTACACCTGGAACTTGGAAGGGTATCGTGTCGGTCAGAGTCAGTCTGGTTCTAAGAAGCGTCACACCTTCGGTGGACTTACTGACAAGGGATTCGAGATGATTCCTCTCATCGAGATGGGTCAGTCTCAGAAGTGGCCTTGGGAGAAGAAGTGAGTTGGTTTTGTATCTGGTGTAGAAACTGGGTTCCTTTCCCAAGGAACACCTGTCATCTATGCGGTAGACCAAAACCCATCAGTTGATTGGCAGAGTAAAATCTGCTAAGCTAGTAGTTCTACGGGGTAACTCGTAGAACAATGGGGCCATCGTTCAATGGTAGGACACCTGTTTTGCAAGCAGGTAATCGGGGTTCGACTCCCCGTGGCTCCACATCGCAAATCCTGAGAGCGGGCTAAACCGGTTACGCCCTTAAGGGATGATTCCAGAGATGGTGACTACACTGGATTAACAAAGTAGTCACACCTGCTCCGGTAGCTCAGTTGGCAGAGCAGCGGACTCTTAATCCGCGTGTCCTCGGTTCAAGTCCGAGTCGGAGTACAGTGTAGCTAGGAAGGGCTCTACAGCTTTGTACTGCATTCCCCCTACCAGGCAGCGTGCGCACCTGTCCTGGCCATAGCAGTCCTCTATGCGGTTCTTGGAGAAGGCACAATGGTGCAACCTCATGGACTTTTTTGATTCATTAGCTCAGTTGGCAGAGCAGCAGACTTTTAATCTGAAGCGCCTCGGTTCGAGTCCGAGATGAATCACTTTACAATTAGGAGGAAAGATGGCAGTACAACCAGGAGACTTTGGTCTAGTATCCATTAAGGGCGGAGTCGGATTATTAATCCGAATCGGTCAGTTTTTGAATGGAGATGGCTTCCGTGATTACGAACACGCCTTTATTTATATGGGTGATGGTAAGATCGTTGAAGCTGAGCCTGGTGGTGCCCTTATTTCCGACTTGTCTGAGTATGATGGTCGTCCAATTATCTGGTCTAGTGGACTTGTTCCCTTGACAGATGAGCAGCGCAACCTTATTGTTCAGTCAGCACTGGCGCAGGAAGGAACGCCTTACAGCTTCCTTGACTACCTAGCCATTGCGTTGTATCGTCTCGGTATCAAGCATCCGGGTGTGGCACAGCGTGTTGAGAGTTCGAAGCACTTGATTTGCTCTCAGCTAGTTGCGCTAGACTATGAACATGCTGGTATACCGTTGACAGACTTACCACCGTATCTTGTGACTCCTGGCAAACTGACCAACTACTTGCTAAGACTCAAGGGATACGCTAAGCTAGCCAAGCAAGTACAGCACAGCGGAAGAAACAGTGTAAACATTCAAGCCGCAGGAGATATAAGCATTGGCAGTATTCGCTAACATAGATAACATTCGATGGTTCTTTCTCTGTAAGAAATGCAAGCCACAACTAACGTCAGATAACTATCCGACAAAAGATAGGGCTGAAGCAGCAGAGCAAAAGCACATTAGAATAAAGCACGCAAAGTAACATGCGTCTGTAGCTCAATGGATAGAGCATCTGACTACGGATCAGAAGGTTGGGGGTTCGAATCCCTCCAGGCGCACAGGGAAATCTAAACCATGTTGAAACACACCCTATAAAGTCTTAACACATGGGAGATCCGCCAGAGTCTCTGATATCTGGCATTTTCATACCTAAAACACGGAGGCAACCATGTTTGGTCGTAAGAAGAAGACGAACGATTCGCTTACGGTTCTCAAGAGCATTACTCTTCAGAATCAGGCTAACTTTCAGCAGGTTTCGCTTGATAAGTCTCACGTTTCTCTTGTGAAGACTCAGGAGGCTGCTAAGGTTTCGCTTACTAAGCGAGGAATGGCAGGAAAGAAGTTTGCAGTCGGCATTATCGTGGATAACTCTGGTTCTATGGGTCCGTGGGGATTCAATTTCTACAACAAGGGTTATGTGCAGACGCTGACTGAGTTTGCTCTGGGCTATGCCTTTGAGGTGGACACGGATGGTCTGATCCCGGTTGGTGTCTTTGGAGATGGCTTCCAGTGGGCTTCTGAGGACCTTACACAGGACAACTACAAGGGTTTCGTAGCCTCTCAGGGCTGGAACGGCAACGGTGGCGGTACGAACACTGGTGGCGCTCTGGAGAAGGTTCAGGAGCTGTTTGACCACTCTGAGGATCTTAACCTCATTATCGTTGTTACTGACGGTATGCCGAATAGCAAGTCGCACGTTATTCAGCAGCTTGAGCTTATGTCTCGTAAGCCTTATGTTGTCAAGTGGCTTATTGTTGGTGATGACGCTGAGGCACTGAAGTTCGGTAAGCACATTGACGATAACCTTGCTGGTCTTGTTGACAATGTTGACACCAAGAACTACACTGGTAAGGACCTTGCAAAGCTGACTCCTGAGAAGTTTGCTGAGGACATGTCCGACGAGCTTGACACGTATGAGGTTGCAGCAAGGGACAAGGGTATTCTTAAGTAAGGAGTATTTATGTCACGTACTCGTAAAGATCGTCCATACTGGGTTATGAAGAATGATCCTGAGATGGACCGATATGCACGACACGATCATTTGGTTACTCTTCGAGAGCAAGTCGGAGAAGAGCCTGTTTACCGCAATGTCCTGGATAAGGATGGCTGGCACTGGAAAGAAGAAGTCTTGTACATGAGACCTATCTTCCGTACCTGGACAGAGACTGTCGATTGCACTCTTGACATCCCTGAAGAGCCTGTGTCAGTATGGAGACGTAAGACCCTCAAGGGTAAGACCAACGAAGATCGACTTGCTGAGAAGAATTGCTTCCACTGGTTGGAATACTATCCAAATACCAGAAGCAGCAAGGACTTCAAGCAGTTGACAAACGGGGCCGTACGCTCTAAGGTTAGACAACAGCTACACAGCGCGGTACGTGATTACGGTACTTATTGGGAAGACGACGACTGGTACGATGTTGATGTCTTCGTAGACAGCAAGCACGCTAGTAACGGATGGTGGGATTGGTAATGGCAGCAAAGGTGAACACTAAGGTCACTTTGCCCAGCGGTAAAAAGGGAGTTGTAACTACTCCTCCTACTGGAACACCTGGTAAGGAAACTCAGGAAGTCTGGGTTAAGCCTGGAGAGTCTTACCGAGTCCCTGCGAAGGACTTGTAGTAAAATTGGGGGATACGGGTAGACGCAGCCGCCGTATCTTAAATGAAGCAGGGACTCGCCCCACTTGCTCCAGTAGCTCAGCGGATAGAGCAATCGCCTTCTAAGCGATAGGTCGCAGGTTCGAATCCTGCCTGGAGCACGCCGTATCTTACAAGGAGGAATAATGGCTGATAGTAAGAAGCTCAAGCGTGGAGATCGCGTCAAGACGGCTGTTGGTGAGGGTACTGTCACCTGGACAGAAAGCTCAACTGGTCGGTTTGTCGTTGATAACTATCCTCACGCATTGTCTTCTGGGGATCTGCGAGAAGTTGTCAAAGAGCCTGAATCTGGAAAGAAGAAGGGTTTGTTCGGCCGTAAGAAGTAAGCTATACTTGTACAACGCCCTTCGGGGCACTTGCCCGATTAGGTTAATGGGAGACCAGTAGTTTTACACACTACATGCGGGGGTTCGATTCCCTCATCGGGTACGTGAAACCAAAAACACCAAAGCCCTATCCAGGGCCTAATAATCCGAAACCACCGAGTGGTCCTAGACCACCTTATAGAACTTAATACAATGGGGCTGGAAGGTTTCGACGTTGGCGAAAGCCGCACGCGGAGCACCAGCGGACCTGGGTTCGATTCCCAGCAGCTCCACTGGTGCCGGACCTAGATCACATGGCGTGGTAGCGCTCTGCAAAAGCGTTGGTTCGGGGTTCGATTCCCCTCGGTACCTCTTTGGAAACTTGGCTGAGATGGCTTAAGGTGCTCGACTGCTAATCGAGTGAAGGTAACACTTCCACGGGTTCGAATCCCGTAGTTTCCGCGCATGGAAGGGAAGCAAATGGTTAGCGGCTACGCTGGAAACGTAGTGAGGGTTTACCGCCCGAGCGGGTTCGATTCCCGTCCCTTCCGCAGCACTTGGCAGTGCAACCCTATGTGGTCTGCCTTTTATCGCGGTCTGGCCTAACGCCAGGGGCTCCGGTACTAAAACAAAATCAGTAGGGCACAATGGAGGAACTAACATCGGTGGCGTGGCACGGTCTTGAAAACCGTACGGTGTAAAAGCCGTGGGGGTTCGAATCCCTCTTCCTCCGCTTTGCTCCTGTGGCCAAGTTTGGTGAAGGCAGCACTCTTATAAGGTGAAGATCGTCAGTTCAAATCTGACCAGGAGTACGTTAGGGAGACAATGCGAAACATTACTATGGAGAACTTCAATGAGGTTCTTGAATCTAGCAAGCCTGTTCTTGTTGATTTCTGGGCTGAATGGTGTGGTCCTTGTAAGATGATGACACCCGTGCTAGAGTCTGTAGACAAGGAGAACGAGTGGCTAGACGTAGTGAAGATCAATGCAGATGAACAAGCTGATCTGGCTAAGCGTTATGACGTATCCTCTATTCCAACTCTTATGCTTTTCAAGAATGGCAAGATCGTTGAGTATCATGTAGGAGCCTTGCCAAAGTTCAAGATCCTTGGTATCATTAACGAACACAAGTAAGCAACAATCGGGCGTAGTTCAATGGTTAGAACGGCTCTCTGATAAGGAGCAGACGGAGGTTCAATTCCTCTCGCCCGGACTGTGACTGTAGCATAATGGCAATGCGCCACGTTGTGGTCGTGGTTTATGCGGGTTCAATTCCCGTCAGTCACCCCGGATGTGTAACCCGTAATTGGTAGCGGTGCGGCCTGTAAAGCCGTTGTTTCGACTCTGGGGGTTCAAGTCCCTCCGCATCCACGTAAGACCAAAAGAAGCCCCTAGCAGATGTAATGTCTCTGCTAGGGGTTTTTCAATACCACAAAGCTGTGGTATTTCTGTGACTTGTGTTACGAATGCATAACAATGTGGAATATGTGATTCTAGTATACTTATAAGCGAAATGTTCCAACCACATCCCCCCACAGGAGCATAAATGGCAGAGTCATGGCCAGATGACGGATTGATGGACCTTCAACAGGAGCACCTAATCCTAGCTAATCAACTTGCTGATAACACTCTTCAGCTTGAGCAGGGACAGCGAGTAACTGATACTCGTGTATCTCAGGCTCACGGAGATCTAGCTAATGGACAACGTGCAATTGTTGGTGACATCCACAATGCCGCTCACAATGTAATTAGAGAAGTATCCACAGACACACAGTTCCTGGACACAGGACAGAAGCTGCTTGAGATGGGCCAGCGTGGCATCGTAGAGGACCTAGGAAGAGGTTTCCTGGGTGTAGAGCGTGGCCAGGCTGCATCCGACCGCAACGTAGACGGGGCCGCAAGACACCTAGATACTGGTCAGCGCTTTATTGATAACAACCTATATCGTGGATTCCATCAGACTGAGCATGGACAGCGCGAAACCGACAGAAATGTAGATCACAATTTCCGTTGGAACGATCTAATTCTTAGAGAGCTTCAGCGTGAAGTTGATCGTGATACTCGTGAGCTAGAGCGCGGACAGCGTTGGAGTGACGAGAAGAATAGCGATAACTTCTACCGCACAGGACGTGCACTTTCTCACAACGCAGAAGAGAATGCAGAAGCTTTTGGTGACACTAACCAGCACCTAAGCGATGTAGAGCGTCGTGTAGAAAACCGTATGAGCGACCTAGACCGTAGAGTTGAAGTTGGACAACTGCGTAATCACGATGAGATTCGCTACCAGTCTGAGCTAACTCGTGAGAAGGCTGTAAAGAATGAGCTAGAGACTCGTCTGTACTTGCGTGACCGTGAGGACAGAACTGAAGATCTAGTACGTACAATGGCTGATCGCAACCTTGATGAGATGCGTGGATTCGAGCGTCGTTCTCGTGACGATGAGGGACGTACCCGTGACCTTATTCGCCACATTGAGGAAGAGGCTAATGAGCGTGCATTCCTAAAGGCACAGCTAGCAAACCAGGAACTACGCACAGAGCTAGCAATTGAGCGTGCTCTACGTCGTCGTCACTGGGATAATGAGCCAGTTAGATTTGACCCAAGAATCAATATCGTAATTGATGATGACGATGACGACAGACATCATCGTCGTGAGCGTCGTGAGTCTTCTCAGACAGTCTAAGGAGTAATGTTATGCCTTTAGACATTGGTTTCGCTTATCAGAATACTTCCACACAAACAGTAGTAGACGATGCTTGGACCTCCCTTATTGGTGGCCCAACTCAGCTACTGGGCTTGACAGTTGGTCCAATTGCTACACTCGTAGAACTAAAGGGATACGTTCTTAATTTGTCTAAGGACGAAGCAAGAATTCGTATCGTTGTAGACGGGGTAGAAGTAGCTCAAGGATCTCCAGAGAACCCACTAATGTATGTGGCAGCATTCCCAAGCACAACAATTGGTTTCCATACCATTGATTTCCAGGCCATCGCACTTGAGTGCGCGGAACTAGCTTTCGCTGGACCTGTAGGCTTTACCGCAATTGACTTCGTGACAATTACGGCGTAGTGAGCAAACCCCCCCTGTGACTGGGCTTGACAGGGGGGTTTGTCATGTCGTAGGCTGTACCACATGACAAACTTCACTACGAAAGATTCTGGATACAGAGAACAATATTCTACGGGTATGCAGCGGGATACACAGGATGGGAAAGCACGGTTTGACTTGCTGTTCCCTTTGGATGTACCCTACTCAGACCAGTTCTTCACACGGATTGCTGAATTGATGACCCGTGGTGCTGAGAAGTACTATGAGCGTAACTGGGAGAAGGCTATAACTAAGGAAGAAATATCGCGCTTTCGTTCATCGGCTGCACGACATTTCTTTCAATGGATGTCTGGTGATACTGAAGAAGACCATGCTTCCGCTGTGGTATTTAATCTGCTAGCTTATGAGACCACAGTTTACAAGATAAGCCAACAGGAGGAAGAACAATGAAGCTGTACGATTTGTTCGGTTATCGAGACTATATGCAGATGCTTGACGAAGGGTATGTGCGAGAGAACTTCCACCCTGAGCTTGATCTGCGTATCATCAACTACACGGAGAAGGCACAGTACGACAACGAGTGGAACAAGGTAACTGCTAGGTGCCGTGGCCTTATTATCAGTTCTGATGGCACGATCATTGCACGGCCTTTCGATAAGTTCCTGAACTACGGGCAGAACCAGGCTGACGTACTTCTTATGGATGAGCCTGTAGTAGTAACCGATAAGATGGATGGTTCACTTGGTATCCTGTGGAGTTACAAGGGTCAGCAGGGTATTGCGACGCGCGGTTCCTTTACGTCGGAGCAGGCTATTCACGCTACTGCGCTCTGGAAGGAGAAGTACAACTTCCAGGTAGCTCCGATGTGGACTTATATGTTTGAGATCGTCTATCCTCAGAATCGTATTGTGCTCAACTATGGTGACATGGATGAGCTGGTATTGCTCGGTGTACGAGACATTGAGGAAGGCGATGTGTTGCTTCCTAACGAGGTTGTAACGTGGCGTGGTCCTAGGACTCAGACCTTCTCCTACGGGACGCTCAGAGAGGCCCTAGCGGCTCCTCAGCGGCCTAATGCAGAGGGCTTCGTCGTCTACTTCCCGAACCTTGACTACCGAATCAAGGTGAAGCAGGAGGATTACGTAGCGCTACACAAGATCGTTACAGGCTTGACAAAGCGTCGTGTCTGGGAGAACCTTGTTGAAGGTCAGACTCTAGTAGATCTTATAGAGCTTGTTCCTGATGAGTGGCACGCGTGGCTGAAGCGGACATACAATGAGCTGATGTTTGAGTTTGCAGGTATCAAGCAGAAGGTGGCCGTTTCCTACCTTGCCGTGGAACAGGATCTCCCTATTGGATTTACTCGTAAAGAGTTCGCAGAAAGAGTAAAGGATATGCCTTATCGGAGTATGCTGTTCGGTATCCTGGACGGTAAGGACATCAATCCTGCGGTCTGGAAGCTGATTAAACCTAGCGCAGAGTAATTACGTTCCGTATACATAAAAGGTACTGGTCTAATGCTATCCTTATGGGGAAAACAGCATTAGACCAGTCCATATACAACCAACTTGGGGCAGGAAATCTGGAGAAATGAATCGGGTGACATGGATCTCATTGCTGTTGTCCCCTTTTCAATCTAGCCCCAAGCGAGTTGCTAATGACACAAGAACAGACTCCCACATGGTCAGGGGCGGTACAGAGAGAATTAGACGGTTTGCAGAGAAACGTTGAAACTCGATTTACGGATTTTTCCAGCCGCCTGGACAAACTATTAACACTAACTGAATATTACGCAGATAAGCATTCAACTGATATCCGTTTCGAAAATCTAAGTGAGAAAGTAGAAGATACAGAGCAGGACGTTACAGATCTAAAGAGAGAACTTAGAGATTCTTTCGAGTCGTTAAGACGTGATATCTTAGCTGAACGCCAGAGATACGAAGCAGCTATTAGCAATGAATCAACAACACGACAGACACAGCACACGGGGTACATAAAGGCAAGACAAGAGCAATTTAGATGGTTGATGTCCGTGGTTATGATCCCTCTAGCAATAGCGATCGTAGATCTGCTGGCAACAAAGAAGTAGTAGACACGTTGATCTGCATAGTGTAGGATGTACTGCACTATGCAGATCTTTTCTATGAAGGAGGCAAGTTGCATTCCGTAACGAACATTGCAGAGCTGGAAATTCTGGCTAAGGTTGATCAGGGTATCTATGACGTTCTGGCTAACCGATCTATTGGAAGAGCAGCAGCGGCTACCACCCTAGGTGAACAGAAGAATATCTCAGTATCTGAAAAGCTCGTTCGTACATGGCGAGAGAAGCACATTCCCATTGTTAAGCCTGTCACCAACCTTGGTGGCTATTCAGCAAAGACTATTGTGGTTATGCCTGACGTTCAGGTTCCTTTCCATGATGTCGATCTAGTCAACAAGTTCATTCGATTCCTTGGAGACTTCCAGCCGGACGAGCTTGCTCAGGTAGGAGACTTCACGGACTCTCAGGAAGTTGGCCGATGGGTTCGTGGACAGAAGCAGGAATTCGCGGGAGACCTTCAGGCAGGATTCGATTCTGCTAGAGAGATCCTTGGCGATATCCGAGATGTCTTTGATGGTCCAGCTTATGTTGTTCGATCCAATCACGATGACAGGCTTGAGAAGTATCTTGAGATGTGCGGTCCTGGTCTTGCTACCTTGCGCGACTTGACTATTGAGAAGCAAGTCTTTGACGATTACGATGTGAAGTTCATTCGTGATGCTGTCGTAGAGATTGCTCCTGGTTGGGTTATGTGTCATGGTGATGAAGGCTCGCTGAGTCCCGCTGCTGGTAAGACAGCTTTCGGTCTGGCTAAGAACAAGTTCGGTGTTTCTACCGTTTGTGGTCATACTCACCGTGCCGGTAAGACAACTGAATCCACTGGTTACAACGGAAAGATCCGTAACACTCTTACTGGTCTTGAGGTTGGACACTTCATGGATATCACTAAGGCAGACTACCTTAAGAAGAAGGGTGTAGCCGCTAACTGGCAGCAGGCATTCGGTATCCTTGAGGTTTATGGAGAGACAGTGTTCTCTCATCTTGTAGAGATTCAGAACGGTCAGTTCTCGGTGAATGGAGTGCTTTACTGATGTACACCCCTATGAAGGATCTCAAGGAGTTCCATGACACCTTTGCTCCACAGCAGAGGGAAGAGGAGTTCCTGAGTAAGACAGAGCGTCGTATCAATCTTATCTATGAGGAGTATGAGGAAGTCTCTCAGGCTATCATTCACCTGGAAGATACTCGACTGAATCTTACTTCTAGTTCTATGCACGAGGCTAAGGAAGAAGTCGCCAAGGAATTGGCTGATCTTCTCTATGTAGTCTATGGAACTGCTGAAGAGCTTGGTATCCCTCTTGAGGATGTCTTTGATGTAGTGCACGAATCGAACATGTCTAAGGTCTGGCCAGATGGAGAAGTCCACTACAATGAGTTTGGTAAGGTGTTGAAGCCAAACACGTACGTCAAGCCAGATTTGAGTTTCATCCATGACAATCGAGTTCTATAGACCAGTACATGATGAAGGTGATATCTGGAGAGAAGAGAGCTGGACTTTCCATTCTGCTCCAGAGGTTCCGTATGATGTGACTGCACTTGTACATGTTTCCTGTACGTATGTGGATCTCATTCATTACGCTGGACCTAATTGCCCTCACGTAAAGCAATAAGCATCTAGCCTACCCTGTAAGATAGGGGTAGGCTATTTGTCATTTATAAAGGAGATCCTATGCCACGAAGAAAGGCGGCCAGTCGAGTTCCGCCATTACATCCTAATCGTCCTCGCGCTGGTTCCGCATGGGATAGAACATTCCTGGGAACTGTGCCTGAATCCAATGAGGTCATTCCTCCGAGACAGAATAGCGATCTGAATGCTATTAGAGCCAGAGCAGCCAAGCTGACAGATCCGTATCTGGCTACTGAGATCACTCTAGCTATCAACGGTAATGACGCTGCTCTTCTTCCATACCAGCCAACCCCCACTATCAATCCTGGTAGACCGCGTACACTTGCTGCTGGTTATGATGAAAGAAGTCAGTCACTTCGTATAAAATTCAGAAACGGGGAATACTATACTTACTACAATGTTCCACAGTCAGTATGGTGGAAATTCCAACGAGCACAATCCCCAGGACGCTTTATCAATACCACCCTTAACTCATATCCATATTCGAGAGGTTTGACTTGATCCACAATAAGAAGCATGATTTAGGACCACTATTCGTACACGGCATCAAACTACAGAAGAAGTCTCCACTCTTCCATCGGTATCCTTCCCATGAGGTAGAGGAACCATACCGATGGTCCAACTCACTCATCATCCGTATCCCGTGGTGCCGTCAGGGCATTGTGTTGGGCCTGTGGCGCTCTACCAAGAGGTCAGAGGAGCAGATGCTTCTAGATGCTCTGGAAGGCCGTCAGATCAGCGATGAGGAGTTTTCGGATAGTGAGAAGGCGCATATTCGTCGCACTATGATTAAGAAGCAATTTACGGCAGAACAACAAGAACTACTAGTAGAGGCACTGGATATCTAATGAGATTTCTGAAGAGAAGAACTGGTGTTAACGACACCATCAAGAACAAACTATTAAAGAGACTCCGTTCCACAACAGATGGAGAACTGATCCGTTGGGTAGACAACATCCATACTGGTATCGGTAGAAACATTTCTGAAATGCGAAAGAGCCTCACCCGAGAAGATCCAAGTGAGGCTCTAGCATATATAGACGACACGCGTACTGGCGCAGTATCTTTGTTGGCGGCAATGCAGGTATTGGAAGAAAGAATTACCAGACCTTAATGACAAAGTAAACATACAAACCAATCGCTGACAGAACAGCAACCTTGAGCATCTTGCCAAGGAAGCCGATGAACTTACTGGTGTTAAACCAACGACCGAATCTTGTGTGGTCCAGCATGGAACCGAGTATGGCTCCTCCAAAGGCAAAAGCAAAGCCCTTAACGAATTCCATACCATGCGAAGGCTGCGGCTGAAAATCAAAGATTCCATCGTCTCCCAAGTGTGGGTTCATGGTGTACTCCTGAGTAGTAGTGATGTTAGTACCACTGTAAAGGTAGTACCCTGTTATGTCAACTCAGGTACAATATATTTGTTGAGAAATTAATCTGGAGAATTAGATGGCCACTGATATTGATTTAGATGAGCTAACAGCGGAAGAGCTGGAAGCCTATAAAAGTACGACTATTGATCTAGACCCTCGTTCTCAAGCATGGGTTGACTCTCTTGTAGAGAAGCTATTGCTATTCGCGGATGAATTATCTGGGCACCCTCTCTATGGATATCAGCGTCCATTTGCTGCTCGATTCATGGAGTCAGTCATCATTAACGATGGCGCTACAGTTACTGCTCTCTTCTCTCGTCAGTCAGGAAAGACTGAGACGGTAGCTGCTTCCGTAGCCACCATGATGATTATGCTTCCTCGCCTTGCCAAGGTTGAGCCGTTCAATGAGTGGCTAGAAGACTTCAAGGAAGGCGTATGGGTTGGAGCGTTCGCACCAGTAGATGACATGGCTAAGACTCTTTACTCTCGAATCATCTCTATGTTCGAATCTGAAAGAGCAAAGGAGATCCTAGCTGATCCTTCTATTGATGAGAAGGTACGTGGTCGTGGAGCCGAGATGAAGCTAGAGAAGTGTGGCTCTCTCGTACGCAGACAGACTGCTCACCCTCGCGCGAACATTGAAGGTAAGACCTATCACATTGCTCTCCTGGACGAGTCTCAGGTAGCTGACCAGAAGGTAGTAGACAAGTCTATCCGCCCTATGTTGGCGTCCACTAATGGAACCTTCGTTATGACAGGAACTCCTACATACGAAAAGGGAGTCTTCTACCGAGAGATTCAGCACAACAAGCGCAACGCTACTAAGCGCGGAGCGCGTACCAACCACTTCCAGGCTGACTATCGAGAAGTATCCAAGTGGAACAAGAGATACGAAAAGGCTGTCAATGGTGACATGCTTCGTATGGGATATGACTCTGACGAATTCAAGCTTTCCTACCGTCTGCTCTGGCTTCTGGAACAGGGAATGTTCACCACCTCTGAGCGTCTTGAAGAGCTTGGAGATAAGACAATGCAGATCGTAAAGAACTACAACACTTCTCCTATCATCATTGGTATCGATCCTGCCAGAAAGATTGACAGCACGATTGTCACTGCTCTATTCGTAGACTGGGATCATCAGGATGAGTACGGATACTATAACGTACGTATTCTAAATTGGCTTGACCTACAAGGACAAGACTGGGAAAGCCAGTATCATAGAATCGTAGAGTTCGTGTCCAAGTATAATGTCTGGGCTATTGGAGTAGACGTAGGCGGAATGGGAGATATCTTTATCTCTCGCTTGCGTGTACTACTACCGCATATTGAAATCGTAGATGTATCCTCACAACGTCCCCAGCAGTCTGAGCGCTGGAAGTATCTAAGAGAGATGCTGGACAGAGGAAAGCTAGGATGGCCTGCACATGCCAAGACAAGAAACTTGCGCACATACAGAAACTTCGTTCAGCAGATGTCGGATCTTCAGGTTAAGTTTGAAGGGCCGTACATGCTGGCAGAAGCGCCAAAGGAAGTCAATGCGCACGATGACTACTGTGACTCCTTGGCTATCGCACTAAGTATCATTCCCGAGAATATTCACGAGGAAGTAGAGATCTCTAATAATCCCTTTTATGACAGACGTAGATCTTAAAGGGTATTTAATGCGCTATCATATAAACAACACTAGTGTTTTAACTTAAGGAACTAATATGGCAGAAATGTATCAGGAGGCAGGACGTGCTAGTCAGCTAGCCCCTGCGCCTAGATTCCCTGAAAGAGATCGCGGTGCGGTTAACTACGAAGCCAAGGGTGCCGCAAATCCTGAGCGTCGTGGACCACTTCGCTTTGAAGAAGGAATTGCAACAGACACTGACGTACCTAATGACTTTCAGCTAGGTGCAATGCAGGGCTACAGAACCGCTCCTGGAAGTCCTAACCACAACATGAACGTATTTATCAAGCCAGCCGCTGAGACTATGCGTGAGCGTGCTCACGTAGGTTCCGCAGCATGGATTGACTCCGCTGGTATGACTGGTGAGTTCATGCACGGTGTAAATGTAGATGCCAACGCAGCTCGTAGATTTGAAGAGGTTAACCGTAGTGGTGGCCGTTACGAGCGCCTACACGGAGCAGTTATCACCGACTAATGAATAGCGACATTAAGAACAGATTCACATTCCATCCATCCACACCCAATACAGCAGCCCTTTATGAATCCATGAGAACAAAGGCTCTTGAATTGGCAGCGTGGATGGATGAGAGTGCTCCAGAAAGCCGAGAGCTTTCTCTTGCCCTGACCAATCTAGACCAAGCGGTTATGTGGTTCAATGCCGCAGTCGCTAGAAATTAAAGGATCGATATGACTTTTGTACAAGATCTAGAGGCTAAGTTCTCTCATTTAAAGAACGTAGCAGAAGACGATGTTCACGCTCTTATCCTAAAGCTTGAGGCTATCTTTAACCGCGTACACGTTGCGCAGGTATCTGACGTTCTTAAGCAAGCTGTGTCTTCTGACATTCACGCTGCCCTAGGACACATTGAGGCGGTTGCTGATGGTGTTCGTGCTAAGGCAGATTTAGCTGACGAAGTTATCGACGTTGTTACTACCAAGGTTGACGAAGAAGTCGAAGCTGCTGAGGCAGACATTGAGGAGCCAACTCGTTCTAGAAGCTCCCGTCGTAGATAATTAACCCCTTACACGAATAGGACATAACTATGGCCGTACACGGATCTGGTGGAACTCTTGTTGCTTCCACAGCCACTACCACTACTTATACAGGATGGGAGAAGTACGTAATCATTACTGCCTCCGCTCCTAGCACCGTTGCTGGAACTCTATCTGTAACTACTGATGGAACAACAGCTACTGTAAATGGTGCAGACAATGCTTCCGTTAGAATTCCAGCTTCTGGTTCTGTGACTGTTGCCGTGAAGAATAACTTCCCACGTCCAATGATTTCTACCACAACTCCACTAGCTACTGACCCATCTGCTGTTCCCGCATACACAGCTTACGGTTCAAAGGTTTCTATCATCTCTGATCTAGCTGCTCCTTACAGCATTGACCTAGCTGAGGACCCTGGAACTCTGCCAGTTTATAGCTAAGGAGTAAGCAGTGACAGTCTTTCATGATAGACGGAACGCTGCTTATACTGAATTGTCCGGAGAGCCAGTCGAATACATAACTGGTATCTCCGGACAAAACAATGCAGAGACCTTTGGCTACAGTGGTGGAGAGATGCCACCTTTAAGTGCCACTAAATCAAAGTATCCAGTAGACCAAACCACCTCTGTGGTAGATATGAGATAGGAATACTATGGCAGCAGTCAGAGCAAAGTCTGGTACGTTAACGATTAATACCGTAGCTGCCGTTAATTTCCCTCAGTACTTTGCAAATATAACGATCGTTCATCGCGGAACAACAGGAACTATCTGGCTTCGTACAGATGGTGTAGAGCCTGTCATCCTAGCCGATGATAATTTCCCTGTCCTACCTGGGCAGGCTGTAACATTCCCGAATGGGATATTGACTCAAGAACCAATTACTCGTGTGATCAGTGGAACTAGTGTTCAGTTGCTTTCTGACACAGCGGTTCCTTACACAGTTTATTGTTCTTAACGGGGAACTACTCGGGCACTTCCAACTATTAACTATGGTGCTCTTATGGCAACACACATCACTAGTGGAACTACTGTGGCAGCCACAGTAACCACTGTCACTTTTGCTTCCTGGTATCACAATGTCGAAGTAATCAATAGAAGTTCCGGCGACATGTGGGCGCGTATCGATGGTATTGACCCCACCATCGGTGGAGACGAATGCTTTTTCGTTGCTCCACTAGGATTTATTGATGTAATCAATCCTAAACTTCCACCCGAGCCAGCACTAGGAACAACATCTAATACTGTAGTAAAGATCATTTCAGCAGCCAACGCGACTTACACTATTCAAGCAGGTGTGTAATGGCGACTAGAGGCAGCTTCGGAGTAGGGCCACAAGGCGTTCCAGGGCTGTCTACAGGCCCTGCTGGTGGTGACTTGGGCGGCGTATACCCCAACCCTACTTTGCTGCCCACAGCGAACGTTCTGACGGTTGTAGGAGCCCTTACGCTAGACGCCCTAGCAGCTCCTCTTACCAACGTTAATTTGAATAGCCATAAGATTGTCGGGCTATCAAACGGCACAGCAACTAATGACGCTGCTGCCTTCGGACAAATTCCTACTACTCTTCCACCTTCAGGCAGTGCTGGTGGAGATCTAACAGGTACGTATCCTAATCCCACATTGTCTGGGACTGCCAATGTCAATACAGTTGTACGAGCTAACCGTCTAGATCAAATGGCTGTCACTCAAGCTAACATCTCTATGAACAGCAAGAAGATTATTGATCTTCAGAACGGTACGGTTTCTACCGATGCAGCAAACTTCGGACAGATCCCAACCACTCTGCCACCTAATGGTGCGGCTACAGGTGATCTGTCTGGTACGTATCCAGCTCCTACCGTGGCTAAGGTAAACGGTGTAACGATTTCTGGTACACCTTCTGCTGGAACACAACTAACTGCTACGTCTGCTACTACAGCCTCTTGGCAACCAGGTGTAGCGAGATCAACCGGAATTCTAAATGGTGTTCTACTTACTATCAACAGTTCAACGTCTATTCATATCACCGCAGGTAAAGCACAAGTCGTTGACTATACAACAACACCTGGCTCTCCAACAGTAACGCTAGTTACTATTGCCGATCAGGTTATTACTCTGAATGGTACTGAACTAGCTAGACCTATCAACTGGTGGGTAGCAGATATCAATGGAACAATAACAAGTCTTGCTACTCAGCCTACTGCTGATCAACGCCGCTCATTGATTCAAATTGGTATCACTGCGGAAAACGCAGGAAGTATTGTCGTATTCGATACAGCTCCTATCTACGTCGCAGATGTTACGTCACAGCTATATGATCTGATCTTCGCACTAGGAACCTTTGTATCCTCTGGAGCAAATATTACGTCTAACGGTGCAAACCTTCAGATGAATCTAAGCGCCGGAACTATCTTTGTTGGTGGTAGAAACTACAAGAACGACATCTCTAATCCACACAACATTACGGTGCCTGCTGAGACACCTCTTACATTTAGACATATCCTTAGAGCTGGTTCAGGCTTGGCTCTTACATCGACACTAGATGTTACACACTTTGACAGCAGTGGAACATTGACACTAGTCGGTGGTGGAGCTAACTCCTCAACAGTTATGCGCGTCTATCTGTTTGGTACAGGGGCAGCCACTAACCAGGTAATTGTTCAATACGGAGATACTGTCTTTTCAACTCTTGATAATGCTGCTGCATCAATTAACACTATTGCATTCGCAGAAAATCCAAGTCTAGCCAGCGGTGCTCTATTGGGTTGGATGTGTGTATCTAAGTCTTGTACTAGTTTGCTAGATGCTTCTACTGCACGATTTATTCCGGCACATAGATTCGATCGTGATTAATTTATGGTAAGCTATACCCCAAGAGACACTAATTCGAAGAACAAGGTATTTAAATGTCAATGACTTTCTACTCTCCATCAATGAGAGCCGCAGCATCAGACCTAGCAATTGCAGTTTCGCCGCTAGGTCTAGTTGAGTTGTCCGATGAAGAGTTTGAAATGCATGGTCCACGTCTTAATAGATATGCAGAATATTGGGCTTGGTACCTTGGACACCACTGGGGAACTCGTCGTGAGTTTGGTGACCCACAACTTACCTTCAATTATGTACAGGCATTTGCCGACTATATCAATAGCTTCTGTTTCTCCAGAGGTATTTCCTTTGACACCGTTAAGCAGTATGACCACATCGTGCCTGCATTGCTAAAGCGTATTTGGCAGCAGGATAACAACATGAAGGCAGTCACCTGGGAAATGGGTCAGCAAGGAGGTATCTCTGGAGATGCTTTCGTTAAGGTGGCTTATGAGTCTCCTTGGACTGACGAAGCTGATAACTACCATGCGGGAAGAGTACGTATCCTTCCCCTTAACTCCGCCTATTGTTTTCCTACCTGGCACCCACACGATAGAGATAGACTCCTAGAGTTCAAGCTTAAGTATCGTTTTTGGGGAACTAACACAGAGGGTACAAGAAGCGTATATACTTACACTGAGTTAATTCGCTCAGATGTTATTCGTGAATACGTAAATGATGAACTGATTGATGAGCGTCCCAATGCTCTAGGTGTTATCCCAATCGTTCACATCGCTAACCACCCTGCTTCCGGATCTCCTTGGGGACTATCCGATGTGCAGAATCTGATCAGCCTTAACCGTCAGTACAACGAAACAGCTACTGACATCGCTGATATTGTGAATTATCATGCAGCTCCCATTACCGTAGTTATCGGTGCCAAGCCTTCTCAGCTTGAAAAGGGAACTAACCGTGTCTGGTCTATTGGTAACAAGGACGTAGACATTCACAACCTTGAGAACGGTGTAGAACTAGAGGGACCTCTAGACGCACTGAACATGCTTAAGGTCGCAATGCATGAGATGACTGGTGTTCCAGAGACTGCTCTAGGACAGAGTCAGGCTATTTCAAATACTTCTGGAGTTGCATTGGCTATGCAATTCCTGCCCCTTATGCAAAAGTTTGAACTAAAGAAGATACAATATGGTAAGGGACTACAAAAGATAAATGAGTTAGCACTAAAGACACTCTTTATTTTTGAACCAGAAGCTACTCTGTATAATCCGGATACAGAGGGAATTATCCAAGATGGTCAGCCACTGGCTATCGACCCGAGAGATCCACTAGTATACTTTAGTGATATAGACTGGCCTTCACCACTTCCTGTTGATCGCCTAGTTAAGTTGAATGAAATCGGCGCAATGATGAATATGGATCTCGAATCTCGTAGAGGTGCACTTAAGGATCTCGGTGAGCAGTTCCCAGATGAGAAGCTACAAGAAATCTTTGATGAGCTTCATGAGGACGCTATCCGTGATGGTGCTCTACGTATGCTAAGAACCCAGATCGATTCTGTAATTCAAGAATTGACCGGAATGGTTCCAATGCCTGACGGTACTTCAGAGCCAGTACAGCCAGGAGAAGACGCCCTAGGCAACCCTGTACCGCCTTCTGGTGGACCAGGAACTATCAACAAGATAGATCTACAGGACCTTGATGGGGCAGGCTCTATGGATGCTCTACGCGAGACAGTTGTCAAGGCATACGGAACCAAGCTAGGTTCACGTCAACTTCCTACCGATGACAACAACTAACACGTAAGATTGTAAGTAAATTCATTCGGGACATATTCGGAAAACACACAGTTAAATTCTAGGAGATATTAGAAATGACAGTTCCAGCACAGCCAGGTTTGGCGGCAGCAATTGAGTCTCCAAATCCACAGGATAATGGTGCTCAGAGCCCAGCTCCTTCCCCAGCAGCTTTCCAGCATGGCGCTACAGGTGAACGTACATTCACTGAGGCGGACATTGCGGCGGCACGTAAGCAGGAGAAGGACAAGCTATATGGAGAGATCACTTCTCTGAAGGATCAATTCACAGCGGCTCAGAAGACCCTGCAAGAAATTCAGGATCAGAAGGCACAGGAACTAGCAGAAGCTCAGCGTAAGCAGCAGGAAAAGGAAGCAGCAGCACAGGCTAAGCGCGAAGAGGAGATGTCCGCTAAGACTCTCCTTGAGACTAAGCTAAAGGAGACAAACGATACTTGGGAGTCTCGCTTTACTCAGCTTCAGCAGGAGCGTGAGCAAGAGCGTGCACTACTTGCCAAGGAAAGAGAATATAATGATCTTGTAGATTATCGTACTTCTCAGCTACAGGCTAATGCTAATGACATCGCTCCACAGTTCCACGAGTTTGTTGTGGGCAATGACAAGGAGCAAATTGATAACGCTATAGCAAGAGCTAAGGCTGCCACGCAATCTATCGCAGAAGAAATTGCACAGGCAGCACGTCAGCAGCAGCCACAGCAAAGAGGTGTATCCCCTACAGGCTACACAGCCCTAGGTCCCCTAGAAGGTTCCGTGGGTCAGAAGACATACTCACCAGATGACATCAATAACATGTCTATGGCTGAATACGCAAAGTTCCGTCAGGATTCGGGACTTGCCGGAAATGACGCTGCGAGATCTCGCGGCCTATTCGGCTAACGTTTTTAAACACCATGGGTACGGCTTTGTACCCGAACCCAGATAATAGATAAGGATCGAATATGGCCGGTAGTGCTATTACGGGTACACCGAATATCTCTGGTGCCCCAACCGCTTATCCAGGTGGTTCCTCAGCTCTTTCTCCTGCAATTCAAACTATTTGGAGCAAAGAAATTTTGTTCCAGGCAATGCCGATTTTGAGATTTGAACAATTCGCAGTAAAGAAGACAGAGCTTGGTGTAACACCTGGTCTTACAATTAACTTTATGCGTTACAACAACCTAGGCAATGCTTCACAGCTTGTTGAAGGTATCCGCATGCAGACTGCTCCACTTACAGCTAGCCAGTTCAGCATTACCGTTGCTGAGCAGGGATTCGCTGTAGCCGTGTCTGAGCTTCTATTGAACGCATCCTTCGATGACGTAATGGCATCTGCCTCTCGTCTTCTAGGTCGTAACATGGCTACTTACCTTGACGTAAGTGCCCGTAACACATTGCTCCAGGCTTCTTCACAGCTATTCGGTTACCAGAAGGACACCGGAGCTATCAACAACCAGGTCTTCTACAACGTGGGAACTGTTGGAACATCCAACGCTTCTATGACTGGAGACTTCAACCTAACATCTCAGACTGTATATGACGCAGTCGAGACTCTAGCAACAAAGAACGTGCCACGTCTAGGTGAGACATATGTCTGTTTTGTCCACCCTCACCAGTCACGTTGGCTACGTAACGACCCTCAGTTCATCGAGATGACTAAGTATGCGGCCCCTGGTAACTTTATGCTAGGAGAAATCGGACGTTTGAACGATGTCGTATTTATCGAGACAACTCAGGTTCGTAACGTTGTAGGTGGAGCTGGAGCCGGTTGGACAACTGACACCACTACTGGTGGAGTTACAACAGGTAACGGTGCCGCAAATAGATATGACTCTATCTTCATTGGAGACAATGCATTCGGTCACGCTATTTCTCTTCCTGTAGAATTGCGCGATGGTGGTATTCTCGACTTTGGACGTGAGCATGCCCTAGCTTGGTATGCTATTTGGGGACTTGGTCTGATTACTGACATTTCTGTAGTTATCGCCTCTACCAACTAATTTGTACCTTCTGTCCGATTCGGACGTACCCCTCCTCAGTGATCCCCATACTGGGGAGGGGTTTCTTTAATAACATACGAGACATTTAATCTGGAGAATAGAATGCCACCACGTAAGCGCCCCGGTGATATGACCGGTATTGAAACTGAGCGTCTTCAGAAGGAAAACCAGGAAGCACTCAAGGAACGTGCCAAGGAAATCTCTATGATGGCTGAGGTTCAGGCAGAAGCCGACTCAAAGCCAGTTGACTACTCTAATGGTCCTATTACTTCTGTAGTAGAGCTAGACGTAGATGCAGAGATTCAGCTTGAGGAACCTACAAAGACAATTATTCCGCTGACCACTCTTGAACAAGTAACCTTCGGTGCCGGGAAGCATTATGACTTTGAAGAGGGACGTAAGTACGTCGTTCCTGTAGAATTAGCTCGACACCTATCAAGTAAGGGCCTTCTTTGGGAAGGCGGCTACCGCTAAGGGAGAATAACAAATGTCAGGTAATCTAACTGATACGACAGATCGTGCCATTCTGAATTGGGTTACAGGTACGACACTGGGTGGATGGGCTCCACCAACCACAGCGTATATCGCATTGCTTACTGTGGACCCTGCTACAACAGCTATTACTCCAACTGACCCACAGTTATCAGAGCTGACTGAATTGGCAGCTACAGGTTATACACGACAAGTTGTTACCTTTACAGCAGCCACTTCCCCTAGTCAGGGAACAAGTCAGATTCAAAACAGCAATCTTGTTACCTTCGGACCGTTTACGGATGCCTCTGGTTCTGGAACTCCTACTACTTATGGGGCGCTAGTCAACGTGGCATCAGGTACAGCCGGTGAAGTAATCTGTGTATGGCAATGGGATACACCTATTACAGCTCCACAGAATCAATCTATTACTATTCCGATTGCTAACCTTACCTTCACACAACAGTAGGTCTCCATGCCATTTACAACACAGGACATGATTAGTCGCGTTCGTGTGGAGTTGGGCGATACAGGAGCACCTTTTTCTGATACGTTTCTGGGGACTGGGATGGTATCCACTTACGATCTCACAGACTTCAACATCTGGAATGAGACCGTAACGTGGATTCGTAACCAGTCCCCAGTAGTATTGGTAAAGGGAACGGACTATGCAATGAATTACCAGGAAGGAAGAATCTTCCTGACCGGAGCACCCGCGCCACTTCCACAAGGTGATACCCTAGTAGTATCAGGATATTCAGGCGGAATGTTCTCAGATGATGAGCTATCCTCCTTTATCCAAGATGCAGTTCTTCAGCATACAAATGGAAGAACAGCCAAGACAAGATTCAAGGATGCCAACGGTTTCGTCAAGTACGTAACTATCCCTATGGATCTGTCCAACCTCCCAGAGGTGGAAGGTACCTTGGTAGCCCTCAGAGCCACCATAGACGCCCTCTGGGCACTCGCTACCGATGCGAGTACCGACATTGATATTTCGTCCGCAGACGGGACCACAGTGCCTCGTAGCCAGCGATACCAGCAGCTACGTGAACAGATCGATGGAATGACTGCGCGATATAATCAACTATGTGCAATGCTTAATGTCGGTCTTAACCGCATTGAGATGTCTAAGATCCGTAGAGTATCCAGAACTACTAACCGTCTGGTACCTATCTTTGAAGACAGAGAGTACGACGATTACGACTTGCCACGTCGTCAGTTGCCACCAATTGATGCACGCGACGAAGATTCAAGCAACCTGCAATCACCTATCTTCGGTGGTATGTGGGGGCTATAAACTAATGAAGGCCCTTATAGATAAGGATGTATTCAATGGGAAGAATAGGGTGGAAAGGCGGCCGATTCTCCGTTGATTTCGAAACATCTGAAATCTATAGGGGCCTTCGTGATTGGCAGCGTTGGACCGGTGACCAGATCTACTATTACCGTTTCGCATATGATCAGTCCACAGTAGATCCTGTATACGGAGAAGCAGCAGGACCATTAGGCCGTGTTTACTTCGGTCCTAACAATGTTCCTGCTCTGCACGTTATCCACGTTGAAGGCGATAACGATAACACTGAGAATGGTTTCTACTACAACGACAGAGCCCACGTAACGCTGTCCTTTGATCAGCTAAAGCGTATGGGTATGGACAAGATGGATCTGAATACTCAGAACTATCTCAAGGATCGCTTTGTATATGACACCAAGGTATTCCGAGTAACCAGTGTTCAGGTTCTAGGACAGATTCAGCAGAAGGACATCATCCTTTCTATTGACGCTACTCAGGTAAAGCCTGATGAGATGGTCAACGATGTTCAATTCGCTCAGTACGCCTCACCAAATGACAGACAGTTCTCTCAGAGACTAAGTCTGAATGATTCTAACTATGATCCATATGTCAGTGGTCAGGGTGTATACCCACTTAACTACAAGGTAGACAATGGAACAAGCAATCTAACCAAGCTAGTAAATCAGGTAACACCTACACTGCGTTCCCCTGCCTACAACCCACCTCCTTCCCCTGGAGGATACGGAGAAGGTCAGTACGGATCAGGACCATACGGAGGATAAGAATGACTATTACCGTTCCTGTCAAGGGACAGACAGACTGGGATCTTACGCTAAACAATGCTCTCAATGAATTAGAAGAAGAGATAAGCAACAAGACTACTGGACCAGTTTCATCTACAGACAAAGCTATAGTAAGATTTAGTGGAACATCCGGATCAGTAATCCAGAATTCTAATGTCGTAGTAGACAACGCAGGAAATCTGAGTACTCCTGGAACTGTTACATCTACTGGCGTAGCAACTGTAGGCGGACTAGCTTCTCTAGCCAATGCGTCTGTTACTGGTGACCTATCAGTCATGGGTACAGCCAAGGGATACAGATTCCGTACTGGTGGAAGCAACCTAGATCTAGAAGCAACTGGAACAGACCTCATTGTCTCTAACTGGTCTGGTACTGCTTTTGACGGTAATCAGAGATCTTATCTGCGTCTGTCTGCTGATGCACAGAACATTCAGGCTGCGGGTAAGATTGAATTTGTTGATGCCCTCTATGGTGCTACTAAGCACACCCTTGACGGAGCAGCTAATCAAGTAGGTTTCTACGGAGCATCCCCAGCAAGCAAGCCATCTGTAACAGGTTCTCGTGGAGGCAATGCGGCACTAGCAAGTTTGATTACAGCACTGGCTACATTGGGTCTGGTTACTGATAACACAACAGCTTAAGACGGAGCACTAAATGACTTATTCGCCTATTGCTAAGGGCACAACTAATTGGGATGTGCCCCTTAACTCTGCACTAGCTAGCTTGGATGCAAACATTACATCCTCTGCTAGTGGCGCACTTCAAAAGGCAAACAACCTTTCAGATCTAACTAATGCTGCACAGGCCCGTGTCAATATCGGTATGGCTGCCAGTGCAGCCGCAGACGTGTCCGTATATAACGTAAAAGATCATGGGGCAGTCGGTAATGGCGTAGCAGACGATACCTCTGCTCTCCAGTACACTCTAAGCCTTGCATCAGGAAATGGCGGAGGAGTCGTTTACCTTCCGCCTGGCAACTATAAGATCTCTACAGCCTTGACTACCTACAGCAAGGTAACCATGTTAGGTGCTGGACCAAACGCTACGACTATTACTCAAGCCAGCACAACCGCTCATGGAATTGTGGGAACGGATCTAACCTTCCCTGCCATCAAGGAACTTACTCTTACTGGTCCTGGTTCAGGATCAGGTGCGGGAATCAGATTCATTCTGTCTTCCAGTGCAGCTACAGTCTTTCCTACTATTGAGAATGCAATGGTTCAATCCTTTGGATCTCATGGACTTTCTATTCAGAACTCCATCGTAGGTACCTACTCAAAGGTAATCTCTCAGAACAATGGTGGAGATGGTTTCCATATTGTCGGACAGACATTCCCTTCCGCTGCTGGAACATCTAGCAACTTCAATGCTTGCTACGCAAACAACAATACGTCTAGTGGTTTTTACCTGTACAACATGGTTTACTGTGCACTAAGTGCCTGTGCTGCTGATGCTAATGGAACCAACGCTTATCTGTTTGATACCTGTCAGAGTATTTCAGCCCATGGTTGTGGTGCTGAGTCTCAGGACACTAACTCATTCAAGATCACTGGTGGCTTCGGCATCGGACTTTACAACAACTGGATTTACCAGAACAACGGTATTGGTATTTACGTAACTGGTAATGCTGGAAGCGTTGTGCTTTCTGGTAACACCGACAACACTCCTGCTGGTGGAGCTACAAACTTCATCAAGGTAGATGCGGGATGTCACGTTGCTCAAACAATGAATCACAACACCACAGCAAATAGCTTTGCGTCTGGCACAACTAATACTCTTGATGACACTGCTGGTGGAACATCTATTCAGGGATATGCCTTCTTCAATAATCAGATTGAAGCTGTAGGAAATATCACTTCTGATACTGGAAATCTACAGGCAGCTAATTTCCCTTCTGGTGCATGGACATCGTGGACTCCTACATGGACTACAAGCAGCGGTAGCAATACTCCATCATTTGGTAATGCTGTAGTAAGCTGTGCATATACAAAGATTGGTCGCACAGTCTTTTATCGCATGAGCATTACATTTGGAACTACCACTAACTTTGGTGCTGCTCCTACAACTGGAGATAACTGGTGGTTCTCACTACCATTCACAGCCGCTGTAAACGGTGCTCCTATTGGTACATGGTCGGGTCGTCCTGCAAGCTCCACATCTGTCAGAGGTAGCTTAACAGCCGCTTCCAGCGGTACAGTAATGCAGCTAAACATTGATACTGGTGCGCCTAACGCTGTAGCCATTACTAACGTTGGTGTTGCTGACTCCTTGTCTCCATTCACTTGGGCGAACACTAACGTATTTTCAGCCACTGGTTTCTACGAAGCTACTTCTTAAGGAACACTAAATGACTTATTCTCCAATCGCTAAAGGTACTACCAACTGGGACGTACCGCTTAACGCTGCTCTAGCACAAATCGATTCCACCGTTACTGGTAATAACAGCAATGCTCTTCAGAGAGCCAATAACCTAAATGATCTAACTAACTTAATTCAGGCCAGAAACAATCTAGGCATCAGCGCTGGTGTTGTTCAGGGAGTTAACCAGTTCAACGTAAAGGATTATGGAGCTGTAGGAAATAACGTAGCTGATGACACTGCTGCTATAGCTAGCGCAGTTTCCGCAGCTAATGCCACAGGTGGAATCGTATACTTCCCACCAGGTAAATATCTAATCAATAGTGGAACCGGTTTTTCTGCTGGTACTTCTGGCGTAGTTATTATGGGATCAGGACCAGAGATCAGTTCAATCGTTATCGGTTCTGGCTTTACTGGAACCAGCCTATTCAGCTTTACCAAGGACAACTCTGGTGTCCGAGACATCAGCATTGACGGAGCCAACCAATCCAGCACTACGTCTAACCCTGTCGCTCATGCGGTAACTGTTACAGGTGCTGGAGCATTCAAGGTAGCCAACACAACCTTCACTCGTATCAACGGTTACTGTATTCGCGCTATTGGTACAGCAGCTAACACCTTGCACGGTGGAATGATCTACAACGTGAAGATGCAGAGTTCTGCTGGTGGAGTTTATATCATCTCCGATAACACAGCCACAGCAGCTAACTTCCTAATCTCGAATCTATTCACTCGATTCATGGGTGTTGCTTCTGGTGGTAGTGCAAACCTTGACTGTATTCACATTGAAGACTCCTGGGATGTTCTACTTCAGAACTGCTTTACTTGGATGCAGGCTACCCTAGGTGGAACTGGTGCTTCTCTTCGTGTTAAGGGAAACTGTGCCGCTACCTTTATCCAGAACCTTGACGCTCTAGGTCCACAGACTGGAAATAACGTAGTTATTGAAGATGGTCCTAACGGATCTCCTCAGAACGTACAGATCACTGGTGGAGTTATCCAGCAGGGTAACGTAGGTCTTCTGATCACTGGTGGAGCTACACAGATTCGTGTTAGCACAATGCGTATTATCAGCAACCAGACACATGGTGTTTCTATAACTGGAACTGGTGTTGCGATTAACATTGAGCGTAGCTTCTTCTCGCTTAATGGTAATGGTGCAACTGGAACTAACTATGATGTGAACTGGTCAGGTACAGCTACTGGTTGGATTACTTCTACTCGTTTCGCTTCACCTATCGTGTCCACAGGTACCGCAGGAGTTCAGTTCTCTGTCAACGTAGCCGCTGGACAGGCCGTGAAGATCCGTGATGCTGAATTCGCTGGCTCTGGTGCTGCTCAGGCTAACTGGGTTACAGCCTTCCCCTCAGTCTTTTCACATGCTGAGAGCGGTAACTATGAATCCTTTGGAAACGTAAACTTCAGCTTCTCTGGTGCAGGACGTGTACAGCTTGCTCCATCAGTTACAACAAACTCTGTTCTATCTACTAACACAAATGGAACAGATGCATTCGACCGCTTCCGTCTAACTGGAGATGGCGCGATTGCAATTGGTCCTGGTACAGCTACCAGAGATACCAACTTGTATAGAGAATCTGCGGGAGTACTGAAGACAGATAACAATCTATCCGTTGCAGGTAATGCCCTCGGTATTATCAAGCCGTCTAATCATGGCTTAGTAGCCTGGACCTTTGATCCTGCAAACGTATCAACAGGTAAAGCTGGAACTGCTGGAACTGTTTATCTAGCTGCTGTACAAGTCAACCAGGCAATGACCGCTACTAAGATTCTCTGGGGAATCAATACTCAGGGTGCAACTATCACATCCGGACAGAACTTTGTCGGGCTATACAACTCCGCAGGATCACGTCTGGCAACTGTAGGAGTAGACGCACGAGTAACAACCACTGGTATGTTCACTGAAACTATCAGCGTTGCGGTAACACCAGGACTCTACTGGGTAGCCTTTGTATTCAATGCAACAACAATGCCGCAGGTTTATAGAGGGCAGGATTTGAATGCTACTCTTATGAATGCTGGTATTTCTAGCAATGCTCTATTGCGCTATGCCACAAATGGTACGAGCCAGACGTCTCTACCATCGTCCATTACCCCCTCTAGCAATGCTTCAGCTCAGTTCGCATACTGGGCAGCGATTGGATAAATATGTGGTTATTCAATGAGGACAAAGCCATGAAGGAGAAGTTCTCTAACCTGGTGGTCACTGATGTAAATGCTCCCGACCAAGGTAGACCTGTACAGGTTATCTGGCTTGACGCTGATGTTGAATTGACCAACCTTACTTATCCTTCAGTAATTATTGCGAATACTGGAATTTCTTTTGATGCGGAGCGTGCTCATGCGGGATGGGCACAGCTTCCATATACACCAGAGAATTTCCCTGACTGGATCTCAGATGACAATGAGGATGTAACAACTTCTCCTTACTGGGCTTTCACTCCTATCCCGTATAATATTGATTATCAAATAGAAGTGTTATCTAGAAATAATCAGCATTCAACATTTCTCACAGCAGTTCTCGCAGGACCAGACTACTTAAGTACTCGTCATGGATATCTAACAATTCCAGAAGACGGTACTATTAGAAGGCTGGACCTTATGGGTGGTCCTGAAAGACAGAACACTCATGACACAGATGGCAAAAGAATTTTCCATACTGTCTATACCGCGAGAGTTTCAACCGAACTACTTCCTGTCGAAATCAGTACCTACTCTAAGGTTACAAAGGTAGTGGACACTATCACTGTTCTACCGCCACAGGTCTAATCTATATACTGATAGTAGCCACTACTTTCAATTAGCTAGGAGATCAAATGACTTATCAGCGTCCTGGGGTATACGTTAATACCTCACTAACTCCATTGTCTACGGGAACAACTTCCCCTGGGCAATCTACGGCTGCCTTTGTAGGAGTTCATACACAGGGACCTACACAGCCCACCCTTATTACAAACTGGAATGACTTCCTAAACATCTTCGGTGGCTTTGGTAACGGTACTTCTTACTTGCCTTTCGCTGTATGGCAGTACTTCGCTAACAACGGAAACCAGTGCTACGTAACTCGTGCGGCTGCCTCTGACGCTGTAACAGCCGTTGAGACACTGAATGACCGTGAGGATGGTGTAGGAGCTGTACAGCCTCCTGCCAACGTAATCGCTACTCCAGCGGGAACTACTACTCCTTCTTACACTTACGAGTACACCGTTACCACAACCACTTCTAGTGGAGAGACTGATGGTGGAACTCCGGTAACTGCTGTAGCTAATCAGGTATTGACTTCCACAAATAAGGTAACTCTTTCTTGGACTGCCGCAACTGGAACCATTACTGGATACAAGGTTTACCGTAGAAACTTGACTCTTGATGGTCCTACTTCTACACCGCTATTCCTTTCTGCTGTAGCATCACCAACCGTTACCTTTACTGACGATGGTTCTTATACTCCTGCTGGAGCTATCCCAACCTTCAACAGCACTGGAACTGCTGTACCTATCCTTAAGCTTTCCTGTGTTGCCGTTGGTGCATGGGGAAACAACATCTATGTAGATATCACTAACAGCTCAACTGGAGCTGGACGATTCAACCTACTTGTTCGTTACGGTGGAACTGCTGATTCAAATATCGTTGAGAGATTCCTTGACGTAACTATGAATCGCACAGACGCTCGTTACGCTGTAGCTATGATCAACTCCACTCTACTGGGATCTAAGTACATTCAGGCTTCTGATCTAGGTACTTACACCACATGGAATACAGACATCACTCCACGTCTACAGAGCGCAACCGCTTTGTCTGGTGGATCTGATGGTGTAGCAACTCCTAGCCTTCTAACAGCAACACAGAGACTAGCAACAATTCAGGGAAACATTGACCTGAATCTTCCAGGTGTAACAGATACCTTGACTCTGAATCCTGTTCTTGCATGGACAGACGCTCAGCCAAATATCTTTACCGTTGTAGACGCTCCACAGGCAATCATCGGTTCTGATGGTGTTACTCCTTCTGAGGCAGCAACAGTAAACAATTACCTAGCAATGGTAGTAGGAAATGCTGAGATCGTTCCTTCTCCACAGGTAGCTGTATACGCTCCTTGGCTACAGGTTCCAGACCCTATCTCTTCTACTCCTGGTGCAACCAGAAAGCTTCCCCCTGGTGGAGCTGTCCTAGGTCTTTACTCTCAGACTGACGCTCAGTACGGAGTACAGAAGTCTCCTGCTGGAGTAACCATTCCAGTTCAGAGAGTTGCTGGAGTAGAGCTGCCATTCCAGAATTCAAATCTAGATACACTAAATACAAATGGTGTTAACATTATTCGTAACGTATCTAGCTATGGTTTCTGTGTAATGGGTGCAAGAACACTTCTACCTAATCAGCCTAACCGCTATGTCGCTATCCAGCGTACCTTGATGAGCATTACCGAAACGCTGCAAGACATTACTCAGGTAGCTATTTTCGAGAACAACAATTCAGCCCTTTGGTCAAAGCTAGGAGCTATTGTTACTCAGTACCTACAGGGAATTTGGCAGCAAGGTGTTCTTCAGGGTGACACTGCTGACGCAGCCTACTTCGTACAGTGTGACGCTGGAAACAATACGCCTACATCAATTGCTTCTGGTGAAGTTCACGTTCAGGTTGGATTGGCTTTGAATAGTCCTGCTGAGTTCATCGTTATCGATATCAACCAGATGGCCTCTTCATCAACCACTTCATCATAAGGAGTAACTAAATGGCTACGTCTCACGCGTCTCCGCTAGCCAAGGCAACGCCCTCTATTGCCCACTTGGCTACAGACCCACTAAGAAATTTCAAGTTTAATGTAAATATCATGCACCCCCGCCTTACTGGATTTGCTACTCTGGGATTCATGACCGTTTCCGGTTTGAATATCACCACTGAAGTAATTCCATATCGTGAGGGTGGAATGAATACCACTACACAGAAGATGCCCGGACAGTCCGATTTCGCACCTATCACCCTATCTCAGGGGGTTGCTGTCGGTTCGGGTCCTATGTGGAAGTGGATGAAGGAACTCTTTACAGTTCAACAGGGAACTGGTACAGGTGATCCTGGTAAGGACTTCCGCGCAACTGTAGACATCATGGTGCTTGACCACCCTGTAACTACTTCTACTGTTCCTGTTAAGGCTATCTATCGCGTCTATAACGCATGGCCAACAAGCATTGCATTCTCTGACCTAGACGCTGGAGCCAATGCGGTTCTTATGCAGCAGCTTTCCCTAGCTCATGAGGGCTTTGACTTTAAGCTTGCTACAAGCACAGGTCTAAACGGAGTTACCTTTAACTAGGATAGAATGAGTACTAATCTTTCGTGACAATATTTGGAGAACGTATGGAACACCAGATGCCTCAGTATTCAATGTCCTTCGATGACGATCAGGGGCAGGTAGTAAATGACAGCACAGATATCAATTCGTTAACGAAGAAGGTATTGCAGTCAATGAACTCTGCTCCTGTCATTGACGAACTTCCTGATACCTACGTAACACTTCCTGCTGGAATTGTCGTAGATGGAAGAGTGGATAACAGTGCTGAAGTTCGTGAATTAACTGGTGAGCACGAGGAGAAGTTGGCTAAGGCTCGTCTGTCTAATAACGCAGCCAAGTATGTCAATACTCTTCTACAGTGTGGAACAGTTTCTATTGGTGGACAAGAAGCCACCCCAGCACTTCTAGACTCTCTGCTTCAGGGAGATCTGGATATGCTTATGCTCGCTATTCGCAGAGCAACCTTCGGTGAGGAATTTGAAGTCTATGAAGTAGAGTGTCCTCACTGCCAGGAACTAAATGATCTAGAGCTTAACCTTAAGGACATTCCCGTACAAAAGTTAGAGGACCCCGAGACTCGGGAGTTTCTTATAGATCTTCGTAAGGGTAGACAAGCTAAGATCAAGTTCCCGACAGGTGCAGTTCAGAATGAGATCTTCAAGAACAACCTAACCATTCCAGAGATGAACTCTCTTACTCTTGCCGAGTGTGTTATTTCCTTTATCGAAAAGGATGGCACTGAGCTGAAGTCAACTGGTCTGGCAGATGTAAAGAAGCTAGGTCTAGCTGACAGAAAGACTCTTCAGGAATACATCTATGATAATCAGCCCGGACCACGATACGATCAGGTTACTGCCCTGTGTGCATCGTGCGAAGGAGAGGTTCCTGTCCCGCTAAATGTGGGTATCCTATTTCGTGAACTCTGATTACAAAATACTGTATAAAGAATATGAGCAGTTAACAGACGCATTCCATTGGCCTGTTTCAGAATCTCGTCAATTGACTTATAGGGAAAGAAAGCATTGGATTAAGAGATACTTGTATAAGCTGGAGCAGGAATACGAGCGAATGCACCAAGCTAATAACTCAACACAAGTCACCATGAGATCCGTAGGACAAGGTGTTACTTTCGGTGGAATGCCTTATAGGTAATATAATGAAAGTAACAACTTGACATTAGGAGACCTCAAGTGGCTACACCTACTCCGCCCAATACAGGGCCAAATATCGGAGCCAGCCGCTTGTTGGGGACCAATGGTCTTCAGCAGGCGGTTGATTCGTTAACGCAACAAGTTAATAGACTTTCACAGAGCGTCGGGAATTTGCAATCAGGATTCCAAGGCGCTGGTAATGCTGCACGAAATTCTGGTTCCGGAAGTAACGGAAGCATCTGGAATAGTGGTTCCAACCGTACCTCTTATGGTTCAAATGGTGGAGGCGGTAGATTCACTGTAGGTTCTCTTGGTGGTAATTCCTCCAATGGTGGAGGCGGAAACTTCGGTAACCTTATGGGCATGTCTCGCATGTCTGCAACCGTAGGAGCCATTGCAGGTATTGGTTCTTCCCTAGTCAACTATGCAAACAAGAACATGGCTACCAATTTCCAGTTGGATTACTTTGGTACAGCCTCTTCTGTTGCTGGTGGTGGAGGAAGAGCGGGAAACAATCTTGCTCGTGCTCTAGCAGTAAACAACAACATGGTTGGACTGAATGCTACTGACGTTACTAAAGCTGGATATGTAAATCAGTACACCTTCGGTAACGCTCAGTTCAATGGACAGGCCAATCCAGCATTCCAGTCAGGGATGCGTCAGGCTAATGCCTTCGCTTATGCCAACCCAACTCAGGGTGCATATGGTGGAGCGCTTGCAGCTCAGCAGACTTACTCAGCGCGTGCGGCTTTCGTAGCCCCAGCTCTAGGTCTTGCTAGTCCTTATCTACAAGGTGGAGTCAAGAACTCCATGCAGAATATCGCTGGTTCTATTTATCAGAGAACCTTCGGTAATCAGAATGTTACTAATAAGCAATTAAACGCCGCTCTGAGACAGGGTGGCTCTCTTGACGTTAACCTTCAGTACTTCGGTGCACAGATGGGTTGGAGTCAGGGAACTGTTCAGGAATACCGCAATGTTATTCAGGGACAGGTTGCAGCACAGAACAAGGGAATGTCTGAGACTAAGTACTACAACCTACTTGGTCAGGCTGCTGGTGGAAATCGTTCTGCGATTAATCAGCTAGCCAAGACAACGAACATGGGAACTTCTATGTTCGAGAACCAGAGAAATCTGAATGCCACTCGTCTTACTCGACAGAATGACATCCTGGATTCACTGGCTCCTGCATTCGATGCAGCAACAAAGGCAGTAGACAAGTTCAGTCAGGCTTTGACTCACTTCCTACAGGCTACACATCTTGATACTGCAATCGGTGCTTCCTCTGGATTCCTAGCACCCTTCTCTAACGCCCTGGGTGGCCTTGGTGGAGGCTTGGGAGCCGGTCTAGGACTCATGGGTGCCCGTGGTCTTATGAGGGGCGGAGGAGGGCTTCTAGGGCGTTTGGGAGGACTCTTCGGAAGAGGTGGTGCAGGAGCAGCCGCAGCGGGTGAAGGTGGTCTGATTGACGCTGGAGTAGCTGGAGCTGGTGCCGGATCAGGTGGAGCAAGTGTTATCACTTCCCTTGGTGCTGGTGGTGCTGCTACAGGAATCGGTGAAGGATTACTAGCCGGATCTGGATTTGGTGCTGCTGCTCTTGGTGTAGGAATTGGTGGGCATATGCTTACCAAGCATTTCATCAAGGATAAGAAAAAGCGTAAGTGGGCTAACGTCGGTGTTGACGCTGGAGCTGGTGCCCTTACTGGTGCTGCTATTGGTTCCGTTGTTCCTGTTCTTGGAACAGGTGTTGGTGCTGCCGTTGGTGGTGTTATCGGTGCTGGTATCGGTCTATTCGGTGGAGCAAGTGGTGAAGGTGGAGTAACTGGAACTACTGGTAACTCTGCTAGAAACTCTTCTGTACAGGGAGCTACTACAGCTTCTGCTGCACAGATCATTAAGAATGCTGAGACACAGCTTGGTGTTAAGTACCAGTGGGGTGCCGAATCTCCTGGAAAGGCATTCGACTGTTCTGGACTTACACAGTGGGCATACGGAAAGGCTGGAGTAAAGATTCCGCGTGTCGCTGCTGACCAGCAGAAGATTGGAACTAAGGTTCCAACAAACAAGACACAGCCTGGTGACCTTCTATTCGTAGGTTCTCCTGCTCACCACGTAGTAATGTCTATCGGTAATGGAAAGATCATTGAGGCTCCTCACCCTGGAGCTAACGTAACCATCCGTGCACTGAACCCAAGTGAATTCACTAGCGCTACTCGTATTGTTGGTTCTATCGGAAACATGAACTCATTGCTGAATGGTAATGAGGATAACTCTGGTGGAACTCTGAACAATCAGCAGAACACTTTGGGTGGAGACCTAGGAAACCTATCAGGTACCAGCGAGGCTCAGGCTATTGCTTCTGCTCTCGCAGGATCAGCAGCCGGAATTCCTATGGTGGCTGAAGCTAAGAACACAAGCAGCACAACATCAGCCGGAACAGGATCTAATCCAAAGGCAACAGGAAGTAATGCACAAGGACATTTGAAGTCTTACGCCAAGGCTCTATTGAATAAGTACGGCTGGGGAAATCAGTGGGATGACTTCAATGCTCTTGAAATGTCTGAGGCTGGTTGGAACGTACACGCTACTAACCCAAGCTCAGGTGCTTATGGTCTAGCTCAGGCTCTTCCTGCTTCTAAGTACAGCAGCGCTGGTAAGGACTGGAAGACTTCTGGTGAGACTCAGCTTAATTGGATGATGAGTTATATCAAGGGTCGCTATGGATCTCCTAGTGCAGCCTGGTCATTCCACCAGAAGAATAATTGGTATGATAAGGGCGCTTGGAGTATTGATAAGGATCAGCCAGCGACAGTTCACAAGGGTGAAATGATTATCCCTGCACAGCAGGCTGAGACTATTCGTCAGACACTTCTGAACAATACCTTCAATCCAAATCTTCAGAGAGCTGCTGGTGTTGGTTCACACGCTGGTATTACCTTCGGAGATATCCACGTCAACCTTCCGTCTACATATTCTGGTACCGCACAAGATGCCAAGAATGTGGGTAAGATGATTACCGATGCAATTGATGAGCAGCTTCGTATTAAGAATCTACAGATTGGACAGTAATGGCTAAGAAACTACCATCAGAGCCAATCTCTGGAAGCCTATTCCCCGTAATCAAGGGGAAGCCAGGAAACGTAGTCTTCCAGAATCCACCATTCCACCCAAACATCCTTGCGGTTGGTGGAGCGAACAAAGCGATTAACCCGCCTGGTAGAGATGACTACAACCCTGGTGCAGGTACTAAGAACTTCCACCGTGGAATTATGATGGCTGGTCACGGAGCTGTAGACGCTTCTAAAGATCCGTATCAGTACAGAGTTAATTTCCTGTACAACCCTTCCACCATTCAGGAGACTCGTTCCATTGATCTCAATGCTGGACAGCTTCCTTCATATGCGAGAAGCACAGACGATCCTGGTTCATACGCAACTGCGCTGAATACAGCAGTCAACTTCTCTCTTCTATTCGATAGAACATATGAGATGTGGGATAAGAGTTATGGAGAAACACTTGCTGGAACATTCGGAGTAAGAGTAGACGTAGAAGCTTTCTATAACCTTATGGGAATCAACTACTTCGTAGATCAGTCTGAGGTAACCGGATCAGCTCCATCTTCTATCAACTTCACTGGACCTGCTAAGACTACAGTTCAGGGTCCTATGCAGATGGTACCTACTCAGTTGATCTTCGGTAACAACTCTGTTGGAGCCCTTCAGTACTTTGGTTATGTGTCTACATTCGACGTTACATATACTCACTTTACTCAGCAGATGGTTCCTGTTCGTTGTGCAATTAACGTGAACTTCACAGCACTTCCATATCAGACATCGAATACATCTACTACTAAGAACAATGGCTAAGGAGAGATTATGACTATCAGCATCTACAGCAGATACGCAGATAATATTCTTATTCCTGTCAAGGATTCAAAGGCTATTACTCGATCTACTATCGTTATCAATCCTCCTAGTAATCCAGCTACCTATAGCATTAGCACCTACACTTGGCAGGTTGGTGATCAGATTGATTACCTAGCCTACTCAGCTTATGGTGATGAGACTCAGTGGTGGCGTATAGCCAATGCGAATCCAGAGATCCTGTTCTGGAATGACGTGGCCCCAGGGGCTCAGATAAGAGTGCCTAGTGCTTAATCCAGCTCCGTCATATCCATATTTCGATGTGTATATAGGAGGGTCTGATCAGCTCTCCTATTACACACCTTGTGTAAAGATTCTTCAGAAGACAAATACACATACGATTGCCCTACTAGATGTTGTATATGTAGGTAGTAATTTGAATTCCACAAGCAGTGCTTCTCTAAGAAAGTGGAGCTACCTAAAGGAATCAACACCTATTCAGATCAACTATGGTCAGCGTCCTAACTATGTCTATTCATTTCTGGGCTACGTGTCTTCTTATAAGCTGATCCGTACAGGCTCAGACGCTGGTTACAACGGCCTGACAACCTCTACCGTGCAGTACACCATCACTGGTGTCTCTCAGGTTATGCAGTCCACTAAGAACACAGCATGGAAGCACACGAGCCCATCTACTATCGCGGGAAACATCGCGGTACAGAATGGGCTCCGTGGAATTATTCACACCTATCAGTCAGCCATTGACTATCGTCTACAGAACACCAGTGACTTCAAGTTCCTGGCTCAGCTTGCAGATGAAATTGGCTACAGATTCTATGTGGATAATACTGATATGTATTTCATTAATCCTAAGCAAATTCTGGATAGAGGGAATACTAGAAATGTCCCAACGTTCTGGTCTCAGAATCAGCCAGGACTTTGGGACACTGTCAGATCATTCAAGCCTGTCGTAGGTACGATTACACCTGATGGTGGAATTGTGGCCAACAGAAATGTTGTTGGACTGAATCCAACTACCAGTCAGATCACTCAGGCATCCATGCAAGCTAGCGCTACTGACATAGCGGGTAGACCACTAGCTGACTACATCGATAAGTACTACACAGCAGCACCAGCCGAGTCTTACTACGAGGCTTCACAAAAGGTACTGGCCGATTCTCTTAGAAATGTCTACTGGAATACAGCGGACACAACGCTAAGAGGAGATGCAAGAATTCGTCCTAATACTCTGGTGAATCTTACTGGTCAGGCTCTGCCTTCAGATGATGGTGGTCTATGGCTAGTGGAAAGTGCTTGTCACTACATCACTAAGCCACCTCCATCAGGAAACAAGTATGCAGCAGAATACCTTACAGACGCTGTTCTAGTAAGGGATCATATCTATACTGCAAAGGTAGATCCGATTTCAGAAACACAGAATATTACAGCAAAGGTTCCTGCTAAGCTTGTAGGAAAGAAATGGGTCTCAACGAATCTAGGAGCGACGGTATATGCAACCTAAGTATGATGCTATCTACCGTGCTCTTGTCACCTCTACTGCGGACGCTACCAACTCAGGAAAGATCAGAGTTCAGTGTCCGCAGATAGCGGGACTAGCAGAGATCAGAGCAGCCGAACCAGTTAATCCGACTCAGCCTGTTCCTAAAGTAGGAACTACTATCTGGATTATGTTCAGCGGTGGAGATATTACTAAGCCTGCTTACTTTGGTAATTCCATTTGGAATTCTAACTTCCTTATTCAGGACTGGACTAACTTCACGCTAGTCAGCGGTTTCACTGGTAATGGAAATAACAATGGAACTCCGCAGTTCCAGGTGGTAAATGAATATGGTTCTCTGAAGGTAAACCTACAGGGTGGTATTAATATTACTTATCCGGGTGGAAGTATTGCAAACAGCGGAACTTGGTGTACTACCAATACCGGTGCGGGAATGCCTAACACTCTGCGCACTCTTCCTGGTGCCTGTTCTGCTGCATCTAGCACGGTCAACTCAGTAAAGATTGACTTCAGAACAGATGGAACCTGTGCCATCGTAGGTACAAACTCCACAACTAATCAACCGCCCTGGGCTTCTATCAACGGAATAAGCTACTACATTTAATGGGATAATAAATATGGGTTCACAAATAAGCATCCCGTTTACCGTTCTAGAAAATGGTTCGGTAGCGGTAGAAACTGATAATGACATTCAAGTCTCTCAGCGCATTGACGCTATTGTTTCCACTGAAATAGGACAGCGTGCTATGAGAGCAAAGATGGGACTTCCTCTGTCCAGACTTCTCTTCGATACTAGTAGTACCTTCGTAGCTGTTGAAATGAAAGAACTAGTTACTCAGCAGTTAAACGCATACGAGCCTGATATTGAGGTAGTATCTGTAGAGCCAAATACCGATCAGGCAAATAACGGAGTGGCCTCTGTGAACGTAAACTATCGACCAATCATTAGCGCAGCCACTACAAGCGCTGTTGCTAATACAGTTACAGTACTTGTTGGTGGAACAGTAAAGGAAGGAGCCGTAAGTGGCAACAGTTAATGGCGTACCTGCTATCGACTACACGAGCAAGGACTACACCGGATTCATTACTTCCATGCTGGACTTTGCTAAGACAGCATTTCCAGAATGGACTAATCAGAATCCTGGCTCACTTGAAGTAATGCTTCTAGAATCTCTTGCTCGTGAGCTAGACGTTCTTTCTTACTACGGTGACCGTATTGTTTCTGAAGCATACATCGGTACCGCTACTCAGCTATCTTCTGTTATCCAGTTGGCTGAGCTTCTGGGATACACCCCAGGACAGGCTCTAGCAGCCACAGGAACGGTTACTTTCCAGACTGCCACATCCTCTGGCTCTGTGTCTATTCCGCTCGCTACACAGGTAACTACGAATTACATCTCAAGCCTGAATGGTCCAATCGTATTTGAAACTACTCAGGCTGCAACAGTTCCAGGGAATGCGGGAACAGTAGTTGTTCCAGTTATTCAGGGCGTAACACAAGGGTCTGCTGTCTTTACCATCGGTAACTCAACAGCTACACCTTTCTCTATTACTACAGAGTTGATCGGAACCTCTGATGGTTCTGATCTACAGACATTTAGTCTGGCTAACAATCCTGTGGTGAGTGGTTCTATCACTGTCTACGTACAGAACCCTGCCTTCGGAACTACAAGCGGACAAGATCCAATCCTTCCATGGAATCAGGTGCAGTCTCTTCAGCAGTCTGGTTCATCTGATCTAGCCTGGTCTCAGACAGTAGACGCTAATGGCGTTGTCACTGTCCACTTCGGTGATGGACTTAACGGAGCCGTTCCGCCTGCTGGTCTGAACATCTATGCGAACTATCGTGTTGGTGGAGGAACTGTAGGTAATCTTGCAGCGAACTCTATTACTGATATTGCCTCTGCAATTACAGGCGTTACTATCACAGCTTCCTCTTCTACTTCAGGTGGAACAGCGGCTGAGACTATTGATCAGATCAGAACTAATGCGCCTCGTGCATTCACTACTCAGCAAAGAGCAGTTACATTAGCTGACTATGGTAATCTGGCTATGTCTTTGCCAGTTGTTTCACAAGCAAATGCTGTAGCGAATACCTACACCAACATCACGGTATACGTTACTGGTCAAGGAAATACTGTTCCAACACAGGCAACGCTGGACACTGTGACAGCTTACCTACAGCCACTGTCTCTAGCTGGAACAGTCGTGACCTGTACAGCAGCAACGCTTGTACCGATCAACGTAGGCTCTGGTGGAAGCCCTGTGCTTATTGGTTGTAGCTCTCGCTACAGTCCAACATCAATTCAGATTCAGGCTGTACAGGCTATTCAGAATCTGTTCGCTCCAGCTAATACACAGCTTGGTGGACGAGTAACACTCAGTTCCGTCTACTCTGCTCTCTACGCCATCCCTGGTGTTCAGTACATTAATATTCCGCTGTTCGTCAGAAGCGATGCCACACAGTCTGGTGCGGCTGATATTCTTATGCGAAACTTTGAATTGCCTACCGCAGGAAATATCATCGTTACTGTAACGGCAACTACATAAGGAGAAATGATGGTAGCGGTTTATCCAGCAGCTATTAAGAATTTTGCATACAGACAGGACTACACAGAGCTGGTAGAGGCTGCGGATGTTAACGTTTCATACGATGAGATCCGTGCGCTACAGACTACTCTGGGAACTAATCCCCAGCAAGAAACAATTGACGGAACACTGAAGAAGTATTCAAGTGTGAGTTCTCGTATATCTACAGTACGAAGAGGACTAGAGAATCCTTATGTAGGTGTAGCCGCACATGACATTCATGTTCCATTTAACAATGACTACATCCCTGCCTGGACATCCAAGGTAATGGACACACATGGAATGTGGAATGGTAGCTCTAATCTCACATGTAAGCGAGATGGAATCTATCACTTCGACTTCTATATCAGATGGCACAAGGACAGCGTAGTTACTGCGAACCTTCTACCAGAGTTTGACCGTAGTGGAAAGCTACAGCTAGAGGCGCAGTTCACTGGTTCCTCAGCCTTCCTGACATGTCAGACAGACTTCTTCCCACAGGGATTCAAGGACTTCGCACGTCAGTCATGTTCCATCACATTCCCATGGTATAAAAACAATACTCTTTACCTTCGTGCATACCAGAGTTGTTATAAGGCAGGAACACTTATTGCGACGGTATATGCTACTATCGCATATCTAAGAGACCTACCATCATAATCAGGAGTTTAAATGAGCCAAGGATATGGCGTTGATATTTATGGTTTGGCGTACTATGGATACTCTCAGCCACAAGATTACAGCGTAGCTCCTTTCGTTGCTAAGCAGTCAAACTATGGAGACATCGTTCTATCCTGGGCTTCTCCTAATACAACTTCCTGGAAGCAGCTACGACTAGTTAGAAGTACATACGGTTATCCTAATCATCCTGAAGACGGAACTACCCTTACTACTATCTATCCAGCAACAATCGTCAGAACGTACGATGACCCTCAGCTTGATGCTGGGGTCATCTATTACTACGCTATGTTCCTCTCTGTTGAGGCTCCTGCGTGGAGTTCTGGAAGTACCTACGCGCTGAATGCTCAGGTACTGTACAACGGTCTTTACTGGAGCAGTCTCCAGAATGGAAACACAAACCACACACCCGCTGCTGGTTCAGCTTACTGGACGTCTTCCAGTTACATCCCAACATGGTATCCCGCTGGATATGCAGCCACACTAGCCTTGGGTAACCAGGGTTATACAAGCTTGCTGTACAACAGAACGCCACAGCCATACAAGTCCAACACTTCAGATACGTTTTCTAACAGTGAAGTAGAGAATCAGTCTCTTTACAATTACGAATCTCTATTCGGATTCGGATTGGATATGATCAAGGCTGAGTATGATTCATACCTGAATCTCAGTGATGTGGATCTAGTTTCTGCTACACATCTGGATATCCTAGGTCAGCAGCTTGGAATCAATACAGATTATCTGTCTACTCCACAGCAAAGAAGACAGCGTATTAAGAATGCTGCGGTTAACTATCGCATCAAGGGTGAGACACAGAGTATTCATAACCTTATCGCTGAGCTAGCAGGCTGGGACTCGTCAATTACCTATGCTCCTAACCTGTACAACAGCGCTGATCAGACAGCCTTCGTGCACCCACAGAACGATGCATGGAATGCGAATACTACTTACTTCGTAGGTCAGAAAGTTCTGTACAACGGATATCAGTACAACAACACCACACAGTCAAAGGGACAGGCTCAGGCTCCTACTGGAACCACTGCCTCTAACACATGGTGGTCTGCTGCTCAAATCTATATCCTTGACAACACAGTCAACAAGAATCCGCAGACAGGTTCATACTCTACTTGGGGATTCACTGGAGTCAGCGGAACTACTGGAAGCATGGAAGGTGTACGTACAGGTCTACCACACCCAACAGATACGACTATCAATAACTGGAATGCCCTGTCCTCTAGAGCTACCAATAACCCTGGTAACAGCTTCTACAATCTGGATTCCACATTCAAGTTGAATACTCCTGCGTATTCTTCTGGTACTAACTACGTAATCAATAACTACGTTCTGTACACAGACGGATATTACTACCAGGCATTGAAGCCTTCTGGCCCTGGTACACCTTATGGAGCTAAGACACCTGGAACAGACCAGAACTTCTGGAAGCCGTTCTACTACACCACTTCTGATACTCCTAACATTGTTCGTGATGGTATTCCTATTCAACAGCTACCTGTATGGAATACATCTACCACTTACAACATTGGTGACTACGTTCAGTACCAGGGAATTAAGTATCTGTGTACCAATAACAATGTGAACTCTGCTCCAACAGGTTATTACTACTCAAATGCTAACTGGGTATTCATTTCACCTTCTCAGAGAACAGTGGTTACCTCTTCTTACTGGGCTCGTAAGGTAAACGATGCTGGAGCAAATACAACAGTTACCCCTTACTTGTACTTCTACGACAAAAAGGGCAACCTGATCAACAACACGTCATCTAACTACTCAGGCTACAACGTAGGCTCAGAGGGCGTACTAGCTCGTCTAGTGGACGACTATCCAAACATGGCAGGATCTACCGAGACGTCTCTAGCGAACGCTCAGACGGACGGTACGCTTGCTTCAAGCACATGGGTGACTGTACCTTCAACGTCAGGAATCTGGCGTACCAGTTATGGAATGGCTTCTGTTGATCAGACAATCGCTGGAACAACAACATATGTCTATTCCACAGTTGACTGCGGTACTCCTTCTGGTCGTTTTGGAATGACATTCGTTACTGATTACGTAGACACAGCGCATAAGACTCATGGTCTTATCTTTGCTAGGATTGATTCAAACAATTTCTACTACGTAACACGTACAAGTTTGCGTCAGGTAGTCGCTGGAGTTGACAGCCTTCTAGCTTCATGGACACGTCTGCAAAATGGAGACCGTATCCTTGTTGATGCGGATACAGATATTGATGTGTTTAAGTACAAGCGCACTGGTGATGGTGCTCTAACTCGTATCGCTCACTCTGTTGGTACAGGACCAGGCGATACAGGAATTGTTGGTCGAGCCGGTTTCATTCAGAAGTATTCAGCATCAGGAGCACTATAAATGGCAAATCCAAAAATTAGTACCCTAACCGATATCTTTCAGGTAGATGGTTTTGGTTTCTTTGGCTTTGGTGACGGGGGATTCGGTGGTTCATACGAGCTGCCGAATCCTCAGTGGAACACCAACAGCGGAAGCTACGGCTTTGATCCCATAGTAGGTCGTCCTTACATTGAGGCTACTAATACACCAAGCTATGTCGGTGCTTCTCTATATGATCTAGAAGAAAGCAGCTTCTTTGCCAAGGTAACTCCAGCTCCTTCAGGTACTGGTGGTATTCAGACTGGTCTTCTGATTCGTTTCGACAGACACAATTATGTCGAGATGTCTTATGGACCTAATGGCCAGTTCAATGCTTATGTGTCTATTGATTCCGATATCACTGTTGCCACTATGCCTGAGTATGACGCTACGGCTCATGCCTTCTGGAGAATTCGCAACGAAGATCCTGTAAACCTATTCTTTGATACATCTCCCGATGGTCAGACATGGACAGAACAGGGCTTCGTTCCTTTCCAGTGGGACATCACCAGCGTAACGGTATCCTTCTTTGCTGGTTTCTCTGGGCTAGAGAATCCGTATAACCTAGCGTACGTATCCAATATCAATACTCCTGCTTCTACCTTGCAGCTTTCAGGTAGCGTTAACGGACGTACATCTATTGGCGGAGCCTACAGAATCACAGATCCAAATGCTTTGTCTGGTTCTGCAAATGCTCAGGCTGGTTTCCGTGGAAAGTTCACAGCTACTCTGGGTATTCCAGAGGGCGGACTTACCGACTTCGCTTTCAATTTTAATCTACAAAGTGTTGATCCGGCTATCCTTAACCAGTGGACTCCTTCTAACTTCCTGAACTTCACAGGTACTAGCACTACTCTTAACTCTGCAAGTTGGCAGAGAGAATTCAATGCTTTCCAGATCCCTATGCCTTATAGAGATGGAAGCTATTTCCCTCCTGCTGCTTATGTAGATACTCAGTACAACGTCAGCTTCTCACCTGACACTACCAATCAGAACCTGATGACCAGTGTTCAGATGGAACAGACATCAGGTCTGGATAACAGACTGCCTATCGACGCTTCTCTTTATCAGAATGGCTGTGCCTATTCTGGAAGCAGTTGTAGCATTACCCGCAGTTCCGAGCATGCTTTGAATGGTCAGTACGCTGGAAGAATCTCTAGCTCTACTGCTCCTATCGCTATTGGTGACGGTAACTTGGCTTACTGGTTGATTCCTCAGCGTAAGGCAATGGTTTCTGTTAGAAATGACGGACTAGGTACACAGGAATCCTTCTTCGGAAGTGTTTATTTCTCTACTACCAGAGCGAATACTATTTGGTTCGCTAGCATGGTCTATTACGATGTGAACTGGAATATCATTTCAGGTTCTACATCAGGTAGCACGTATACACATACCTCTATCACTAATAAGAACACCCATCCTGGTGGAGGAGTGTGGAGACAGGGAACTGTCTATGACAACAACGTACCAGCCAACGCAGTATACGCTGCGGTTGTACCAGTCATTCAGAATCCTTCCAGCCTAGCTGAAATCACCTATGTAAGCAATCACTCTGTGACTACAGCTTCTATTGGATTCACTGAGACACCTTCTGCTTATCAGCACCCAAGAACAGCACAGATTAGCGTAAAGGCTGACCGTGTGAACTACGTTCTGAATTCTGGATTCAATGCAGGATCTAACTATTGGTTCAATGGAGTTGTTGGTGTATCAGGTTCTCCTATTCCAGGAACAATGGTCTGGGACAGCACAGTAGGTTACGGCTCAGCAGGTTCTTTGAGATATGACGTTGTACCAATCAGCGGTACCTTCACTGGTAACTCTGGTTCAAAGATCGGTCTAGCCACACAGGCTAACTTCAATGGTGGATCTAGACAACCTGTTGTCCAAGGACTGAAGATTGGTCATACATATACCGTCACAGCTTGGGTTAATCAAGGCGATAACTGTCCCGATATTTACATGGATTTCCGAGACAGTAACTCACTAGGTTTGACAGGGGTAAGTACAAACTCCACCAAGATTACTAATCCAGAAAGAATAGATGGAAATTGGACCAGAATCCAAGCCACTTATACGGTTCCTCCATCAGGATTAAGTGAGTATTATTTCTACTTCTATGTGAAGTTCCCAGATCTAGCTCATGCTCCTTTCTCATACTGGATTGATTCAATCATGGTTGAAGAGGCTGTTGATTACCAGGGATACTTTGATGGTGGATATGCTTCTGCTGATTACAAGTGGGAATCTGGAGGAGCAGTTAACCTTTCTCGTTCTTACTACTACAAGGACTATGGAAATAAGTTCCTAAGACTTAATGCTGCACTACCTAATGTTCTTCCAGTAGGAGAGTATTACAATCTCCTATTTGCTCAACCAGTTTAAAGATAACTAATTAAAAGAGAGAGATATAGATAACCTATATCTCTCTCTTTTTATTTATATACATATATGTTTAAGAGGGTACTACGCTACCGTCCGTCCGTCAAGTCTGCTATGCTGTCCTCTCAACTAAGGAGAAACATGGAATTTATCATAACCTGCCTAGCTGTGCTCTGGGCTTGGGTGTTAATTAAGAGCTTTTTATATTCATATCTTTACCAGATACCTGACTGGTTGATCCACTTGACAGTCATCCCTGGACTGGCGTACCTTGCTCTACATGCACCAGCGCAGTACGTACTGATCGCTGCTGTTGCTGGTGGAGTACTGCTACTTCATGGACTAGTGACTCAGGGTATACCCGCAGTTCGCAACACAGTCACGAGACGGAGATCAAACATTCCGCCTCCGCCTTGACAGATGCAGACGAACCACCTACATTCGTAGCAACACAAACGCCAAGGAGGCACTGAATGACCCGCGAGTTCGATAAGGACCTGACCATCATGGTTGTAGGTTCCGGCAACGTTACCATGCAGCACCTGGAAGAGTCCATGGCTGAGTGGATCTTCGGTCCTGTGGAGGAGCGAGAGGTTCACGTTATCCTGCCTCTGCTCTCCAACATGGGTGGTGCTCTGCGCAACCTGATTAAGCTGGGTAAGGAGTGGGAGTTTAAGTTCACGGCTATTCATCCCACTGGCGTTTCAATGACGAAGGAGATCTCTGCTCTCCCCGAGGATTCTTTTATTCACGTTGATCACGAGCGTGAAGCCCTTGAGGCTGGTCTGTCTCTTCTGACTGCTGCTCACAGGGGTGGCCATGAGACTGCATTCATTCATGCCTATAACCCTGAGAACACTTATGAGAAGGACAATCCTGCCCTCTCTGACTTTGAGATCATTGGGGATGCCAAGAACTATCAGTGGCTTTCTACCCTGAATCTCTGTGAGGGTCTGGTGGATTCCTTTGAGGGATACAAGTCTACGGATGAGATCCTGAAGGAGGAGAGGCTTCAGCGAGAGTTTGAGGAGAAGCAAAAGGCTGAGGAAGCTGCTAATCCCGCTCCTGAGAAGAAGGCTCCTGCGCCCCGTAAGCGGGCTGCAAAGAAGGTTGAGCCCCAGGAGTCCAAGCCGCTGGTTACAGAGCCTGAGAAGCCCCTTCAGGAGCCGTCTGAGCCTATCTGTGCCTGTGATGAGCAGACTCTTCTTCAGGTTCACACCAAGGAGCGTTGCTATGATCTTGAGACTGATCCTCGTAACGAGTTGTCTGCTGACGTTCCTATCGTCATCGGTCCTGCTCCTGACATTCAGGAGGACATCCGTGAGGCTCATGCTCAGGTTGAGAAGCGCAATATGGTTGCAGTCTCTCGTGATGATCTCGCTGAGCTGAGTCAGAACATCAAGGAGCTTACTGGTTCCTTCGGTAAGATCATGGACACGTTCACTCGCATTCTTAAGGATGGCTAATGGTATTTAAAGGCCGCTGCCAGAGAGATATGACTTGTATTCTCGATAACGGCCACCTAGATGAATGTAAATTCACTAAGTGGCCAACGGCAGAAGAACTAAAAAAGCTGAAGCAAGTTGGTGGAGATCACTATGAGAAGATGGCTATCCAGCCATGGGAAGTGATCGAACGTGGAGACCTTGACTTCTGGGAAGGCAACGTGGTTAAGTACGTCATGCGTTACCGAGCCAAGAATGGTCTAGAGGATCTTAAGAAGGCTCGACAGCACCTTGACTACTTGATCGAAAGGGAGCAGAAGCATGGCACTAGCTGATTTCGTCTTTGAGATTAAGATGGACGAATGGCCTGAGTGGATCGGCAATGAGTTGTATTCCACTAAGGATCTCGCTGAGTACTTTGGCATTCAGGATTTTGAGAATACCTTCTACGATAGGTATTTCGCTGACTATCCTGACGCTGAGTCGCCTGGTGAATTCAAGTGGGAGTTCGTCAGCAAGGGTCTCTACCACCTGTATGAGGATGGATCTCCTACGGGTGTCTCTATGAAGTTCCGCCATGTATATTCAGGAGGTAAGACGTGATTGTTCTTGCTGTAATCGGTGGAATCGTAGTCGGAAAGTACGTCATTCAGGGATTCACAGCTCTATGGATTCTGCTTAGGTGGGGTAAGTGACATCTCAGGATATCTGGGATGACTTGTGGGGATCTCCAAAGAAAGAGGAGGTCCCCGTTAAGTCTTCCTATAACTCTGTAGCACTAGCCAGATACTTTCAGGATCAATTCATAGGTGCCCCCTGGCATTCTGGATTTGGTATGGTAAATCTTCAGGCTCTAGCTGCTCAGTTTGCCAAGTGGAAGTCTCGCACGGACTCTGATACAGTCAAGGCAATGATCGATCTCTACATGACAGACGAGTCTCTGCGCGGGAAGAATCCCGGTTGGACAGACTTCCTTGGACATGCTGAGGCGATCAATGCTAAGCTGACAGCGAAGCCTGTCAAGGACAAGTGGGACCTGATTGAAGAGGAGTGGGAACGACAGAATGGCAATTAAGCTTTCAGATGAATTCTATGCCCAGCGATGGGAGCAGGCCAATATTCCTATCAAGTTCCGTGGAATCCGACTCGACAAGTATGAGTCTCCCCATGCCTCTGGACGTGCAGCTAAGGAAGCTGCTCTAAGTTTTGTAGACAATTTTGAGGAGCACTATGTTTCAGCGAAGCGTGCTGCGGCGGGTATTTTTCCGGATAATCGAAGCAACGTTGGTCGCGGTCTGCTTCTTGCTGGCCGTAATGGTACTAGGAAATCCACTCTGGCGAATGCTATTTTGACAGAGATTCAGTATCGCAGTCCTTCCTATCGAGTCTTCTACATTCGATTCTCTGACTGGAAGAAGGCACTTACTGATACCTTTAGCAAGGAAGACACAGAGGAGAAGACAAAGGGTCGCAAGATTCTGAAGCTTGCAGAGCTGTCACACCTGGTGGTACTGGACGATATCGGACAGGAACACCGTACTACCTCTGGCTTCACTGAGTCTTCCCTTCATGAGCTTCTTCGTGTACGCTACGAAGCAGCTCGACCAACTATTGTTACAACGAACATTAGTATGTCGGAGATTCCAGCAGTGTACGGAACTTCCTTCGACAGTTTTCGCCATGACGCTTTTGACCCCTATGTAATTGTGGGTCCTGATACTCGAAAGACCGATAATTAATGACTGAATCCAATAACATTTTTGACCTCCTTGGAAAGATTGATTGGGAGGGCGGTATTACCGGAGTCCTGGACTACGGTATGCGGGACATTGAGGATTACGATGTCCCTGATACACTCAAGGACGCTTGGGCAGACATGGTAGCTGTCTACCAGGAGTTTGAGGGTTGTATGGAAGATGTGTATGCTGAGTTGCACCGTGCCGAAAATGGAGAGGAAGAGGAGCAAGAGTAATGGATGCTTACAAGGGAGTAGTTGAGGTCATCGGTATCCTGACGGATAACGGTATTACCATTCCTGACAATCCGTATGATGAGCGAAGCCTTGAGGAGTCTCTGACTGATTTCCTTGAGCGATTCTTCGAAGAGGCGTACAGTGAGGGTCAGGAAGACGAGAGTGAAGTCACCTATGACCGTGGTTATGACTCAGGTTATGACAGTGGTCGAGAGGCTGGCTATGAGGAAGGCTACGACGATGCTGTAAGCTCTGTTCGTAGCGCGCTTGATCTGTAGTTCCAACAGGGTTTCCAGGAGACTGGAGGCCCGATTGGAATTATCGATAAGGAGGAGAAATGCGAAACATTATCCTGACGACTGGACTTCCCGGCTCAGGTAAGAGCACCTATGCACACAAGCTCATAGCTCAATCAAACGGTGAAGTCATTGGTGTTTCTCGTGATGAGATTCGCAAGATGATTGGGTGCTTTCCGATTGGTGACAAGAACCAGGAGGATTTGGTATCCAAGATTCAGGATGACATCATTGTCCGTGCTATTAAAGAAGGTAAGGGAGTTATCGTTCACGATACCAATCTGAATAAGAAGTCTCCTACTCGAATTAAGAAGCTTTTCGATGGTGATGTTGAGTTCCTTATTGCTGACTTCACCAATGTTCCTATTGATATCTGCATTGAGCAGGACATGCGACGTGAGAATCCTGTGGGTGAGACGATCATCAGGAACATGGCCAAGCAGCTTCAGAAGCCCTGGAGACTGACCCCAGAGTTCATGAACGATGTCGTTCTGTCAGCGCCTCTAGAGTACGATCCTGCCCTTCCTTGGGCTGTTGTATTCGATACTGACGGTACGACTGCACATCACAACCGTTCACCCTACGACTACGCTCGTTGCTACACCGATTCGGTTGATCCCAACATGCGTATGCTTCTTCGTATCATCAATGAGCAGGGAGCATTCGACAGGATCGCGCTCATTGGTATGTCTGGTCGTCCTGACACGTGGCGAGACATGACAGAGCAGTGGTACAGGACCAATCAGATTTGGTACGATGAGTTCTACATGCGTGAGGCTGGAGACAGTCGTAACGATGCAGATGTCAAGCAAGAGATGGTCGACAAGTACATCCGTGGTAAGTACAATGTCCTGATGTGGTTCGATGATCGTGATCGTGTTGTCCGTCGTCTGCGCAAGCTAGAGATTAAGACAGCACAGGTAGCTTACGGAGATTTCTAATGCCACTAAGTCCAAAGGAAGAGCCTAAGTGCCCTGACTGCAACTGCGACGCTACTTCATGTCAGTGTGGTAGAAAGAAGAGTTAATGGCTAAATGGGGAAAGAACAATCCGAAAGATGAACTTATCCTCCAGCGCTATGAAAATGGCTCTTGGATATTCGTTGAAGTGGTAGGTGTGAACGGTGCAGCTAGAAAATGTAGAGGCATAGCCAACAGGACAGGGAAGAAACACCGTGTCTGGGATACCGGGAAGAGTGAAATTTACTGTGAGTGCGAATGAAGTTACAGCAGAATAAGAATTGGTCCTACGATCGCTTTACTGATGATGCTGATGTAGTGTGGAAGGTGCATAAGGCTCACGTTTGTGACGGAGAAAACTGCGCCATCCATAATCCATCAGATCATCCATTAAAGAACGCTAAGACAATCCTTCGGGTATGGAGTCCCTTTAGTTCTAAGCCTCATGGATTCGTTGAGCGTTTCTGCGAGCACGGTATTGGACACAGTGATCCGGATAGTGTAGCCTTTTATGCGAAGCAAGGGAGTAACGGTCATGGTATCCATGGCTGCGACGGTTGCTGTACTGGAACCTACGAGGAGATACAGCGTGTCTGATGTAATATACGGTGCGGAAGATCCGGACGACTGGAAGCCTGAAGAGGAGTCCATTGCTTCTGATCCCCTCACCATTGAAGAAATAGATGACAAGTGGATTCAGTTCTACACCGATCGAATTCACACACAGATAGAACAGTTCCTTACACAGGATGGCTAATGCGACGTGGAGAGCTTTCGACTGAAACTCTTCCTCGCGTGTATATTGTGTTCGAAAACTTAATAGGTCTCCTGCCTAATACCAAGGACCGACTCGCAGAGCAGTTGGCGCGAAAAAGGAAAAAGTGGGAACAGGCAGCAGACTATTATCAGTTGAATATAAAGACATCGCAAGGAATCCGGGATCTCTATTGGCGACAGCGTTTCAGAGTAGACGTGATCACCTTTACAGATCCCGGTTTTGTTTCAGCACTAAGAGATAAGTTGGATGGCAGAAATCTGCTATTCGGAGATGTACATTACTACGACACAGACATGCTGTTAGCTGATCTGACCTATGACCCTGCCATCATTGGTGTACTAGATCCTGATCCTAGACGCGTGTTGACGTGGGGAAGCAAGGGGAGGTACTGTTCAGCCGAACAGTTCAACCTCATAAATCTTTTGGCCTAGGAGGAATTTTGGCAGTGACATTCAATGTCGAGAAGTTGTTCGTTTCTAAGATCATGCAAGATCAGGACATGACGGAAGTCGCTGACGTTCCCCCGTACTTCCTGAATGATCCTGATTACCGAGCAGCTTTTGAATACATTAGAAACTATTACTCTGAGATTGGTTCAGTACCTACTCAGCGTATCTTCAATATGGATTTCAAGACTGAGGATAAGAAGCCTCTCAAGCTGGTTGAGGTTGACGAACCTTGGGAAGATATTAAGAAGCGAGTTGAGCGTCAGTATATTGCTGGTGTTCTCGCTGACAATCTTGACGCATTCAATGATGCTTATGAAGCGGGCAAGATTGAAGAAGCTGTCAACATCCTGGGTGTCACAGTCTCTAAGGCTCACACTGCCATCCCCAACCCACGGGATGAGGATGTCACTACGACAGGCACTGCAAGGCTTGAGCGGTACCTAGAACGGAAGAACAACCCTGGGACGCTAGTGGGTGCCCCTACAGGTTTCCCAACCATCGACAGAGCCACACAGGGCCTTCAGCCTGGTCAGCTTGTAACAGTGACTGGTCTGGCTAAGGCATCTAAGTCTTCCTTGGCAATGAAGATTGCTATGAATATCCAGGAAGACGGATATCGTGTAATGTATCTGACATATGAGCAGACAGTTGATGAGCAGACACGTAGGCTTGACGCTTATCGTGCTGGCTTTAACGACAACTTGCTGAACAGCGGTCAGATGGATCATGATCAGTGGGCTGCACTTCAGGAAGGTATCAAGCGGACTGAAGAACTTCCGCCTATGCTAATCTCTGAGGACTGTATGACGGTTACTTCCATCGGTGCGAAGATCGATGTCTTCAAGCCTGATGTGGTGATCGTTGATGGTGTGTATATGATGGAAGACGAGCGGGGCGAGAACAAGGGAACTCCTCTTGCGCTTGCCAACATCGTCTCGGGCTTGAAGTTCCTGGCCATGAGACGTAGTATCTGCATCGTTGCAGTCACTCAGTCAACGCCTGCCCGTACCAAGGGTGAGACGCTGAACAATGACTCCATCATGGGTTCACGTGCCTTCGTCCAGTACAGCAACACTGTCATTGGTATCGAGCGCACAGAAGACACGAAGATGCGTAAGATGAAGGTTCTGCTTTCCCGATCTTGTGCACCTACAGAGATCGTGCTACTGTTTGACTACGACACAGGGGAATTCACAGAGCTGGAAGGCTTTGACCTGGACGACGACATTGACCGGGAGCTTTTGGATGAAAACGACTCAGCATTCTCAGGGGGTTTCTAACGGGTGGGTCAAGAGAACAACTCCTATTCCAGGAGACGTTCTAGCCTGTCTCGAAGAACTTGGGATTGAAGTAGTACGAATCATCCATGGAGAGGCTTGGGCTATATGCCCAGGTCACTTCAATAGGCTTGAGAAATACAATAACCGTCCCAACAAATGGTCGGTTAACCTTGAGACAGGACAGCATTCCTGCTTCTCATGTGGATTCAGTGGTTCATTCGTTTACCTAGTACAGGAGGTCAAGGAATATGATCGATCTGACGCAGAGCAATGGGTCCGTAATCGTGGTGGAGTCCAGCGACTACGACGAATTTTGGCTGATCCCGAAGGGCGGTCTTCTGATCTCGAACGAGACGCGAGGATACAACCGTGGAACGAAGCACGACTGGCGCTCTTCAATGCTCCACCGTACGCGGCACTGGACGGACGACGAATCTCTCAGGGAGCTGTAACCCACTACGGAGTTCTGTGGGATTCTGAAAAGGAAAACTGGATTCTCCCCATACGCTCTCCTGAAACGGGGGAGCTATGGGGGTACCAGGAAAAGGGTGAAGGATGGTTCTGTAATAAACCAGCGCGAGTCAACAAAGCAGAAACTCTATTCGGTATCGAAACTCTCACCGGAAGCACAGCGATCGTACTGGAGAGTCCGCTGGACTGTCTACGCCTTCATACTGCTGGTATATCTGGTGGTGTTTCTAGTTACGGCGTACAAATTTCTGAACAGCAACTAGACCTTCTCTTTGACAGAGCCGAGATCATTATCTTTGCCCTGGATAATGATGATGTAGGGCTTAAGAAGATGTGGGATCTCCGACAGAAGTACCGGACAAGTGGTAGACGAATTAAATTCGTAGACTATTCCCACATTCCATGGGCAAAGGATCTGGGTACTGAAGGAGTAACAGATAAAGATATCCAACGGGCTATCATAAATGCGAAAAGTCTGCTAAAGTATCGGCATGACTTTTAAGGGAGAATTACGAGAGTACCAAGAGCAAGCCAAGGGCCTGATCCTCACAAGGGAGAAGGCCCTATTGGCGTTGGACTTGGGCACTGGAAAGACGGTTGTATCTATTGCAGCTATTGAAGAACTAAGAGACAGAGGTGACATCGAATGCGCCCTTTTGATAATGAGCAGCAGTTTGACGGTTCAGTGGAAGGAGAGAATAGAGCAGTTCACGAATGGAGCGAAGGTTCTAGTAGTGGATGGTTCTCTCAGCCCTGCCAAGAGGATGGCTGCGTACACTGCATGCCTCCAGGAGAGGCCAGATTATCTGATCATGGGTATACGGCAAGTAGTGAAGGAACTGGAGTTCGTAAAGAAACTAAGCCCAGAGCTGGTACTAGTAGACGAAGTAACGTCGATAAAGAACTTCGGAACACAACAAACAAAAGCAATAAAAAAGCTAAAGCCTAGATATCGAATTGGATTAACTGCTGAACCAGTAGAGAATGGAAAGGCAGAAGAACTATTCTCTATCATGCAGTGGATTGATGAGACTGTACTAGGTAATTGGCAGGAGTTTGAGGATACATTTATCACTCGTAATTCCTTCAATATGATTACAGGCTATAAGAATATGCCTGAATTGAATAGAAGATTAATGGAAGCGTGCATCTCAAAGAGGAGAGACGATCCTGACGTAGCCTCATTCATGCCAACGGTTGAGGAATACAACGTTTATATAGAGATGGATGATGAAACTAAGAAACTATACGACACAATTGCCAAAGAACTCCTCTACTACCTCTACGATGCTGGTCCCTCAGTCAGTAAAGACCTTGCGCGATACTATGCAGGGGAAAAGTCCGACGACAATTCCAGCATGGGAGCTATCACCGGAAGGCTTCTCGCGTTACATCTCCTCTTGGATGACCCGACACTCCTAGAAGCCTCTGCAAGGGCGTATGAGGACCCTTCAGACCCTAGTGGGTCCAAGTACGCGTACGAGCTGTGGAAGGCTGGGAGACTGCCGTCTACGGACGTTCTAGGTGCCAAGGTGGAGGCATGCTTAGAGGTAGTCACTGAGTACCTGGAAGAAGATCCTAGACACAAGGTCATTGTCTTTGCTAGGTTCAAGGGTGTTCAGCCTATCCTCACCAATGCACTGAAGAAGTATAAGCCTGTCATATTTAATGGAGATCTGAATGGAAAACAAAGAGGAGAAGCTATCTCCGTATTTACGCATGACCCTGAGTGTAGACTCTTCATCTCCTCTGATGCTGGAGGATACGGAGTCGATTTATACGCAGCTAGTCACCTTGTCAACTATGATTTGCCAATGTCATCCGGAACTTTTAAGCAAAGAAATGGACGCCACGTTAGAGCTAGTTCCATCTTCCGACACGTCTACATTGACAATCTCATTGTCCGTGGAAGCATCGAAGAGTACCAGTTGACACGCCTGAACTATAAGGCTAGAGTCAGTAGAGCTGTCCTGACCGGAGTGTCAGAGGCAGATGGTAGAGTAACTAATGAAGCTAAAAACTTGACGCAATTTCTGAAATCCTACTTTGGAGAATCTTAATGGCACATGTTCTTGACGGTATTGAATTCCGTACACTCAAGGCTCAGCTCCCTTCGTGGAGAAATGATGAGAACTATAACGAGTGGACTGACTGTGGAAGTAGCACTGACTTCCCTAGCGGTACTGAATTCCGCATAAAGCCAATAGTCTGGTATATCCTTACGGATTCCTTCGATAAGAAGATTCTTTCTTCTAAGGACAAGACTGAGGCTATGGCTAAGGTTTCATCTCTGCTTGCAGAGGATAAATTTGTAGCTATCCGTAAGGAAGTTGCTGCTTCCCCTAATATTGCTACCTATCTTGCGGACAAGTCTGTTCAGTTCAAGCTAGTTGGTTCTGATAAGTGGCTCAACCCTCCGCACTTTGGCGGTAAGGCTATTGGTTCTCCTATTCGATTCCGTAAGCGTCCTGATACTTACTTCCAGGTAGATGTTAAGACTGGAATTGCTATGTCTACTCTCACTTTTGATGATGTAGATGAGCTGGACAAGTACATTTCTAAGCAGCTTCGTACCTCCGAGAACAACATCACTATTACAAGGAGAGCATATGGAACAACTGTCAACGCCAACACCATTACCTTCAGATAACCCTGCTGTTAAGGCCAAGGTTGCAGCGTACCTCTTGCTCAACAAGGAGATTGCTGATAGAAAGACTGCACAGGAGAACATCAAGCAGGAGCTAGAACCGTATCTCCGCGATGCAGAGACTAACGCTCGTGGCTCCCATGTGATAGCGTTCTCTCAGCCTTTGGAGATCGCAGGCAAGCAGTACGGTAGCTTGCAGAAAACGAAGAAGGTCAGTAAGGTACTCAACGAGGAACGCGTCATCGACTTTCTGATGGAGCGTGCCAATGATCCTCGCAATCATCCTGACATGTGGAAGCGTCCAATCGTGACTGTACAACACGTGGATCAGGATGTACTGTGGGACTTGTTCGTGCGAGACCTGATCTCACAAGAGGAGCTTGACAGCTTCTTCGATGAGACAGTATCGTGGAGCTTCAATCCAACCAAGGTATAAGGGAGATAGAAACGTGAAGAAGGTTCTTGCAGCACTCGGTACGGCTGCTGTTCTGTTCACTGGTGCTACGGCTTGTGGCAATCAGGGTGGCTATGCAGACCAGGGTTATGAGCAGGTTTGGGATGGCGGACACTACGTCTACGTTCCTTACAGCTACTACACCAGCCACCGTAGCCTGTACAGCAACAGTCTCCACCCTGCGCATCACGCTAGCTCTAGCTACGTGAAGACGCATCACGTTACCGTTATTCACCGTACTACCACTACTGTTCACAAGAACGGTAGCCGTACTACTACGCGACACACGACTACTCGCCACACTACGACTCGTCGTAGCACCACCACGCGTCGTCGCTAGTATGCTTTAGTTTCTCTCTTCTTTAGAAGAGAGATTCTATGGACTACTAGAGAGGCAAATTATGGCAACAGTTACCAGGAATTTCACTGTAGAAGAGCTGGAAGAGGACTATGATCTTCCTTATGGCGCTGTCTATGAGGAGACTATTGATAAGCGTCGTTGGTATTCCGTCCTTGAACTAGTATTCAAGGCAGACGATGACAAGTATTACATGGTCGATTACATGGACCCTGCTACTGAAATGCAGGAAGGACAGGATCGTTGGGATGACTACAGCGGTCATGTAGAAGCCACTCTTGTTGAGCCTATTGAGGTAGTTACTGTGAAGTGGCAGGCTGTCAATGTATGAGAATGTTCAGAAGGGTGACAAGTTCACCAATGATTTTGAACTCGGAATGCATGAGGAAGACATCGTAGAAGTTCTCGGAGGATTCAACGATCCCGAGGATGGAATTGCCTACTACATTCTCAAGTGCCGTGGCACTCGTAGAGAAAAGCAGGGCTGGTATTACGAGGATCAAGTAGTTATGCTTGACGAAGGTTTCCTATATAAGTACTTCGAAAGGGTAGAAGAGTAATGGGTTTTAGTGTTGTCACTGAACTTGATTCCGAGGACATTGCATGGGAGATGGCAAAGCAGCTCACCTATGATGAAATGCTGGAGTTTATTGCTGCTCTTGATGGTCTTGTTGCTGACTGATCCTTCACTGAGATGGTATACGACTGGGCACGAGAGCAGCACAAGGAATACCTTGCGGAGAAGGAAGAGTTCGATTACTGATGCGAGTACGAATCACCTTTGATATCCCTACCCTCTATATGGATCTGACTCCTGCTCAGGTTCGGGCTCTTGAGGATGAATACGATTGGCAGCCCTTTATTGATGCTGCTTATTTCGATATCGAAAATCATCTGATGAGCGAGTTTGTCATTGAGGATGTGATTGAGTATTAACAGTTGGTACCATGCGGTTTCCGCCTCACACAAGTGGGGCGGTAAGCCAGAAGACTATCTACCCATTGAAGAGTTCATTGATTCTTCTAAGAAGACGTTTGGCGATTACCGTCATCGTGCCATGTATCATCACACTCTTGGTGTCTACCTGTGTGAGGATCTATTCGGCAAGACTATTTCTATCCAGAAGAATACAAAGACAATTCAAGTGCCTGTTCGTCTCATTGCAGAACGGCACATCGTAGAGGATCTAGGATTCCTTCCTAGTCCTGAGCATTACCTTAAGCACATCCCCACAGACAATGACAACACGCGTTGGATGTCTGGTGCTGTCCGTAAGGAAGTTGGTAATTTCAATGATGTATTTAATAAGGGAGAGTAATGGGTAACAGTACTGTATTCATGGGTATGGCAGTAAAGGGTAGCTACGGCGGTTGGTCTCGTGCCATTCAGAAGCCTATTGAGGAGCTGTACCCATACTTCAAGCTTGCTTTTGAGCAGGGTGTCAAGGCAGTCATGTGGGAGCAGTACACTCCTGGTTGGAACGACGGAGAGCCTTGTGAGTTCTCTATCCGTGAGGTTAAGCTGACTGCCAATGATGAGGTTGCACAGGCATGGCTGAACGACTCAGAGCCTGACATGGAAGTTGCGTATCCTGATGAGGATGTCTACTATGATGATTATGAGTACGAGGCTTACGGTAGTCACCCTGATGGCGATTGGGTAAGCAAGGTAAACGTTCCTGTTCAGGATGGAGCATTTGAGGATGCTCTGCGTTCTGTATTCGGTAATGACACCAAGATCGTAGTAACTCCCGAGGCTGTTGTTCAGTTTGATTATGATTGTGGGTATTAATTGTCATCCCAATACACAGATAGATTTCTAAAGACCTTTCCAGGTTCCCAAGTTCCTCTGCTTTTCGAGCAGATGAATAAGGTTCAGGAAAAGGAGACTGAGAAGTGGGATGACAAGCCGTTCGTCTTTCTGGTCGGTGGAAAGGAAACAGAATTCTTTTCCATCGGCCAGTTGGGCAAGGCACTTGGCAACAGATCAGCAGTGACCTTGCGCAAGTGGGAACGAGAGGGTATCCTACCTAAGTCGCCGTACACGAAGCCTTCAGATGATCCACGGGGTAGACGAAGAATGTACACCCGTGGTATGGTTGAGGGACTAGTCAAGATCGCAAAGGAAGAAGGAATATGGCTGCCAGACAAAGGCAAACGTCTGTCGGAGACGATGTTCCAGCAGAAAGCAGTGAGACTGTTTCAGATGCTGTTGCAACAGTGATCCCGCTGGACAAGGTGACAATGTCACCACAGGGTGATATGATCGAGATCACCTACTCAAGGAGCTGGGAACTTGCCGTAGTACAGTACGAGAAGATGGCACTGTTCACCAGCATTAAGAAGGTAGTACCCGCTGATTCGGATCTCAGTGCAGTCGGAGAGGAAATCTCTGATATGCTCAACGAGATTCAGGGCGCAGACCTTACATGGGCTCGCTCAATGACGAGTAACAAGGGTTCGCTCATTACTCGTGTACTTCCGTAATAAACCTTTCTAATATGCCTGAGCGCATTCTAATAAGGAGACCATTTAATGGCTAAGATTTCCCGTACTCGCGTTACTGATGCTGACACTTCCAACATGGACATGCCGCACGATGTTGAGGCTGCTTCCTACGCTAAGGAAGAGCAGGAAGAGGCTCCCGCTCCGCGCGTGACCCGTACTGCTGTCAGCTCTGGTTGGGGTGCTAAGCAGGAAGAGCGCACTGAGACTGTCAAGGCTCCTGTCCTTAAGCTGAAGGACAATGGCACTCGTGTGATCAAGGTTCTTGACGCTGCTCCGCCTGTCAAGTACAAGCGTCACTATGTCAACTCCAAGAACCGTTACTACACTTGCACTCAGAACCAGTGCCCGCTTTGCCAGGCTGGTGTTCGTGCATCCTGGACGTTCGTTATGAACGTGGTTGACCTTATCGATGATCCTTCTGAGGTCAAGACTTGGACGTTCGGCACCGAGGTTTCTTCTCAGCTTCAGGACATCGCTGAGAACAAGGCTGAGCTTGACGCAACGAACACTTACTTTGAGGTTCGTCACGTGAAGGTTGCTGGTCGTTCCGCTCCTTCTACCAGCGTGAGCTACCTTCGTGCTCGTGACCTGATGGACGATCACTCTCTTGAGCCTCTTAACGAGGATGAGATCCTTGAGCTTAACGAGGATCGATACGGCGCAGAGGTTGTCTACATCAACACTGCTGACTACCTTGAGGACGTTGCATCTGAGGTTCTTCCTGGGGACCTTCCGCAGAAGCGCAAGTAAGTATTGACCTTGAAGCCCTGTCCTGATAGATTAACTTCTGTCGGGGCAGGGCTTCTTTACTTAGGAGGAATGATGGAAGACATGCCAGACGGAATCTGGATGATCAGGCACTACACGTACGATGGATGTAGCCGACATGATCAGTATGATGTACAGTTTGCCTGGACTCACGAGATCGCAATGGGCAAGCTGAAGGCGTGGGAAAAGAAGGGTCACTTTGACGACTACGAATGGGAGCACTGGGATTCCCTTGACGATATGGTTCTTCTGAAAAGGGAGGGTCAATACGGTTACGACTATTACTACATTCAGTTCATGGCTCCTGGAGAGGATATCGATTAATGGAAGGTGTAATCCTTACTGAGGAACAACTCAGAAAGGAAGTAGCTTACTTCCTGAAGCAAGATGCCTTTGCTTGGGACACTGAGACTATGGATGGTGCTCTTCCTGACACAAGAGGAGTACCAACACAGAACACAGTAGTCTGGATTTCCATGGCTACTCATGGTCGGACCATTGTTATCCCTATTGGTCATCCGAATGGGGATGTCCTTCTTCGAAAGGCATTCAAGAAGAAGAATCCAGAGACAAAGAAGTTCGAGAACTTCCCGCCTCTCTACAATGAAGCACCACAGCAGCTAAAGCCTAGCATTGTATTCGAAATCCTTCGTCCTCTGTTCTTCAACAAGAGGATTAAGAAGATCGCGCACAATGCTACGTTCGACTTCATCTCAGTGGAAAAGTATTTCGGTGCTATCCCTTCCGCTCCTATGGAAGACAGCATTGTATTCCAGTGGCTGTTGGATGAGAACATTGGTCAGATGGCTGCTGGACCTAAGCGGCCTATGGGTAAGGGTCTCAAGCTGCTGACTAAGTGGTACTACGCGGTTGACTACGACAAGGAGGAAGTTGGAAAGCGCATTGAACTCCATCCTTTCTCCAAGGTAGCCCGATACGCCCTGCTTGACGCTCGGTACACGTGGCTGCTGTGGAAGCGGTTCTCTAAGGGGCTCCTAGAAGAGGAGCTATGGCCCATTGCAGCGCTTGAGAACAGCGTGACGGAAGTCTGCTCACACATGGGTCTGATAGGCGCTCCTGTGGACGTACAGGCGATTGAGGAACTGAAGGTAGACCTCACTCGCAGACTGGAAGTGATCGAAGCAAAGATCTACCGTGCTGCTGGTAGAGTATTCAACATTAACTCTAATCCACAGAAACGTGAGATCCTTTTCGGTTATAAAAAGGATGGTGGACAAGCACTAAAGCCTCTCAGGTTCTCCAAAAAGACTGGAGATCCGTCTACAGATGGTGAAACTCTTGCGAAGTACGCTGGCAATCCAGTAGTAGATGCTCTCCTGGAATATCAGGAAGTCTCTAAGATCCTCAATACATATGTCATCGGTTATATTGGCGATGAGGAGAATGGAAAGCCCTGTCGTATCTTCAATGGACGAATTCATACAGATCTTGTTCAGTATGGTACGGTTACAGGTCGATTCTCTTCACGAGAGCCGAACCTTCAGAACATTCCCAGACCTGATACAGATTTGGGTAAGAAGATCCGTGGTCTATTCATGGCTCCGCCTGGATATCGACTCCTTGTAGCTGACTATGGTCAGATGGAGCTGCGTATTCTGGCATCTATGATTGGCTATGGTGGTCTGTACGACGGTTTCCAGGCAGGAATTGACGCGCACACTCAGACAGCCGCTCTGGTTTACGGTGTGCCTGTTGAAGAAGTTCAGAAATGGCAGCGTAGTGCGGCCAAGACTCTGAACTTCGCTATTGTTTATGGAGCACAAAAGGATAAGGTTGCAAAGACTCTTAACATTACAGTTGAGGAAGCTGAGCAACTGCTTGCAGATCACCGTAAGGCATTCCCTGAGATCTACCAGTTCAAGGATTACATTCTCAAGCTAGCCAAGAGCCGTAAGGAAGATCCTTATATCCGTACGCTCATGGGGCGTAAGCGTCGCGTGTGGGAAGTCCTTCCGCACATTGCTAAGCGTGAAGCTCCTAAGCTGGAGTGGTACAATCCTGAGCAGCCGTGGAGAGCCGAGCGTTCTATTCTCGCAAGAGGAGAACGTCAGGTTGTCAACAGCCTGGTACAGGGATCTCTTGGTGACATCATCAAGTTTGCAATGGTACGGATGCATGAGCTAACATCAAAGGACGCACTAAATAATCCTGGAAGAGAAATCCAGATGATTCTTTCTGTGCATGATGAGCTTGTCATTCTCTGCCCTGAAGACAGAGTTGAGGAAGGGAAGGTAATGCTGAAAATAGCCATGCTCGGTAAGGAAGTACAGGATCTACTCAAGGTCCCTCTGGACGTCGGTGATGTTACTGTCTGCCAGAGATGGTCAGAAGCGAAGGAATGAATGATCGATCCATTTGAAGACGTGTCGCCTGTCGCACCTATTGACCCGTGGCAGGCGCTCACTACAGAGCTATCCCGTTCGATGATGTGGGACATGATTGGCCCCAATCGAATGAAGAACGAGCCTGAGAAGTATGGGCAACATCCTGCGAGCCTTGATGTCCTTGAAGCTGAGGGCAAAGAGATGTTTGCACGCAAGCATTCCATGTTGCCCTTTGGTATGGACTTCTCATTGCTTTGTTATATGGCAGCCGAGTCAGCATCAGTGGCACTCATTAGAAATGATGAGATGCTAGTTGATTTACCTGATGAAGAAAAGCTCAAATTTAGAATTCACAATGTGAAATTGGGAACAGCTATTGCAGAAAC